TAATCTTCTCTCTTGCTTGTTTTTCATGTGTCATAAGCTCCTCATGAGAATACAATGCTTGTTTATCAACATACCAAGAAATTAATAATAATATAAGACCAAGAAAAGCAAATATAGTATAAGTAATATCGGCAGGTGTATCAAATATGTTTACAGTAAGAGTTGCAAGAACTCCTACAGCGGCGATTACTGCAGCAACTTTCTTCCAGATGGAAGATACGTCACTCCAAGGTGTTTTAGTACCATTCATATACGCAACTCCATTTTATCTGTTAAATCATATGTGCATTATATCAAACCGCACATTCTCCTACCTTAATATATAATTATCTAAGGGGAACATTGAAGAAAAAGAAAAGTCCTTATAGGACTTCTTCTTCAACTTCAATTTCTTCAATATCAGGCATTTCTTCTTTAAATATCAATTTCCCTGCAATTATTTCATATTTAGATGGGTCTTCTAAATATTTTTCATATGGAATATCATTCATGTCAACTTGGAATCCATCACCATCTGGGACATATCCTTGTTCTTCCTCTTTAATGATTTCATATTCATTAGTAGATACCCATATTTCTTTTTCAGTATCAAAAATCCTTCCGATTTTTGTCCAATAAATAGTTTCCATAAATCCTCTCCTATGTATTATCTGCTAAATACCAACCTTGCCATATTAAATTATTACCAACGGTTGGTGAAATATTTCCAGTAGTACCGTAAGATGGTGCTTTTATTTTTGCATCATCTCCACCACTAGTTTGGTTGGTTCTTAAACATATATTTGCTACATACGATCTATGGCTAGGAGTAGTATCTACTACCAATGACATAAATGATGGTGCAGCAAAGTATACTGTTTGTACTCCAGATGCTGTTATTGTAGATCTCCTGTATTTATAACTTGGTCTCCAAGCAGCTGTGAAATTATTGAATAATGGATCTGCTAATGTTGTACTATTTACTTTCATAGCCGCAGCAAAATTAACCATTCCCGTTCTCGATCTGATAACGTGACATTGATATCCATCTCTTTTAATATATCCACTAACAATCATTCCTGTGATATCTACACGACTAATGTTGTTATCTCTTAAATTACCAAAAACAGTATTTTCAGCTGAAGGTACTTGAACAGAAGCATCTCTATTCCATAAACCTTTTCCAGTTTCTGTATCTAATCCTATAGCGCCCTCTTCAACTCCTATATAGAAGTTAGAACCTGTAATTCTAGTTGTACCTGAAGGAACACCACCTAGATAAAACTCGTTTCCACCTAATCTTATATAGCATCTTTCTTTTGCTTGAGTGTTAGATGGGGCAGGTGATAAATATCTAATCTTTGGATATAAAGTTAAATTTAAGTAAGGCATAAATCTGCTAGGGATACTTATACTTGGGCATGTGCCTGCTGTAACAGGATATAAATTGTATTGAACTATACACTCAGCTGACCATAGGTTTTTATAAAAAGTTAAACTTGAGCTATCTGTATAATCTTCTGAGTTTAAAGGTACTGTATATTTGAACCAAGCTTTACCAGTTAATAGGTCAACTGCATTTTGATTGTAAAAAGTACCTTCTGGAAGATAAATAGGTTTAGCATCTTCAGTTGTAATCTTACCATATTTAGAACCTATATAGAAGAAATTCTCTATATGTGTATCGAGCTCAGATCTAGTAAAACCATGACCTTGACCTGTAAATGTCCCATCTGGCTCTACTCTAATATTAAACAGACTGGCTGCTTTCTTGGTAGCAGCAGAAGCTGCAGATGTAGTTGTAGTATAGACTTGTAATCCAGGCCATCTTAGTCTCATACCTTCGTGGATACCTAGGTTACTGTTAGTCAATATAGTATTATTAGAACTTCCAGACATTCCTTCCATTCCAAGAATACCTGTTACTGCTCCAGTATGTTTATTGACAAACATTCTACACATGTTCCAACCAACGCTAAATCCACTATTATAAGAAAGTTCATAAACTTCCCATTGGTCAGCAGCGGCAACTTGACCGCTACTAATCAATGAGTTAATTTCGTCTAATGTGTAATATGTTTCTCTTTCTATAGTGACCATATTATCCTCCTCATTAAACTATTTGTTCACAGAATCTTTGTAAAGCGTTTGCTATAATTTGATGTCCTGTAGCTGATGGATGTAATTTATCAGTTGTTACTGTTCCATCAAATGTTGAACTATTTTTATGAAGTGTACCATTATTTGGAGTCCATACAAATGTTGCACCTGTTTCATTAGCATTTAAAGCATTGAAATATGAAAGTGGTACAAAATATACTCCCATTGCTTTTGCAATGTATTCAAATGAAGCTGCCATTTGAGCTATTGAGAATTGTGTAGCTGCATTTGTGTATGGATAAACACTAGAACCTCTTGGTAGAACAAAGTATACTAATATTGATTGTGGGTAATTAGTTTTATGTTTAGCAATCATTTTCTCAAATGCCCCTAAAATCGTTGATAAATCTGCTGGAGCTGTATTTGAATATGATCCAGGTGTTACTCCACCTGCTAAATCGTTTGTACCTATACAAGTAAATACTATATCAGGTGTACCAAATGGGTGTGTATATTTACCTGATTCTTTTACTGGTTCATATGTTGGGAATATTTTATTACTTAATAAATTAGTTCTTATATCAGAAGCACAAGCTGTTGATGATATATCTGAATCAGTTCCAGTTACTTTTGAACCTGACCATGCATCGTTTCTTAACAATCTCATTCTTGTTTGTTTAATTAAAGCTCCCCACCAAGTTGCATCAATACAATTTGTAAATCCACTAGCATTCTTTGGATAATAACATGAGTTATCACCAGCTTCATTAAGATATTCCATACCATAATCGTTTGCTTTTGAAACAACACCTGTATAAGTAGATATTGAATCACCTGTAATAGAACACCATAAATCTTCTAATTTAGATATTGGTTCATCTCTTACAACTAAACAAATATTTAAGTAATTTTTATTATCTTCTGCTATAGTTGCATTTGTGAAATCAACATAACCTTCACCTGCATTTGCTCCTGGTATATATTGAACACCTTTCCAATATTGGAATCCACTACTTCTACTTCCTATAGCTGAACTAAATGGTATTAAATCTTGAATTGCTGTTGGATCATCACCTTTACATGTCCAGTTCTTTACTGAAGATGGATCACGATAAGCGAATTTTGCTGTATCTGCATAACCTTGTGCTAATGTAGTGCCACTTGAGAATACTTCACTAGCTATAGGTCTATTATAAGTAACAGCTTGTGTAATACCTTCTACACCACACCAGTTTCCTTCTTGTAAAATAACATCTTCAGGTAAATGGATAAGTTGTTTACCTATACCTCTTGTTCTTAATGTAAAGTGTTTTAATATTCTACAAGTAGCTGGATCATTAGAACTGAATACAAAGAACGATAAGTCACCAGGTTCTGTTATAATTACTTCAATAGCATATATTCTAGCTCCTGTTTGTGCTAATAATTGTTGGTCTTCATATTTAGGACCATATCCATTTATATGGCCAGTATTACTTTCACTTGTTGATATATTTCTAATCAAAGCGTTTTCAATAACAGGTTGTAGATATTTAGTACCACTAACACCTCTTCTATATAAACCTATGTTTAAGTCACCTCTATGTTGAGATATATCTATTTTCTTATCTGCTTGGTCATATTTAATATCTGTCCATCTTCTATGATATCCACCACCTCTGGCTGATTTTTCATTAAAATATGCTAATCTTGCAGAAGTATCTAACATATTATCAGAAATTGGATATTGACCATCACAAATACTTGTAGCTGAAATTGCAGCTGTTGGATATGTTAAACCTGTGTTAGCAGCTCCATTAGGAATTGTTGTATTACCTGTTGTAACAGCAGCTCCAGATTTATTATAAACAAACCCAGCAACTCCTGATCTACTTTCTTCATAAATGTATTCAAATGGTGAAGTTATAATTTCATCTTCAAAGTCATATTCATGAACACCTACTGTAGTAGCATATTGAACTACTAACCATTTTTTCAATGTTGCATGTGCTTGATCATCAGCTGTTGAGTCTTCAACACCTTTAACTAATGATGAAGGATATACATCTGTTGCATCATATCTAGCATTGGCTTTAAATATACCTCTTGCTACTCCATCACCTTGGTCTTTACCCATACCTTTACCAGTACCTCTTACAATACCTATTCTAACCCATCCAGGTGCTTTAACAAATATCTTGATACGGTTAAATGTTTTATTTCTGTAAGAATCGGCAGCACCTGTAAATACATAACCACCAGGTAGATTATCTTTATAACCTACTGAACCGTCTATTTCAACATTGTCTATATTACGGTTTTGCATTGTGTATGTAACAGGAGCTTCATTATTAAAAGGCATTATAGCATAGTCACCTGAGTCAGATGATGTTGAGTTTACCGCAGATGAGAATTCACTGAATTTCTCATCTACGTAAACTTGGTTTGCTTTACCATATAATTCATTCAATACATCTACAGGAAGTTGTTGTCTATTTATTTTTTGCATAAATTAGATCTCCTTTTCTCCTATTCGATTATCTTGTAATTTCGATATATAATGTATCTCCAACTTCAGCAGGTACATCAAATAATGTTGTAACTGATCCGTTTGTACCAGCAGTTCTATCTACTGTAAATCCTTTTCCTTCGAATTCTCTGATACCATTATAATATAAATCAACTTTATCAGTTTCAGCTAATTCTGAACCTACATCGAAAGTTACTTTTTGTCCATCTGGTGTTAATTCAATTGTTGTGATTTTAGCTGCTACAGATGGGTCAATTGCATCTATTTGATCTTGTAGATCTTGATCTTTTTCTTCTAATGCATTTAATCTTTCTTGTAATTCTGTAGTAAAGAATGTTTCATCAATTGAACCTGTTTTTAAAGCAGCGCTTATAATATTTTCAGTTGATACTTCAACTTTGATTTGATCATTTTCAGCACCTGTGTAGATATCAACTAAGTCTTCAACTGGGATTTCGATTTCTGTACTAGCTTCATCATTTAAAATTAATATTAATTTATTAGCTTCTGCATCATAACGACCACCTTTAACAGTACTTTCTAAAGGTAAATCTACTTCTTCTGTTGATTCATCATACATTGTAAATGTGAATTTACATGTAGCTGAATCATAAGCTATATCTTTAACAAATGTAGCTGCTTCTGTTTTTGTAACTCTTTCAGCTATATCTGTTTCATTTTTAGTTACTCTTTCTGTTAAAGCATCTAATTCAGCTTCTTCTGCAGCTGTTTTTTCTTTTAATGTTCTAATATCATTTGTATTTGTTGTAATATTTAATACATTTGTTGCAATATTAGAAGCATTTGTTGCAATATTATTTGTATTTGTTGTAATATTACCTTCAGCTGTAGCCATTCTAGCTTCTAATGCATCAATATCAGCAGCGTTTTGTGTAATATTAGCTGTATGTTCTAATATTGTTGCTTCTGCTGCATCCATTCTTCCTTCTAGAGCATCGATATCAGCTTCTGCTGTATCCATTCTAGTTTCTAATGAATCAATATCAGTAGCATTTGTAGCTATATTAGTAGCATTAGTTTCAATATTAGTTTTATTAGTTCTGATATTTTCTTCTAATTCTTTTAATTTAGCATCTACTTCAGTTGAAGTACTATCTACTATAACTTTGATTGAATCATCCATATCATTTTTAGATGATATTTTTGCAGATGCTTTAATAGTATTTTTAGTAGAATCAACTATAAATACTATAGCTGCTCTTTCAACTTCTTCCCAAGTTGGAACTACGTTGTCAGCATTTAGTAACATTGATCTACTAATAGTATTTTCAGTTGCATCGAATGTTACATTTGTCTTATCTGTGAATAGATAATTTCTACCAACTAACTTAAATAATTTCTCTGAAAGTTGTTGGACTGAGATTTTTGTTGTTGCCATTCTCTTCTTCTCCTATAACTATTTAAAATTTACTATAACAACATTTGAATCTACTTCAAATAGGTGTGTAAATTTTATCCTATTATTGACTATAACATAGTCATAATCTTCTCCAGAAGTTAATGCTAATCCATTAACCATAACTACTAATGGTCTAGTAGTATCTATGTTAATAGGTAGATCAAATTCTTTAGAAGTTCCATCAAATGTAATAGCTCGTTCAGTAACTTCAGCTGCTCCAAATGCAGATATTTCAATTTCTCTTATTTGTGGAGTTACTTCATTTACTTTGAACTTGATATTTTCATTTGGTGTTTTAAATATAACTTTCTTAGCTGATACTGAACCATCTGTAGTATCTGCATAAGTAAAAGTCATATCTACAGTTCCATCTATCCCTGTAACATTAGTATCTGAAACTAAACGTTCAGCTATATCTACATCTATTTTAGTAAAATCATGTCCAATGACAGGATTAAATGGATCTGTATTATCAACCAACCCTGGAATAATACCAGTTACTGTTCTTACACCAGCTGGTGATTCAATATTCCCTATGATCATTATAAGATGCCTATCTTCTAATGAATCTGGGTCTTCTTCAAGTAATAATCTTAACTTTTGATTTGTATAATCAATTATATAATTGACACCTTCAATTAATAATTGACCTGCATAAAATACTAAAACTGATCTTTCTGGTGTAACACCAGCTGGTAATGTAAATTCTTGTGTATCTTCATCCAATTCATTAGATAAATCATACATTACATTTGTTCTAGTATATGCATCAATTATTACTACAAGATTTCCTTTATCTAAGTCTGATGTAAATGCTTCTGCTGTTACTTTTCCAGTAGTTGCATCAGATTTAAATGTTTTAGTTGCTTTAGTTAAGATATTATCTCTATAAACTAACATTCCTTTATAATATGTTGTACCTTTTTGATAAGGTCTAGCTTCAGAAGTGATATATTTCCATTCAATATTGTCTGTTGTATATCTAGCTTCTGTCTCATCGATATAAAGTGTCTCAGTTCTAGCCGTTTCTGGTGTAACTGTACTATCGAATCTAATAGGGTGGAACGGATCTACCCAACCTGGAACATTATTATCCCAGATTCTAAATTCATCTATATCTTGAACATATAATAATATGTTAGTTTTACCAGTTTCAGGTAAATCAGCTTCAGTAGCTACCTGTTTGAAAGAATCAATTGTTTGATCAGGAACAATTACAACTTCAACAGTAGTTTCTCCATTTTTGGTAATTATACCACGAGTACCTTCATCATCAATAACATCTGAAGTTTCCATGAAATCAACTGTTGCTTTAACTAGTTCCCTTAGATCGGACTTGTTAATTATAACAACTTCACCTAGTGTTGTTGGTAAATCATTTACATATTCATATACACCTTTACGTCCACCAGATCCTGTTGTCACGTACTGTTTTAAAACTTTGTCCCAGTAATATATTATACCTGTATCTTTTGTTAAATATATGTTACTTGGACTTCCATTTGTTGGTAACTCATCATAAGTTTCAACTTGTATTAATCCACCTAAACCATTTTGAATTCTGTCATAAAATTCATCTCTGGCTTCAGCTGTATCGAATCTAGCTATTAAAGTTTCACCAGTTCTTAATACAATATGGCATAGATATTCATTATCTATATCAGCTTTATCTACAGTACTAAAGTGAAAGATATTAAACATTCTATCTTCTACTTCAATGAACATACCTTTATCCATAAATTCTTGATATGTGTTTTCCATTTCATCTTGAGAACCATATTGTTCACGAAGATTACCACCATTCATTAAGTAGAAAATAAGTGTATTAGTATTAGGGTCTTTTTTAACAGATGATATATAAAATACACCACGTTCCAGACCGTTAATAACGTGAAACATATTTCCTCCAATAATACTATAAGACGACATTGCACCAATAAGTAAACTCATGTTTACTTTAAACCATTATTTCATCTCCCCATAATATATATCCAGATGAATGGGAAAGGATGGCTCTTATGGAGAATATATTTAAAGTTAGTGGGAATACAAATAGTCAAAAATTAGCATCTGCACTAATGAAGTCAATTCAGAATGGAGATAAAGTAGCTATTAGATGTTTAGGTGCTAGTGCAGTAAATCAAGCTATAAAAAGCCTCTGTATATTAAGAGGCATGGGGGCAACAATTGGGTTAGATATTAAATATTATAGTATATTTGATATGGATGTTACTCAAGATCTTACTTTTATAAAATTTTGCCTAGATATAAAAAGCATGTATTAATTACATGCTTCATTTTCTTCTATATCCAAATTACCTTGAATGAGTGCTTTTATTTTATCTTTTTCATCAGGTTTAATACCTAATACTCTTGCTGCTATAACATAATTACTGTTACATTCATTACAGCATCTCATTTCTTCATTTGCAACTAATGGGTATGGATTATTTCCATATTCATTTTCACATGTTTTACCACATATACAACATTTTGGATTTCCCATAATTTTAAACACCTCTTTCTTGTCCACATTGTATAACAATTGGGAAAGGAGGGCCATATTTTTAATACATTTTTCTATTTCTTCATATGACTCATTTAAATACATATAATCTCTTGTCAATATATGTAATTCACTTGCATAGTCATCTTTTTGTTCTTGACATTCTTGTAGAAATTTTATATTAGAATCTATTGTATCTATGCCATTCTCTAATTTATTTTGTATAAATTTCATTTGTCTTAATATATCTAATATACTATTTTGTTTGGTATTTTCAATTTGTTTAGTTAAACCAGGTAATGGGTCTCCTTCATTCATTATTCCTTTAGGTAATGTCTTCAATAATGGGCAGCCTACACAGCCACATCTATCTCCGAACCTATCAAATGAATAGCATATACCTAATTCACCATTTGGGTTAGGGCATTTTTCTTCCATATTTCACTCCTAGTAATTTTTAATTACATGTGACCATGTCCATTTTTTAACTATTCCATCAGGCATAGTTACTATTACTCTTTTATCTTTACTTCTAACCTTATAATTTTTAATTTCTTTATGGTATTTTAAAGACATTAATTTTAAATTAACTAATGTTTCTCTATCAAAATCCATTTAAATCACCTCTCAATATAAAACTACGCTTCCAAGGACATAAAAAGCACACCTTTTTGGTGTGCTTTGAATCTACTTTATCTCTAAGTACTTTTTTCAATATCTAATTAATTTTTGTTACAATTAAGCAACGTTGTGAGTGATGTGACCTTTAACGATGTATTTTCTGTTTACGAATGATTTAGCATATTCAGTTGCATAACCTTGACGTCCTAATAAAGTGTCGTCCATAATGAATTGTGAACTTACGATTGGCATGTAAACACCATATACATATGCTGTATCGAATGTTTGACCTTGGTATAATACTGTAAATTCATCTTCATTGATGTATGGGTTATAAATAACTGTGAAGTTACCTGCTAAAGTACCACTTACAACTGGACCAGCTGAATTTTGGTTTCCTGCTTTAAATTCATCTAAAGTTTTTAATACATAGTTTGCATTAAATCCTGCGATAACTCTGTTACCTTCGAATTTATTTGTAACTTGTTTAATTAAACTTGATGCTTTGATGATTTCGAAATAGAAACTTTCATAATGTTCTTTCTTGTTTACACCAAATGGAACTGGCATATTCCAGAATACTTCACCTGCTGCTTGAGAAGCTGGTAATGAACAAATGTCATTTAATACTTCACCGTCGATTTCGCAACGTAATTCATCTGTTGCTAAGTTACTTAATAATTTTTGTGCATCTAAACCTTGAGTTTGTTGTAAGTCATAAGCACCGATTAAGCTATAAGCTGTTCTTAATGCTTTTGGTCTTGCATGTAAGAATAAAGGTTTGATATCTAAACTAACTGATGGTAATTGAGCTGGAGCATATTCTAAGTTTTGAGAATAGTTAATTCTTACGTCTTCTGCAGTAACTGCATTTGTAAGAGCTACAGCACCTGTAGCATAATCAATTGTACCTGCTACAGCACCATCTAACATCATGTTTCCAGCGCCGTCATCTGTTAATGTTCCACCAGCTGTAATGTATTCAACTGATCCTGGAACTACTGGATGCCAAGCTAAAACGAATGATTTTAGATCTTCTGATAAAACGATTTCTTCTTGTTCAATTGGTTCACTTGCATATTTAATAGATGCTGCATATTTTTCAGTTGCAGGACCTGTTTTGAATACTGTACTTATGTTGTCACCAGATTTGATAACTCCTCTGTCATCTCCATAAGTGTATCCTAAATAATAACAAGTTGCATCTTTGTATTCCATAGCTTGAACTGAAGCTACGTTTTCAGCTACTAATTGTGGATAAACTGCTGCTGTTAATTTAAGATATTGATTTTTAGCTGGAACGTTATTTACTTGGAAAGTTCCTGCTTCCATGATTGCCTTATTTTTAGAATAGTTTTCGATTAAATTTTGAGCATTTTCCATGATTCTTGATAATGTATATTTTTTATAACTATCAAATTCTTCATGTCCTTGTGCTTTTAATTCAGTTTCAACAGCTTCTAAAATTGGGCTGTACTTTTTGATTAAAGTATTTTCGTTTAAATTAGTCTTTAACATTTAAACTTTCTCCTCTAATCTATTATATAGTTAAGATATCAATATTACATTAGCGCTTCAACCTATAGGAATGTAATGCGGATATTTCCATCTCATTTGAATATATAAAGTTGTTTTAGAGGAGTATTAAAAAACAGGTCCTTTGATATTATAATTATAAACCTCGTATTTTATATTAGAAAGGAGTGATTTTATGGCACAAAATACATCACAATATGAACATTGGGTGAAAGATGTTCCAACAAATCCAGACTTTCCTGATAAATTTAAGTTCAATCTAGTTAGTAGTATTGAACAACTTAAAGAGTTGCTTAAGGAACCACATAATTTAATGGGGTTCGACTTAGAATCAACTGGTTTAAATCCTGAAAAAGCTGAGATAGTATCGTTCTCTTTTGCATTTTCAGAAACAGAAGGATATAATGTCCCATGTTTCCATGATGCAAAAACAAATGATGGTAACCCAGGTTTAGGGGAAGAAGCGTTAGAATTAATATATGAATATATGACAACTAAAGCTAAAACAGTTGCAATACATAACTATTCTTATGAAGCAATGATGATGGAATGGCATGGGTTTACTAAGTTATCTGAAGAACAAAAAAGAATGTGGATGCAATTAGCACCATATAAAGAAGAAGTACATGCAATTGTCTGTGTAAATGAGGATGAAGTTGTATTACCTAAATCAGGGCAATTATCATTATTCGATGACCCTGAAGTTCAACCTATATACAAAGAAATGGATATAAAAACACCATTTACTGAAGATCAAGTAGGTCGTTATATTAAATTTGATATGAGTAAAGTACCATATTTTGATACAATGATTAGCTGTTGGTTATCAGATACAAATGATCCTAAAGTAGGGTTGAAGAAATATGAAGAAAAATTATTAGGATGGAGATCAGATTCATTTACAGATACTTTAGGAGATAATGTAAACTTTAAATTTACTAAATATACTGATCCTAAAATATTAGAATATACATGTCTTGATGCAATGGGGGCAGTTGGATTGGCTAAAGCATCTAAACAGTTTTATGTAGAAGCAAGTACATCTGGTCAGATAGATATGAGATTTGTATATCCTTTAACTAGATGTATGTATAATGTTCAAAGATTTGATTATGAAAGAGTAAAAAGTTATGCTGATGAATTAGATGATCAAATCGCGAAAATAGAACAAGAATGTTATGCTTTAAGTAGTAAATACAATATCCCAACATTTAAAATCAAATCAGCAGCTGATAGAAGAAGAGTATTTACTGCAATGGGTATAAATACAGGTAAAACAAGTGCAAGAACAGGATTAATGCAAACAGGTAAAGCTGCTTTAGCAGGTATGGATAAAAGTACATTAACTGATGATGCAAAAGCAATTATATCTAAAACACAAGAGTTTACAGCAACTTCAGCTATTAGAAATACATTCGTTAAAAATTTACTAGCAGCATGTGAAAATCCATTAAGACCATGTCATGGTAGATTTAATTTCAGAACTACAGTAGTACCTTCAGGTAGGTTAGCAGCATCTGGTGATGGTATGGGATCAGGATATACTATCAATGTTAATATCCAAAACCAACCTAAACCTCACCCACAAGATTATCATTGTATTCATATAAATGAAGCACCTCAAGTGATTCAAGATATGTTTAAAGGAGAAGATGGTGAATTAAAAGACACTATCCAATACACCCATGAAATCAAATATAGTACTCAAAAGAGTAAACGTACATATGAAATAGTTAGATTATTAGATTATCTATTTTGTCCTATTTATTATTTAAATGAAAATGATGGATGGGGAAGATACCCAGATGATTTCCCATTTGAAAATGAAGGGCCAGAAGCTAAAGTAGCTGAAGGAGCAAATCAAGAATTAAATGTTAGATCAATATACCTACCATTTAAAGAAGATGAATATTTATTATCAATTGACTATAGTGGACAAGAATTAAAAGCAGCAGCCATGTTAAGTGATGAACCAACATGGGTTGAAGCATTTACAAATAGACAAGATGCACATAAAGCAACAGCAATGAAAGTTTTTTGTGCAGATGGTACTCCATATAATAAAGAAATGAGAAAATTAGCTAAAAACTTAAATTTCGGTATTGTATATGGAATGGCAGCTTATTCAATATGGACTAGAGGTTACACAAAAACTTTAGCAGAAGCAGAAGACTTCTATGCTAAGTTTAAAGAAGGGCTACCTAAGTTATTTGAATGGCTAGATAACAATGCTAGAGAAGGTAGAAAAACAGGTAAAGTTAAAACATTATTTGGAAGACCTAGAAGAGTACATTATTGGCTGAATCATAAAGAACGTAGTATGCAAGAATTTGGTAAAAGAACATGTTGTAATGACCCATGTCAAGGAACAGGAGCCGATATAACTAAAACATCTATTATAAGAGTATTCCAACAATATTTGGATAATCCTGAATGGAGAGATAAAATTAGATGGCATAGTACAGTTCATGATGAAGTAAATTATTCAATTAAGAAAAAATATGCTCGTCAATTAAGTAAAGAGATAAATGACTTAATGACAGTTAGAATACCAGGTAAAACATTCCCATTCGATACAGGTTTAGGTTTAGGACTAAGATGGGGCCAATTATTCGATTTCGAATATGATAGAGATACATTTGAATTAGATCATCCAAAATGGGATGATTTAGGAGATTTGCCTCAATGGGTTACAGATGGGAATTATAAAGAACCTAAAGATAAAGCAAAAGTTGTATGGGAATTAGCCGATTTTGAAGGCGATGGTAATGATGCTTATATGTCAGGATATTAATAAGATTGCATTAAAAAAGCGCGTTTATAACGCGCTTTTATACTATGTATATAAATATATGATATAATAATTTACATTAAAATATGCGCGTTATTTGCGCATATTTTTATTATTTCTTTTTAATTGATTATATACAGCTTTTTCTTTAGCTGATCCTTGAGTTCTCATTATATGATCATCTAAATCACTTCTACTTGTAGTAAATGCCATTATTATCACTGAAACTACCAAACATATGAAACCTGCTGTAGTTTGTTGAAATGCAAAGATTAGTACAAAACCAATTATTACTAATAACAGACCTAGCATAAATTTCCCTCCTAATTGTATTATACTATGGGATATAAAATGGGGCACGTTACATTGCCCCTAATCTTATATTTTAAAACCTAATTATTCAGCTTTAGTATCTGCTTCCTCATTAGTATTGTTAGCTTTGGTAGCTTTTCTAGCTGCATATTCTTTCAATAGCTCGATAAATTTATTATCATCCCCATTAGCTTTAGTTTTTAACTTGTAGTAATATGTGCTAGATACACCATAAGTTGTTTTAGCATCTTTTAATCTCATTATACACATCTCCTCTCTTTGGGTCATATTATACATATCTTTCCCCAAAAGGCACGTATCTCTTGCCCTTCTCTGTGCCTTTTCATGCCAATTATACGCTTCCCCATGTAGTATGTCACGGGGTAATGGGAAGATTATGAAAAGCACATTAATTGTGCTTGATTTGCAAAAAATGGCAGGGAAGGTAGGAATCGAACCCACGTCAGGAGTTTTGGAGACTCTTATTCTACCATTGAACTACTTCCCTATATACAAGGATATATAATATCCTTATTTACCCAATATACGAAGAAATTCATCTTTAAATATATCAAATTCTTTATCAGTAAGTGAAAAGAATGGATATTGGATTATTTTAAGAGGTTCGCCAAATTTAATATCATTTTTTAAAGATATTAATGGATACTCAATACCTCTATCTTTACATAATTTCATATACATTGTTCTTTTCAATGCTGGGCAATCTAAATCCTTCCCTATTCTAATTGCTTCTATCATTATATCTGGATATTCGATTATAATTGGTATATGAACTTCAAAATTATTGAAATCACCTAATAAATTAATAAATCTTTTAATATTTAGTCCATAAGCTGATTGTCTTAATTTATTTATTTTTGTATCAATAACATTAGTAGTATATGATCTTTCTTCTAATGTTGTGTAATGGAAGTATGGAATTTCATATACTTCATCAGTTAAGAAAAAATCATCATTGAATAATATAAATGGCTTGTCAGAACATTGTTCAATATAATATTGAACTAATGCACTACTGTCAAGCCATTTATTATATTTTTGTTCATCTACTAATATATTAATAACTTTCTCATCTTTAAACTCACAATCATCTCCTATTATATAAATAGATTCATATTGTAGTTTTAAATTTTTCTTAATTAGTTTAACACACATTTGGAGCTCTTCAGTTCCACAGGTGTTTCTGAAAGGTATTACTATATTCATGGATGGCTCCTTATACTATCGTCTTAATGTATAAGGTTTGCCTTCACTTTCATATGTTTTATTTAATTTCATATTTAATGTATCAGCTGTCATAATACCACAAGCTGAACTTGTAATAATTCCTCTTGTACAGAATATATCACCATTTAGGTAAATGTTTTCTTCTAGTTCATTTAAAGTGCCATTATAATCATATGATGGTGATGTATTCTTATATTCTGGTGTATAGAAATGACCATCTGTAATTTTACATTTTCCATTAAATAATCTTAAGAAATCTGCAATACAAGCATCTATTTCAGGTAATCCTACATATGTTTGATTAAAATCTTCTTCAAAATCATATGGATTCTCTGCCATAGTATCATTTACAGCTTTAACTTGAGCCATGAAGTTTACTTGGCCGAATGAATCATTTTTAGGCATCATTTCACAAATAACTCCAAAATTACACAATCCATTCTTTTGACCATCTCCAATTGCATGGCCATTATAACTTGTTAAACCATTTGCTTGTTCTACTGCTACATGAGCATTTCCACTATTACAACAAAATGTTCTAACTCTTACATTAAAATTTTCTGTTTCATATCTTTTATAATATTTGAAATCATAATTTGCTGCTAATATATCAGCAAATCTGTCATCATCATTTGGTATTTCAACTCTTACTCCAAGTTGAAATTTTTTATGTTTAGCTTCTAAATGACTAAAATATTTAGTAACTAATTTATCTTTTTGACCTGTACCTAATACTACTTGTTGAGCATATATTTTTTCACCATTTGCAGTAGTTAATTCTATAGTTCCATCTTCTAATTTCACCATATCTACTACTTCAGTATCATACATCATATCTATGTTATGAGATTTTAGGTAATCATAAATCCTAGTTAATATATTATATCCCTCTGCTGTACCAACATGAATTACTTTTTGAGTAATCATTTCTAATCCTGGTATTTCATATACTGTTGGATTAGACCAAATTAATTCTTTTGGTGTAAATTGTTGGTATTGAGCTAATGCTCTTGGGATATAAGCATCGAAGGTAGCTTCATCGATATGATCTAATAAACTACCTCCAACTTCATATCCATAACTAAGTTTAAAATCACTAAATGCACCAGCTCCACCAAACCCATATATTACTTCTTTTTTAGGTCTTTCTAAAATGTTTTTACCCTTTTCTATTAATAATATGTTGGACTGATCTTCTAAATTTAATATTGTAGATAAATTTGCGGGACCAGCACCTATAAACACTGTTCTATACATTAATGATCTTCTCCTTCTTAGTTATATCTTGCTTGTTTAGCCATTTTCTTTCTATAATTAGCTTCTAATTTCTTTTTATATTCACGTCTTTGAGCTGATGGTTTCATATAAAATTGTTTAGCTTTTAATATTTGATATGTTCCATCTTGAGCAATAGAATTTTTAAGTTTTCTTAAAGCTGCATCAACGTTTCCATTAATTACTGGAATTTTCATCTTTACATCCCTTCTTTCATATCTGTAGCTTTAATTAGTTCTACGAAAAGTTGTTCTGGGTGATCTAATGTAGAACTAAGTTCCGGACGGTATTGTACGCCCATATAGAATATATGATTTTTATATTCACAAGCCATTAAGGTACCATCTTCATCATAACTTGCAGTTAAATTTAATAGGGCTCCTTCAGCTAGATCTTTAAAACTATTATTAAATTCATATTTATAATTACAAATTCTATTTATTTTATTTGTTTTATAAACATTATACAATCTACTTTCAGTTCTAATATTTATACTTTTACTTCCTAATCTTACATCTTTCTCTTTAATTACATAATCAGGAATGTTATGCCCTGGTTCAAATTCTTCATGGAATCCTACAAAACTACAACTTCTGATAGCTTCTATACACATTGCTTGGAACCCTAATTCAATTCCTAAACAAGGTATATTATGTGAAAATGCATATCTAAGAGCTGATATTTTACCTTCTAATTCACCATCACCATAACCACCTGGAACTATTATAGCTTTATAATCTTTCAATATTACTCTACAATTTTCATCATTTAATAATGATGCATTTACAATAGTTGGTTCAACAGGTATTCCTGTAACTAATTGTTGAAGTTTTAAACTCTCAATTATGCTTTTGTAAGCATCTATATTTTTCATACATGCACCTACAATAGCAACTTTTTTAGGAGCTATCACATAACCTGGCTCTACACTTAATGGGAAGTTGATTTTATAATCAATTCTCTTAACATGTTTATCTATATCAAGTAAATCATATATAGTTCCAACTAATCCTTGTTCATATAAATCATTACATAAATCATATACAGAGCAATCTTTATCATCTATAATACAATTTTTATCTATATTACAAAATAATGATAATTTCTCTCTTTCATCTTCAGATATACCATATTTATTTCTACATACAAGAATATCTGGAGCTGCTCCTCTTGATTGTAATGCACCAACGGAATGTTGAAGTGCTTTAGTTTTCAATTCACCACTTTGTTCAATAAACGGTAATAAACCTAAATGAATTGATATACTGTTTTTATGAGTTCTCTTGAATTGTTTGATACTTTCAATATAGATATCTGATTCCATATCTCCAACTGTACCACCAATTTCTATTATTGTAAACTCATTTTCTGTATCTCCTGTATCGAATGCTTGGAATCTTTCAATTATTTCGTTAGATACATGAGGTACTAATTGTGTTGTTTTACCTTGATGTTTTCCATGTGCAGAATCATCAATAACTTTCTTGTAAATCTTACCACTTGTTTGTGACGATCTATAATCAGTGATAAGATCTGGGATGAATCTCTTGTAATGTCCTAAATCTAAATCACACATAGTTCCGTCATCTAAAACAAAGACTTCACCATGTTCATTTGGATCTAGGCTTGCTGGAGATTCTAGAAAATAAGGATCGCATTTAAGTGCATTGACTTTCCATCCTTGTTTTTGAAGCAATCTTCCTATATTAGCAGCTAAAATACCTTTGCCTAAGCCACTAACGACTCCTCCAGTAATGAAAATATATTTCATTATTATCAACCTTCTTTCTTCATCACACCTAATAATACGAAAATAAAAAGCACTATTTATTAGTGCTTTTCAATACGTCTCATTTTCTTTGTATCGCCTCCATTGAGTGATGCAAATATTCTACGAACCAGTTCTTCATTTCTTACTGTTGTTCTTTCACAAACTTCTATTTCTTTAATACACAATTCTTCTTCTGAAGCCCAATCTGCTGTATAGAATGTTAATGCTTTATGTGTTGATGAACTGTTAAATTGTACATTTATGAAATATTCTTGGTATTCTGTACTTAATGCTAATGTTTTAACTGAAGCATCTGATTCAAATCTAGCATTTATATTTCTTGCTCTTGAAGATTTTGCTTTGAATCTTATTTGATACATTTTACCATTTTCCATTACATTTTCTACATGTAAATATCCACCTCTTGTATTAGAAGTAATATTTTTACTTGCTTTATAAGCCCATTTACCAAATTTAGTATCCCAAGACCCTGCATCGCCTGATCCTGCTGTATAAGTACCAGTTGTAACATTAAGTGTTTTAATTGGAAGTTTTTCATATATACTATTATTTGTTCTATCTGCCCAAGATAACCATACTAAATAACTTGAAGGCATTTCATCTATCCAATAATCTGTTGAATCAGCTACTGGATTTGTACCATGCAATTTGAAATAAATTACATCTAACCAAGATAATTCTAATAATAATGCATGTGTTTTTGTAGCTCCACTCTTAGATGTTTGTGGTAATTCTATCCATGTTTTACCATAATCTAATGAATACCATGCTTCACTTGTATCTGTTGCTGCAAATGTTTCTAATTTGATTTGATATTTAATAATATCAGAATTATGTGTACAAGTATCAATATATGAATTATTGTATAATTCAACTGCTGGAGGTATAATATCGATTATTTTTTCTTCATGGATTGTTTTTGTTGTATAATTACGTTCATATTGAACTCTTATTCTATATAAACCATCTTCATAACCATCGAAATCAGTAGTAAATGCTTTAGTGATTTTAGCTCCATTAGCTGCTACTGTCCAATCTTGAATTGTTCTGTTTATCTCAGTATATCCTGTAATATTACCACTAGCATCTTCAACTGCTTTTAACACATCTACTTTGTATCTAGTTGGTTGAGTTGACCATACTGTACTTCCTGATGATGTATCTAACACAGTTGCATATGCAACTTGCCATGTAACTGGTGCTGTTCCTCCTGTTAATGCGAAGAAGTTAGTTGAACTAAATGATCCTTTACGACCAGCTTTTACTCTAAACCAATATTCTTGCCAATGCCCTGTTCCTGCTGGATTGCTTATACATCTTAAATCTGCTCCTTCTTCACCAGTTGCATTTGAATAAACACCTATAGTATAACCAACTGGGATTTTAGCTATAATTTTAGTGATTAATTCTTTATTGGCTGATGTTGGTGTTCCAAAATAGAAACCACCATGTCCTGGATTCGCAGAACCTGTTGTAGTTATTTCTAATCCATAACCTGAACTATTTGGGATACCTGAAATGGCTTTTCTAGTTACTGTTACAGTACCATTAGATAAGTTATTATATACTTTTGTACTATTAACTCCACTACTAAATTCTGGATCTGTATATAAAACAGTACCTTTATATGAAGCTGGAATTGATTGATATGTTCCATTATCTCCAGGTTGAATTGTTAATGTCCAAGCCCAATCAGCTAATGCAATTGTATCAGTTGAACTAATAGTTGATGCTGAAGGTTCATCTGCTGGGAAAATTTCTACTGTTGTTGATACCCAGTTTGAAGATCCAACTACTGTTGTTTCTCTTAGTTTAAATGTATAAACTCCATCATAGTCAGGAGATGTTGGCATAAATGGGTAAGACCAACTTGTATCACCTTTTGCAATTGTACCTGATGATATAACTGTACCTGATGGATTTATTAATTGGTATTCATAACGTCTATTATTATGAGTTGTATCTAAACATCCCCAATCATTTGGTGAGAATGTAAATGTTAATGTTTTAGCTGAACCTGCATAATGATATGCTGGGTTTGCTGGGTTTAATGTAGGTTCTAAAGGTAATTCTGCTACTTCAATATTTAGTACATTTGAGCTAACTGTTGTTGTACCGAAATATACATGATTTACTACTGGAGTTTCTGAATCAAAATATGTAGCTACTTCATTTTTAACTTGAATTGTATGTGCACCTCTAACTAATGTTGGTGTACTATCATTTAATGCACTAAATGATAATGTTAATGCTCCAGTTAATGAATTTGGAGTAGTTGTACTATAATTTGGATTTGGTAAAGTTACTTCAGTTCCTCCATCTATTATTAATTTAGTTATTTGAGATAATGTATTACCATTAATTGTTTCTGATGGACATTGGAATGTAAATGGTACTGAAGTCAATAATGTAGTTGAGTTAGGTGTTGTTAAAGTACCTGTTGTAGCTGCATATGGGTCTTTAGCTGCTATATTAAATGATTTAACTGTTGAGTAATCAGATTGGAAATCTAAATATGCATTCCAAACAGTGCTATAATATGAAGTTGCACAAATTTGCATTTGAGATTGGGTATATGAACTTCTATTATAAGTTTCTGTAAATGATCCACTAAAAGCAGTATTTGTTGTAGTTGGTGTATTTATAAATGACCATTCCCATCCATCTGAATGAGTTTTATCATTACCAATTTTGTAACGCATTTTGTAACCTTTTGAGAAATCAGTTACATTTCCGAAACTTGATGGTGATGTAACAGTGTAATTAATAACATCTTTTACACCATCTATTGCTGGTAATGTATTTGACCAAACTGAAACTGTTGGTACTCCTGGTTTAGATATTTTATAAAGTGTATATGGAGTTGATGTAACTAATCCATTTGTTGTATTAGCAGCACCAAATATTTGGTATCCATCTCCATCTTTAATATAAGGAACTATTGCAATTGATCTAGAACTTCCTGCTGTTGTTGTACCATCATGTTGTAATGTAACTGTATCATTTGTATTATCTAAAATACCATAATTTCCTGACCATAAATTTAATTGTACTGGTACTAAAGCTGCTCCTGCTCCTGATGTAGATGAATAAGTACCTGCATTTTCATTTATTCTTGCATCATAACCAAAGCCATTTGTATTACCTGAGTGATTTACTCTATATGTAATTTTTACATTATCTTGGTTTGTCCAAATACGTTTAGTACTATCAACTATTACTGTTGTACCATTTCCTGATGTTGGAACTATTGAATCAATTGTAGGTAATGTAACTGATCCTGATACTATACTTATTGGTCCTGATGCTAAATCTATACTTTTATAACCTAATCTACCAGTAGCTCCTGTTCTTGGATTATACCAGTTAGTGTACATTAAAGGTTTAACTGGGTTTGACCCTGAAACTGCTACTTTTGTTGAATGGACTGATAAAGCTGCTGGTAATGAATAGTTTCCATTGAATGCTCCACTACCCCAATACCATCCACTAGCGTTTGATAAACTTCCTCCATTTGATAATTGACACTGGAACTTTGTTGAAACGTTTGTACTTCCTGTATATCCTGATGAATTATCCATTATCATTCCATAACCATTATTGGTTGTGCTATAACTATTTATTTGCCATACTTTACATGAAGCAGTACCTGTATAGAATCTTCTTGATCTCAATGAGGCACTACCGCTTACTGATGGTTGTGCAGTTATGTAGTGACCATTACTTTGGATATTAGATTTAAAATTTCCACTTCCATCATAATAGTACTTCCAAATACGTGCTTGTAGATAATTACCACAATCATCAACAGTTGCTACTCTAGTTAATGTTTGATATAAGTCTCCGCCACCTGCTGTTTCATTCCAAGCATTATGTAAATTAGTATATGAAGCATCATATGCACTACTACTTGTTCTACATAATCTAGCTAATGAAGATGGGTTAGCATTTACACCTACATTTGCTTCGTTGTTTTTATCCCATACATATGTAAAACTATCACCAGCATAACTAGTTGTTGAGTCATTAGTCCAGCTTTGAGATGTATAACCAGCATTTGTTGTTTGGCTATTATCACCTGCTGTTGTATTATTTGATCCTGTTGTGAATGTTTGTGTAGTCATTACATAAGTTGAAGGTAATGAGATAGAATCATTTATTGTAAATGTTTTTTGACTACTGAATGTATAAGTACCAGAAGGTACACGATATGTAACACTGAAAGGACAGTTATAAGCAGGTCCACCTGGATCAACGAATTGGGTAACAGACCATAATTGAACTTGCGAAGTCCAACTCGAATTTGGGTTGTTAGAGGTTGTATTTCTCTTTTCTACACCATTTATAGAACAATATTGATAACAACTATATGCATAGTAAGGACACCATGACTTAGTTGATGTTTGATATACTGTTACAGTAACATTGTAACCTGTTGTACCAGAACGAGAATAAGAAACATCTGCTCTAACCTGAGCAGTACCACCTTGTTGGTAAGTGGCTGTATTACTATAATAAGAAGCCATCTGTTGCCTCCTTTGATATTCTATCTAACAAAATATATACTTATCAATAATAAAAAGCCCATTTGGGCTCTATTTTTATTATTTAAGTAATGGTCTTAAATCTAACCATTCTCCATCTATTGTGTGTATTGCAGTATCTTGGAATCTTCCACTTGCATAAGAACCACATTTATCACATTCATATTCATGATAGGCACCTGCCTTAGTATATTTCATTCGGCCAGCCAATTTATAATTAGGATTAACTGACCCACACCTAACGCATGCAAATGGTATATGAGTCATTGCTTGAAGGTTATATGGGACATTATTTAAATGGCTTAATACTCTTTTAAGAACTCTATATGTAATTTTTACATCCTGTTTATTGTATTTTTTCATTAACTTAAATGCTTCATGTATTTCATCTTCTGTTGGTTTTCTATTTACATCTCCATGTCTGTATATACTTAACATAGGATTTATTTGGTAAATTAAATCATGATTTAAACTGCATATTAAATCTAAATTTTTATACCCTATTTCTGTTTTTCCATGTTCACCAAACAATTTACTTATATTATCTAGCCCATATCTAGAGAATTTGAATGTATTTTTAATACAACTGTATAAATCAAATGATTTATAAGGTTGAGGGCGTTGCAATCCTTCTCTTATTATAAAAGAATTCACCATCTTATCATCAAATCTTCTATTATTAAACCCACACACTATATCACTTTCATGTATTAGATCTCTTAATTTTTTAACCAATTCTTTACTATCTCCATTTACATCGTCTAATGTAAAACATTCAATGTCATCTTCATTGAAATCATATACAGAATGATCTTTATCTATAGTGCCTTGTAGATAGGCAAATGATAGTAAATCTTGTTCTTTTAAAACTTCTATTATATTTGCATTCCATGTATTATAAGTAGTCCCTATCAATGTGGATACTTCTATATCATATATTAGAAATTTGACCGGGTTAATTACTTCATTATATTTGGCTTCATATTCAGTGCCTCCTAAACATGAATTACTTTTATAAGCACTTTTATTTAATAATATATTTTGTTCTTTACAAATATTTTCATTCCTTTTTTCAAGGGACTTTTGTTCTTGGATAAATGGTTGAAACCAATTCATTAATTTAGTAATTGCTTTTCCTAACACTTTGCTGTCCCATTTATATTGACACCCTTTACCCCCTATATACTGGCGCCTAATATCTTGAACTAAGTGTTTAGATATACCTGTATTTAGTGCTATCTCATCGTCATCCAATCCTGACATCATCATTATATCACTAAGTAAAGGAACATTTTCTTTTCGTTTATCTATATAAGCATCTTTACTCATATATTTTCCTTTCTATACTCTGAGTACCAACTGGATAACCAATTGTCACCATAATTGTACGAGAGAATTAAAAAAGCACGTTAATCACGTGCTTCTAATGGTTCATCATCTATTACTAATACATTAACTCGTTTAGTTACTACTGTCATTGTATCAATAAAATATGTATTTATATCTTCATTGAAATATATTTCATTTTCTGGGTAGTATGTATAATAATCATAATCTCCTCTACCTTTAAATTCCAATGTATATCTCATTAAACTTGCATTTAAATGCCCAACTACTAATTTCTTACCTGTATAATTCCTAAATTTTAAGAAATCTTCTGGGCTTGCCCAATGATTACTCATCCATCCTTGTTGACAATTATATTTTTGCATTTGTGAATTATGCCAATCATCTACTCGCCAGTCTACTATACCATGTGTAAAGATATAATTCTCTGTTTCATAATAATTAGGTAGATTTTCAAACCATTCTTTCATCCAAGGATATTCTTTTTGAATTGATTTAGCTGTAATTCTTTGCCATTCAGCAAATGTTCCTGTAGTCATTGGTTTATCTGTCATTGCACAATAGGTTTCAAAACTCCCTGTTCTATGATCTAAATCATCGATTGTTTTATTTAAACCATTATGCATCCAATTAAAACTTTGGTCTCTGTTTTTAAAGAAACCTAATATAAATTGATCATGATTTCCTTTACAAACTACTGCTTTACCTTCATCAGTTAAACGTTTCAACCACTCTATATGAGTTAATGCTTCTTCACCTCTATCAGTTATATCACCAACTACTACAAGTTTATGATTTGCATTATTCTCATCCCAACCTGCTTCTTGTAAAGCTTTAATAGCTTCACTATGATGCCCGTGAGTATCTGAAATTGCAAAATATTTCATGATTAATTTTCCTTTCTATAACATTCCTTTTCTTCCAAGCTCATCCAATAAGAAGAAATACGAGTCTTCTATTATATCTAGATCCCATTTAAGATCACCAGTTATTTCACCTACATTTGATTTTTTACCTGAAATCATAAGTACACCCCAACAAATTCCTTCTAATTCTTTTTTATTTGTAGTTAATCTTAGTACTATATATCTAGATTCACCCATTTCATCTTTAAATGTTTCAAATACATAAGTATATGGATCTGCTGACATTTTAGGAACAAGGTTAATACCTATCAATTTATTAGCTTCAGGTATTAATTTGTCATTTATATATTTAGAATACTTTTTAATTTGGGCTATTTCCATTAATCTATTTATAACTCTCATTTTATCACCTCTTACACTATCTTGACATCCCATTCATTTGGTACATACATTAACATATTTAAACCATCTGAAATATAATATACTTGATCAAATACTTCTATTGGTTCTGTACCGTTTTTATAAGTCCATTCATAAACGTCTCCATTAGGTTTAGTGATAGTTATCTTTTTATTAAGCTCAACTTGATATTTACTTACATAACAGCTTTTATATGAAGTGCTAAATATAAGTTCCATTTCTCCTTCTTCATTATATGAGAATGTTATATAACTTGGTATATCATATGCAGCTCCACTGCCATCATCTTCCCTGTATTCAATTAAATTACCTACATTATCAGTATATACATGTAAGTAAGGGTTTGTTGAACTAAGTGTAAATGTTTGTTCTGTTCCTATTTCTAACATTTCATCTGGAACAGCCATTACCATTTTCTTATCTTCATATAAAACACCTACTTTTTCTAAATCTAATCTTGGATAATCTCCAGTAGTTTTATCAAAGACATATTTATATGAATTAGGTACATATGATTTGTTATTATCATATACTTCTGATGGGCACCATTCTATTTCTTTAATTTCACCAGATTCTATTTCTTTTAATCTAACTGATTCATATTGTCCTATTCTTATTAATTGAAGTCCTTTAGGTACATATTTTAATGAATCATTAACAAATATTTGGTGGTAACCATTATTTATATCTACATATTCATAAGGCTTAGCTTCAATGTTATATTCAGGATCTCTTACTTCAATATAATTAACATATGGGAATTGGTTTAATATTTCTTTACCAATTACTGAACCATATATTGATTCACCAATTTTAACTCTACCTCTGTTATATAGTATTTTTAAATAATCTACTATATTTTGAGCAACTGCTGATATATGTAAATCTTGTTCATCTAAATAAACATTCATTATTAACCATGGGTTTATATAAACTGGATCTCTATATTCTACATATAAAGTAGCTGATTTTCTATCCATATAAAGATCATGTAATTGTTTAGCTGCTGCTGTTAATTTACTATAAGTTCCTTCATCTTCTTCTGTAAACATAGATTGAACAGATAAATCTGAAGGTACTGCCATAATCAATACTTTATAAGCATCATTTGGTACTCCATTTGGAGGTGATGGCTGTTTATATGCTGGAATTGATGGTGGGAATTCTTTTTCATTATTATTATAATCTAATGCTTTAACTTGCATTATATCATTTACAAAGATTGACATATCTTCAAAATCTTTTAATGTAACAATCGAATACATTGTTCTGGCGAATACACCAGCTTTTGCTTTCATTTCGTTTACTGTTTCTGGATTATACCCACCTACAGATGCTTCTGGGTTTGTGATTGTATAATTCTCTAATACATTTGAATTTACTCTTGTTATTGTATTAGCACCTACTCTACCTTCAGCACCATTTGTTTTTAAATAAATTACATTGAATACTGTACCATCTACTACTACATTTGACCAGAAAGTAGGTAATTGAATATATGGGATACCATCTAAGTCTACATGTACTGAGAAACACATGTCTCCTGTTGTAAATCTTACATCAGCTACTCTTGGTATTTCACCAGATATACTACCATTAGCAATGTTAACCATTACTGTATTAGTACCTACGTAATATTCTCCTAAACTTATTCTACCATACTCATCTATGTCATCATAATAGAAATTCTTGCTTGCTTTTGTACCTTCATATAAAGTTACAATAGTTGTTTCATCTGAAAGAGTTGTTGGGTATAAGTTATAGTAACTTAAATTTTCACTACTATTTACAAATTCTGTAAATGCAGGTAATACAACTGCTTCAAAAGGTGTATTTTCTTTTTTATTATAAGTTAAATGTTCATATGCAATTGCTGATTGGAAATGGCTTGGTTCATAACCTATTAATTTAACAATTTCCATTAAACTTGTTCTTTCTTCTGCTGTGCTTAAGAACAATTCTGATGCAGTTAAATCTAATTGGTTACTTAATAAGTCTCCCCAATATGACAATAAGTGAATAACAATAGTACCGAAATCACCATCTGTGAAGTCTGTCCATTGCCCATCACTTAATTTAGTTGCAATTGATTTTAAATATTCAAAAATTGCTTCATAATCTTTATTTGTGTATTGCATCGTATGACTCCCTTTCTCTTAAAATGTCGAAGTCTAACAACTGACTTAATCCATTTTGATTTACACTGTAATATATATTTACATTTATTCCATTAGGAATAAATTTAATATCTACTCTATCTAATGCTAATTCAGGATACGATCTTTTTAATGCACTAACTACTTCTTGTCTTATGGCTTCTCCAGTACTTTCTATAGTTGGCTCAAACAAATATTTGTATATTTCAGTACCATAATCTGGGCGCCCGAATAATGTCCCTTTTTCTGTAGCTAGATATAATCTTATATCTTCTACTAGTTTAGTTATTTGGTAACTAGTTGATGTTCTTCCATATTTAAGAAATTTAGAAGAACTAAGACCACTTAATTGAAATGGATTCATTAATTTAGCCCTCCTATTATCTTCGCAATATTAGGTATTTTTATATACATACCTGGTTCTAATTGCCATACTGATCTTAATCCATTAGCCGCTAACAGAGCCCATGCATATAATGGTGTATTGTAATAATCCACTGATATTATATCAGGACGATATGCATATTTTGTATCTACATATATAAGTACATCATCTGTACTAGCTTTTGGAAACCATCTTTTTTGAATAAATTGAATATGTTGACCATTGAAATCAGTTATCAATATTCTATTTTTATATCTATCAGATGTCTTATAAGTAGAATTCCTAAATGTACCTATTGAATTTACTAATGGGGAATACCAAGTTCTATCAATACCATTAAATGAACCGTTCATTGCATCCTCCTTTATCTAATCTAATATATAATTATTTAACTATCGCACCATTTGTGCTAATCATTATTCTTCCTGATAGAAGTATTTCTGTTACAAAACCTGATCCTACCACTTTTCCTTCACTCATATAAAGTACTTTTCCACCTACACTAGGTGTAGTATAGTAATCCATTTCTTTAGTTGGGAATACTTTATCATATCCTATATCAAATACAGGTGAATCACTTATATTGGCTACATCTGTGTAATATGTCTTAATATGAGGGAAATCAGCTTCTATCTCTCCAGTTGTCTTAATTCTTATTCCTTTAGAATTCATGATAATTTGATTTCCATGAGCATCTTTAATTTCTATGCTTTCATTTTTATCTCTATCATCTATTACTATTTCAGCTCCTTTAAGAGTTTTGAATAAGACATATCTATTTGGATCATTATTTTTACCTAAATCATCTTCTACTATTTGTACTTTATCTCCATTATTAGTACTTCTATCAAATTGTAGGTAACGATTACCTGATGGATCTGCTGTGTAAACACCACCAAAATAAACTAAATTATCTGTACCAGTTTCAAATGATACCCATACTAAAGAACCTACCATTGGAATTAGGTATTGGCCTGTTTTATAACCTGCTCCATTATAGGTAGCAGGATATGCAAAAGGCAATTCTTCATCTTGGATATAATATGTAGAGCTTGGGTTAGCTCCATGAAAAGCTGGTATTCTAACCCTTACTCTGGCTATGTTTAAAGGATCTGTATTTTGAACAACAACTGCTCTGTAAAATCCTGTTCTATTTTCTTTGTTATATATTTGCTCATTTTGTATCCTAGACAAAGCTACTGGGATATTTTGACTATCATACATAATGACCTCCTATTCATCTGTACTTACATTATCTGTAATCCATTGATCTAATTTATCAATTCCACCTTGTTGATATGCTTCTAAAGCCTTTTCTGCTTTTGATTTTATACCAACAGATACTCTCTTACTATTATCTGGGCTTGTGTTCATTATAGTTACTGTCTCACTCCATCTGTATAATTCTAATGATTGTGTAAATCCATTAGCACTTGTAACAGAATCTGTGATTGTTTTAACATAATATTTACCTGTTGTATAATGTAAACCTTTACGAGTATAATTAATAATATCAATGTACTTACCTGGTGTAATTGTATTATCACCCAACATTGTCATTTCAGCTTGGATACTTACATTTCTTAATTTTTGTAAATCTTGAATAGCTGTAGTAGCAGCTGCTGTTGATGAAGATGTACTTGATTCATATACTCTTCTAACTAATGTTGATCCATAAGGCATTTCTTTACTTACACCTTTGAGACTAGTTATTTTTTCAGTAAATGTATTATAATCACTTTTACTTGATGTATCATAACCATAATAATTGTATAGTGATAAGTTGAAGAATGTTGCAGTACCACCTAACTCTCTTTCGATTTCTGACATTGTTAATTCGCCTTTATTAGGTGTAATAGATATGGTGTCACCTCTTAAATTATTTACTCCATTATAATCTTCATCTACACCTAACATTAATATTTGACCATTTGATCTAACTGTAAATGACATGACTGGGCTATTTTTAATATTGTAACCTGTCGATAATATTGTTTTTTCACCTTTACCATTTACATCAACTGGTTCAAAATGGAATGTACCTGATTTATCAAAATAACAATGGAATCCAACTCTACCAGTACCGCCATCTTCACACGCATTTGGACATAATTGTTGTGAAATATATTCTAATGCTCCCATGCCATCCATACTCAAGAAACTTGATTTGTATGAAACTGATGTAGTAGGAACTATAACTGGATTTTGCCATCCTTCTAATATACACAATTGAGCAACTATATCACTTATATAAACTTGACCATAATTCAAAGGCATTGCTGATCTGTAAGCTGCTTGAAGATATTTTGTAACTCTTTGTTCAGTAGTCATGGCTTTAATACCTTTATCTTCATTTGCTTCTAATGGGGCTATTGTATATCGTTTATTACCTTCACCATAGAATCTGTATTGATCCCATTCTTCTTCAGTGAATAATTTAATATTCCCGTTAGCAATATGTTTATCCCATTCGTCTTTATCTTTACTACTCCATCCTATATCAGTCCAGAAACTCTCAAAATCTCCAGTAGTAAAATCTTTCAAAACTTTACCATGAGTATATTTATCAAATATTAATAATGTACCTGCTTTATAACTTGTATTTTCCCTAAATGTTTTAGTATCTGGCATTTCATCTGCATAAATAGCTCCACTTATATTAGTAGATTGGATATCACTAGTTGAAGTAGCTCTACCTACAGCTGGATTTACTATACATCCTCTAAATTTGTAACTAGAACCCCAGTTACCATTATCATTTGTTCTGGTTTGAGTCCAGAATGCTGAACCTCCATAACCTGATTCTGATGTTAAAATACTATTTGAGTTATTTATTTTTTCAACTACTGCAACGTGCCCTGCTCCGTCTTCTCCTGATAATGTAGCACCTTTTTGCCATACCATTATACCACCAATAGTTGGATAATTTACTATATCAAGTTGTGGATAGTATTGTTGTGCTCTTTCTATAAAATTTTCTGCATTACAATTAAATCCAGGATATCTCATTTCTCCTATTATTTCATTGAAACGTCCACATGCATAACCAACACAGTTTGCTAAAACATCACAGTTAGCATCAGTTGGTTTTCCTTTGATACATTGGCTCCAACCACCGGAATCATCTCTAATATAAAATTTATTACCTGCTTCAGGTTTCGTTGTTCTAGGGGTGAATTTACCATCTACTCCTGAATAAATATTATTATCATCTCCACCTGTTGTAAAATATCCTCTACCTGTGTTTGAATATTGCCATTTATTTTTCTTCCATTCTTCATATAACCCTGGAATATCTCCAACCCATATGTAATAAGTACCTGTTTCTTCTACATAATATACTCTTCTAACACCATGAATATCTTTTTCAAGGATTTGATAAGCCGCATAAGGATTATCTGGGTTAGCTATATAAACTGCTTCATTAAATGTATATTGTAATCCAAATACTTTAATATCATTAATGGCTGAATCAGGGAATTTATCTAATGATCCTGACATAGGTCGTCCATCTTTAGTTAAATATTCTGGGGCTGCTGGTAGGTCTTTATCCCAAGGGATAAATATATCTGGAACAACTCTAGCTATTGAACGTCTTGAATCATTTGGATGTGAGAATTTTTGAAATAGTATATTTCCTTGATATGAATCCATCAAATTGTAATCCCAAGGCACATGTCCTATACCAAAGAATTCTTTAGCTGCTTGTCCATATGTATCAGTATCAGTAGCATTATTTAATTCCCATAATAAGTCTTCATATTTAGTTATTTTATCATTAGCTGCTTTTAAATCTTTTATTAAATCAGCAGATAATACTTTATACCAATCATCTATTGATGCCACTGGTACATATGTAAATGGATCTTCTCCATATGGAATTGGTTCAGTTGCATTGTTTTGTAAAATATAAAAACTGCTAAGATCATAACGACCACTTGTTTCATCATAGTAGAAATAGATGCTAGTTACTTTACCTATTTCTCCATTTTCATCCCAGCCTCTTAATTGTTGAGTATAATAATCTGCATTATCCCAATCAAAATTAGCTATCTGATTGTATAATCTATTTTTTAAATTATTGTATTGATTGTTTGAATATGTTGAGATTGTTTGATTGATAACTCCTTCTAATGTTTCATAAGCTTCTTTAGAACTTTCAATAGGTTTATCATCTAATTCTTCACCAAATGAATCAGTTGTAAATGAAAAGTTACCATTATAAATATCATCCCAATCTTTTTCAACATCTTTACGCATACCTACAACTGGTGCCCAATCTATATAATATAAATATGGGCTTGATTGATCTGGTAAACCTGCTTGTTTTCTTGTAATATAACCTGTGACAGTTAATTTGGTTGAAGTACCAAAGAAGACAGGTTGGTAATCTACTACAAAACCTGTCCACTGAGATTTTCCTTTTGAAGAGTTACCATATTCTATTTCTATGTTAACAAATCTATTTACAATTATTTGTTCAAATTGAGTATAATTTTCAGTACCATCATCCATTATACCTAAACTAAATTTATTTAAAGTATCACCTATTTTACGTTCTACTTTTATTTCTACACCTTTACCAAAATAATATTTATGGCCCCCTACTGATATAGATAATTGAATTGCTTTATCGTCTTGGTAAATATCATTCCATGCCATTATAAAATTACCTTTCCACTGACAATAGGTTCAGTTTCTGTTATGTTTACTGACACTTGTGCTTTATCCACAACTCCATGTTTTATCGTGTTCCCAAATACGCAAGTTATATGAGGAATTCCTATTATATGGATACCAGCATACTCAAATCTGACAGTAGGTGAATTTACTATATTAGATGAATATGTAGGGTAATTCATCTGCAATAATGCTTTACAATATGATAGAACATCATTATATGGTGCAGGTAAATAATCAGCATACACATCAAACATGAATGATACTGTTCTAGTACCTACACTACTGAAAAAATCAAATCCTTGAGATGCACCTATAGCGCTTCCAGAAGCAGTCTCAACATTTAAATTATTTTGGATGTCTGATGGTGCAGATGCTAATTGTATTTTCCCAATTGAATTATTTCTGGTTAAACATTCTAAATATCCTGATACACCATCAGGTGCTCTTAATCTAATAGGTGAACCAGCTGCTGGGTCAATAGCACCTCTAGAAATCCATGCTCCATCTACTGAATAATAAGCTGTTTTTAAAAAATTATTGATATTAGTAATATATTCTCCATCCCCTTTACCCCCTGTTTTAGAAACATTGTAAAGTTCTTTATTTGAGAAATATCTAATTGATAAATCTGTTTTGCCTTTTTTCTTAAGGTTATCAGTGAAAGAAACTGCATCAGATGGAGAGTCATACAGTTCTCTCAATGAATACTTTCTGTTATACTGAGGATTTTCTAATCCTTTAATATAATTGTTATCATATAATTCAGAATTACTTATCATATTAAACTCCTAAATTATGTATTGGTGTATTAGTTAAAGCATCTAATATTTTTTGTTGATCAGATTGACGTTTATCAATAGCCAATAATGTATCATTAATTTGACCTAAGCTTCTAATAATACTTGGTGAATCAACCAACATAGTCGAATCAGATCCTTTACTAATTTTATTGGTTTTGATATCAGGTACATATGATGACAATATTGGTTTTGTATCAAATATTGATGATGTTACATATGAACTTGGATCTATATAAGCACCATTTTTATAAGTAGATAAATGTAAATGTGTTCCTGCTGTTGGATTATCATCTGTTGGTATAGGTCTTACATTTCCTGTATTACCCATATAACCTATCACTTCACCAGCTCCTACTGATTGTCCTACTGATACAGCAGATCCTGCTAAATGATAATATCTATAAGTAATTCCATTTTGTTCATTATACACATCAACATAGTTTGCATTATATTTACCACCTGCTATATCACTATCTTTCCATGTATTTCCATCTACAACATTTACTACTATTCCGTTTGCTGCTGATCCAATTGGTGTTCCATATGGTTTACCTGTAAAATCTATTCCATTATGACTAGATACACCATCAACATCTTTAGCACCATATTTAGATGATGTAACCCAGTCACTAGCTGATCCTTTACCATACACTGTTGGTGCATTAAATGGTATTGATCCTGTACCCCATCTATCATCTTCATATCTATTAGTTAATTCAGCATCTCTAGATGCCTTGATAGCTTCAGTTGCTGTTTTAGTTGATTCTAATATTTGAGTTTGTTTTTGTTGTTCTTTTAATGCTAATTGTTCTTGACGTTTATTATCTTTATGCATACCACTTAATAAACCACCAAGACCACCAATAGCACCACCAACTAATCCACCTACAACTGTACCTACACCTGGTATTATTGTACCAATAGCAGCACCTATTGCAGCACCTTTACCTAATCCTGATAATGCTCCACCACCAACATTTTCAACAGCTGAATCATGAATTGTTCCATCTGTAAATGCAGCTGCAACACCATCTCCTAATCCACCTGTTCCTTCTATTTTTTGACCAGATGAATCTTTGAATCCGCCTACACCAGTAGATATACCATCATAAAGCATATCACCAGCTGCTACAATTCCACCTGCAACTGCTAAACCACCTGCAATTGCACCTCCAGTAGTTCCTGCTGCTCCTTTTATTCCTAATTTACCACCAGCAACACCTTGAGATAATCTATTTGCTAATGTTCCTGATGTAGCTGCACTACCGAATATTTTGGTACCTAGGCCCATACCTCCGCTACCAGTGGCACCTCCACCACCTATTTTACCAAGTAATTGTGTTCCTAAACCATTACCATCTTTCATGAATAATTGGCCTACACTTACAGCTGCTAGTATAGCACCGACTAAACTATTAAGTAAATTGAATTTTCCATCTATATCTTCTTTTACTGAAGCCCAATATTCTTGTTTAGCTACTCCTTCAGATAGTGTTTTCCAATCTTCTTCCATCCATTTAGTAACTTTGGCATTCATATCTTTATATTCATCAGCCATTATTTCTTCAGTAGTTCTAATATCTTTTTCATAAGCTTCTGGATCACTTCTTATTAAATCCATTTCTTTATTGAATTGATCCATTACTTTATTATAACTACCTTGATCCATTTGGCTGTAAAGTGCATTTTTATCACCTAACATACCACTTATAGCTTTATCACCTAAGCCATAATCACCTTGAGCTAATCCAGCATATGTTTGTGATGCATTACTACCATATAAAGCATTTATAAATGGTGTTATATCACCTGTTTCTTTTACTTGTCTATAAATAGCTTCTGGATTTTGAATACCATATTCTGCTAATGTATCTAAATCACCTGTTAAGAAATCATTTGCAGCTTTAAATAATTGATCTCCATATCCTGGTGATACTTCATTACCTGCTAATTGTAAAGCTGTTAATTGAGTCATTAATTCGGCTTGTGCTTCACCATCCATACCCATATTAGCCATAGCTTCAGTTACACTTAATGAATTATCAATCATTGTAGCTAATTGTTGTTCATCAATAGTTATACCTGCTTTTTGTAAAGCAACGATTGAGTTTAATGTTTTCTTCATGAATGTATCATCACCACTTCTTACTTGTAATGAATACATATCTCTTAAACTCTCTGATGATAATCCCATATACTCTTTAGCATATGCTATATCTTTAGCCATTGCAACAGCTGTTTCAGTACTTGTAAAATTGAAGCCAGCTATTTCTCTCAACAATGCTTCTTGTTGCTTATCATTATAAATGTTACCTATTCCTTGAGTCATTCCATCTATAATGTCATTTTTTAATGTATTAAAAGTTGCTCCATCTCTACCTACACCTAAGGTACGTGAAATGTCATTATATGCATTAAAATATCTATCAGTATCTTGACTCCATCTATTGATTTGAGTAGCACCTCTATTAGAACCAAATTCATCTCTCCAAGTTGAGCTTACATTGAATAATGAATCTGAAAATTCTTTTAAAGTTCCTATTCCGTCTTTGATACTAGATATTGTTTCAGAAAAACTAAATTTTCCTTTATCTAAAGATTCGCCTACTTTATCTAGTAATTCAAGTGTGCCTTGAGCAGATTCTTTAACTTCATTAGTTATATTTAATTCTGCTTGGCCTATGTCTTCTAATAATGTTCTTGCTATTGTATAATCTGTGATTGCTTTTTGACGAGCTTTTTCATCTTTTTCATCTCTGATTGCTTTTTCAGCATTAGCTTTCATTTCTAATGCATTTATTTTACTTACTTCAGTTGATTCTTTACTCATCAAAATAACAGCATCACTTATTAAATTGATTCTTTGATTTTCTAATTCAACTACTTTGGTAAGATCTTTTTCAGCTTTATCATTTTCAGCTGACATAGATGATTTTAATTCTTCAAATTTAGGTAAAATTTCTTCTAAAGATTTTTTATAATTATCCCATTCTTTACCAGCTTCTTTAGTATTTGATCTGGCATTTGTTAAAAAAGATTTTAATGTTTTGTCTAATATCTGAGTGACATCATCTATACTTTGTAAAGCATCTTCCATTCCTTCTGCAATAGCTTTACCGATTTTCTCTCCTTCTTTTCGAGCTTTTCGTTCATCCATTGCTGAGAAGAACTGTGTAGATTGAGAGTACTTATTAGATAACATATTAGCAGCATTGAATTCATTTCCAATTGATTGCCCTTCCATATTACTCTCCTTATAATCTATTCAATTAAATATATAATTAGAAAAGGAATATAGGTGTACCTTATATTCCTTTTTCTTTTAGATCTTCTTCTATTATATCTTTAAGAACCAGTAGTTCTTTTCTATTAAGGGTGCCACTATATTCCATTGGAATACTTTGTGTGGCTAACCACCATCTCAATTTAAGTGCGCTCCTATAACATTGTAAACGTGCAGTTATACTTTCTTCTGAATTAGTCCTCATCGCTAGGTCGAAAAAATTCAGGTACCATTACTGCCTCACTTTCATATGGTCTACCACAATGAGGACATTTAACTTCTAATGATCTATCTAAACCAAATGATTCTCTAATTTTATTAGAATAATTATTCAATCTATTATAATCTTTAGATAACATACTATTGATATATTTTCTCTTAGCTTCTAAACTTTCAAATTCACCACCATTTATTTTATCAATTAATGCTTCTCTTCTCATTTGTAATGCATATAATTTTGCTTGGTCTGGATTAGTGATTTTATTCATTTTAATTTCACGTTGAATTTTTTCATCTAATTTTAGTAATTGACCTTCAGTTAAAATATTAAGTGTAATTGTGTCTCCAGATACTGGAAGTTTAACATCTTTCATTAAATTTACATAACTTGAATCTAAGAATTTAATTGGAAGTGTTGTTATATCAACTGTTTCAATATGTGCTTGTTTACACATTGGACAAATACTGTTTTGTTTGTAAGTAGCATCAAATGAAATATTTCTAATTGCAAATAGTATGTATAATAAATCATTAGGATGTAGTTGATCTAACGAAATATTAGTAGGTGATACTATACAAGATAATGCTAAATCATCTAGATATGTTGGGTTACTATCAGATAGATAAAGTATTTCTTCTTCTCTCATAGTCATTCTTCTAATTAATACTTTTGATGGGCCACCAAAATAACCACAACTTGGTAATGCTATTTCTTGTGTAAATGTGTCTGTAAATGTTGCTTTACCTTTTTGCATTGCAAGTAAAGCTTCCATTTCATCTCTAGTTAATGCAGCTCCATTTGGGTCTACACCTTCTACTTTCATAACTGCAGATTCAGGATTAGATGCAACAGCATCCATTCTTTCTGCTATTTCTTCATTCATCATAACTTTCTAATCTCCTTTAAGCTTAAATTTAATTTTGAATTCAATTATCCTATACGAATCAGAATAAAAGAAGGCCCTTTAAGAGCCTACATAATTTGTGTTTCAATGAAATTTTTACTTAATGTACATTGTGACATTGGTTTATCTGTTCTCATACGAACAATTCTTGGATGCATTAATGTTTGTGATCTTGGACTGAAATCTTGACCAGTTAATTCAGCTACTAACCCATATGCTTCTTTCTTTAATTTACAATATCCAGGATTATCAGGATCTGGTTCACTAATACTTCTAGCAAATTCCTCTGTCAAACCACCAACATTGGCTATTACTTTAATTGTTGGTTCTTTACCAAAGTCTGCACTAAATATATCATCATTTATTAAATATACACTAAATTCAAGTGCTCCAATTCTCCAACTATTTGTATTACTATCTTTTACATTACTGAATCCTGTAACAAAACCATCAATTGTATCACCTAAATTAGCTTCAACTAAACTACTTGTAGCTGTTCTTTTTAATTTAACCCAAGCATCATGACTTCTATTTCCATTCATAAAATATGTACTATTTAATAATTTTACGATAGATCCTTCTTCATTATTCATCAACATTTTCTTATGGAAGTCTTCTACACTTAATCCTAGGTCTTTATTGTTAAGTGGTCTTTCTATGTTAGCACCTGCTTCAACCATTTCTTTATAAACAACATCAAGATATTTCAATCTTTCAGATAAAGGTTTATTAGTTAAATCTTCACCATCAAACCATATAATATCAAATACCATCAATTTTAATGGATAATGTGTTTGGAAATCCAATGTTTCTTGTTTATCACTTTCAAGTAATGCTGTTGTTAGATTAAGTTGTGTTGTACCTGGTTGTAAACCAAACCCCATTAAAATATCATCAGCTGGTACTCTTGATATAACAATTTCTCCATCAATAACAAAATTATGACTTAACTTAGTTACATCAATTTCATTAACTATTTTCTTTGTGTAGTTAACTGGTAAGAAATCTAATACACTTAAATTTCTACTAAACATTTGTAAACCTTCATCACCGAATTTACACCATAATGATCTATTACCATCTATTTTTGTTTCAGCAATTACTTCATCATCTCTTTTGTAAATATCATCTTTCCATTTACAGTTAGATAATTGATTAGCTAACATTGGTTGGAATTCAGTTTTTAACATCCAATCTAATGCTTGTGTATATCTTCCTTCATTTTTATATACACCAACAAAGTATTCTTGTAAGCAACGAACACAATCTTCTTTACTTACTGTCTTACCTTCAACATCAAATGGTGTTAATAGTTTACCTTTTTTATTTGTTTTAGTTGGTGTTGGATGTAGGTTTAATTTGCTACATTCTTCAATTAAAACATCTAAGTTTCTATTAATACTTATCATTCTCGCACCTCTTTCATTACAATTAAGGATACGAAAAGATGTACTATTTATCATACATCTTTATTTCTCTAGGTAATTCTTTAAGTATATCTTCTATTTTTAAATCTGTTACACCAAAACTAATATCATTGAATACTCTTGTAATTTTACTATCAGATACTTTCCTAAATTGGTCTAATTCTTTTTCAGTTTCTTTTATTTTTTGCTCATATTCTTTTAATGATTTCTTTCTATATTCAAGATCATTTATCAATCCACTAAGTTCAACTCTTAACCTAAATTTGATAATTTCATATACACCTAATGGATCTGTTATTTTATCAACTACATATATTGGACTATTACCATTTCTCTCGATTTTAACATATCCTTTTTCTCTTAATTCTTGTGTTGATATTTCATATGTATCTGTATAAGAACCATAATGATATGTGTATCTGAAACGAATTATATCTTCAGTTACATTTAATATTCTTCCTTCATAATGATCTCTAGAATCAACAACTGTCAAAACTCCATAACCATCTAATGTTTCTTTTAATTTACTTGTATATTCTTGTTTATATTTTACTCTTATTTCTGATGCTTCTTTATTTAATTTATCTTTTTCATCATTTAACTCTTTTTGCCTTTTTTCAATTTCAGCTAAACGTTCAAAATCACTAGTGGTTTGAGCCGTTTTCTCAATCATTTCATCTAATTGATCCCATTTAACATCCTGGCTTGTCACTAATAACACCCTCTTTCTCTAATTTTTCTTTTTCAGCTCTAAGTTCTTCTAATCTTTTTTCATTTATTTCTTTTCTTTGTTTCTTAATTTCTTCAATTTTCTCTGCTAAATGAGAATATCTTTCATTTATTTCTTTAGCTGTTACTATACCCTTATCCATTAATATTTCAAGTATAATTAAATCACGAGCTGTGTAATCATCTTCATTTGAATATCCCCTAAAAATATCATCTAAATTAAACATCTAAATACCCCTTTCATTTAATAATCTTTCTAGTACATAAATATCAGTTATATCATATGTTCTATTTTCATAATCAACAAAATATGTTGGATAATAATCAGCTGGTCTTTCATAATTTTCTGCACAATGTTGACAGTAATCTAAATGATCATGATATTCAGCTAATTCATTATCTTTAATATATTGAACACATTCTCTTATATTATCTGATTTAAATGCTATCTCAGGAACATAAGCCATTATAACTTCATACATAATTATTCACCTTCTTTATATCTCAAAATCATACTAACTTGTTTTTGTCTTGCAATTCTACAAAAATCATTAATGCCATCTTTAGCAATCATATTAAGAAAATATTCAATTAATTCTCTAGTATCTTCATGCAATAAATAAAAATCTCTGCCTTTTGTATAATAATCTAATGGTACTGAATATGGCTCATTATAATCAGGATTCACTCCAGAATACACAATACCTGCAGCTAACCAATCACAAATCATTTCTACTACATATTGATATGGTATTCTACCTGGAGTATTTTTGTATGTGCTTAAATTATCGATCCAGTACTCCCAATGGTGTGGATTACGTCCTTTATGATGTTGCCAAGCCATTGAATAGCCCTTGACATCTTTTTCATTATCAATTGGACTTCTTGTACCTGTATAATATTTTACACTACCTAAAAATTCAGTAGGGCCAAATTTACTTAGATCATGAAGTAATCCTCTTTTAATCATTCCACATTTAAAACAAAATTTCATTACATAGTATTTATGTTTAGATATAGTTTTCAAATGTTTTAATGCTTTACCCATTATTATCTCCTCCCTGGTTTTCTAATCTTCTTTGTTGATATTCATATGCATCTTTAATTTCAAATAATTCTTTCAATGTGTATAAGCAATTACGTTGCATACCAATACCTCTTGGTTCTCCACCTGGGCGATCACTTACTTCATAAAATGTCATACATAAATCCATATTACCTATTTCAAGTCGGTGATTTTCGTGAATAGAGTGAACATATCCTTCATATATGATATCTTCTCCTGATTCATAGTCTTCCATAGAATAGAAAACTCTATCACCTATTTTTAATTCTGATCTCTGCATAAATATCACTCCTTCACCTGAGAATACGAATATAAAAGACAATATTATTGAGGCATATTGTCTTTCTTTTTCTCATTACAATGTTTACACATAGTTTGCATGTTGCTTATATGATCAGGGCCACCTTTACTCTTAGGTATTATATGATCTTTTGTCATTAATATTTCACGTCCCATATCATCTAATGCATACAGATTTAGGTGATAACCTTGACCTTCTTTGTCACCCTCATTTCCACCAAAGTCACTTAAACATTTCTCTAATGCTAAAAATTTACCTTTTAAACCACATTCAACACATGTTAAACTATTATTAAATGTTTGATATCTTAATGAATTTGGCTTAACTTTATACCCATTTGGTAACACATAGTATTTATCTTTACATGTAACTATATTATGTAATAATTCTTCAATATTATCCATATATGTAGCGATTCTTACATATGAATTATCAGTTATATGTAATGGTTTATATTCATCATTTAAATTGTTTGCTTCAATTATTTTATTTAATTTATTCATTTTACGTTCATAATCAGTTATTTTATTATTACTTTTTTCATCAACATAAGCTTTCATATCTATATTATCATTTAAAAAACGTTTGAAGCTTTTCTTTTTCTTGGTGACATAGGTGATTTTCGGTATTTCACCTGTCATCATAATTTCATATATTTTGTTTTGTAATTCTTCTATTTTCTTACCTTGCTTAACAATTATTTCTCTATCATCCATTGTACATTACCATTCTCATTTTTAATGAATCCCTCTCTATTTCTTAGTTTATCACGTACCCCAATTATTTCTTGTGCTGTTTTCTCTCCACAATTTCTTATTCTTTTAATATCTTTATCATCCATAACTATTAATCTAGCTGGTGACATATGACATTCACATTTACCATTAATAGACCAAGACATATCATATCTTCTTAGACAATTATATGCTCTTATAGATAAACCTAAATATTTCAATCCTTCACTTGTATTCATAATATTTTCTAATTGATTAATATACTCAACTTTACCATTATTACTGAATATTGCTCCTTGGATTTGATAATACTTTTCAGCACCTTCTCTAATAATAGCATTTAACCCTGTTCTCCTTAAATGCGATTCTAGATCATGTATCAATGATAACACTGTTCTAAATTCCATGTTATATTTATCCCCTATTTCTCTAGCGCTCATATCTTCTTCATAATAATCATTGAATATACTTATTTTTCTTTCATCTATTTTATTTATTGGATTCTTTAACATTTGCAATGCATATTGAATATCTAATTCGATTATTTCTTTAGACCTAGCTTGCATAATTTCGATTGCAATACCTTCATTAAATATGCATTCTAATAGATTAAATGGATATCCCTTTTTATCCATCGCTATCATCTCCCTTTCTATCTCATATATTATATTAAAATTGACAAGGGGGCACGAAAAATGAGGACCATTATGGAATCCTCATTTCTTGTTTATATAGTTGTACTTTTCTCTGTGTATCTTTCTTCCAGAACCACCATGCCAAATTTACATTATTTTTTAATTTAATATCATCTTTATCTATATCAAAATACTTAACTGGGATAAACACTAATTGTTTACTTAACCCAATTCTACAATTTACTGCTTGGCCACGTTTAGCAAGTGGTAAAAATGGTATCTCATTGATATAGAAATAATTTAATTTCTCATATGGACTAACCATCATATTTTATATTGATCTTATATTCAGTTAAGAATTTTTCCAATGTATCTTTATCTACTAGTAAATCCATAACCTCAGATATAGATTCAATACATCCTCCATCATTAAATTCCATTCTACCATCTGCTAAATCATAGCTAACAGTAACCCTAGGATCATCAGGATAATGTTTATCTAAATTGTAATCATATGCATGGTATTCTAATACAACTGGCCCATATTTAGGTATTAATTCTAGTTCCAATAATAATTCATGTAATCTAGCTAATGCTTCATCTACATCACAATCATCATGTTCCTCTAGCCATCCTTTATTAACTCGCATCAAATGTAAAAATGTAAATAAATATGAAGCCATCCATTCAACATGTGTCAAATCTGAATTATCTACACCATCAGTAAAATCTCTAATTTCAACTCTAAGATTTGGTGTATCCATATTAACTGGTAATTCTACACCTTTCCAATTTTTCTTATGTGCTCTAGGTGGTAATGTTTCTTTTTTATCCATTAATACCAATGTATGTGTGCTTGAACTGTTTGTTTCAAATATGTTATTTCTAATGACTTTCATAATATTTGCTCTCCTCCTTACTTCGTATTCTCCATACTTTAAATGAACGTTTAGTATCTTTACTACAGCATTGATAAATACCTCTGTTATCAGCAGGATCATATATGTCAAAATACCACATATCTTCTTTAGACATTTTAGGTTTCCACTTAACATAATCTTCTTCAACAACCATGTTTTTAATATCCCAATTTATCCTGTCACCATATTCCCTGAGATAAATTTCAATTGCTTTATCCATATCATATACATCGGAATCAAACAATACACCATAACCATCAGAAAATTCCATATAATCAAATTTTCTAGCCATTTTTCTTCACCTTCTTCCATTCACTATATAGTGGATGCTTTTTATTTTGTTTTACAACTATTTTTGTTTTATTACATTTATGGCACACATATAAATGATCATCATAATACCCATAATCCGAAAATGTTACATAATCTGATGTATAACTAGATCTTCTAGTAGCCATTTCTTCCCAATTATGTTTACAAAATAATTGTTTTAGTTTCCTTATCATAGAATACACCTCCACACCGTAATACTCCAAAATAAAAATAGGATCATTAGATCCTATCAATTTCGTTATTTTCTATTCTTTTCAATTGCCTATCTGCTTTTGCTCTCATATGCCTTAAGATATCTTCTTCACATATATCATATGACAATACAATTTGCCCTAACATAGTTAATACATCAGCAAATTCTTCAGCAACTGCATCTCTTAATTTATCAAAATCTTGTGTATATTCACTATCTCTAGCATTTTCATAATTGATAACGGCTTCATTAAATTCAAAAATCTCGCTTTGTGCCCTTTTAATTTGATGTCTAACACCATAATTTTTACAAAAGAACAATAAGCATTCTTTTAAATTATCCGATGTCATATACACCTACTGTAGCTCCCATATCAAGATTTTGTTCAGTGTTATATTTATCCTTATCAATAGCAATTGTATCAACAATCACTTCTTCTTCATTTGGTCCCATAGATGTAATGGCTCTTTCAATTTTGATTCTACCTGATCCATCACCATCTACCCTAAGTAAAATATTTCTACTAGCACCTATATTACCTAAATATTCACAATGTCTTAATGCTTTTTCAATTGCATCTAAGTCTTCAGGTCTTCCTATCAACTTATAATATCTTTCACTCATTAATTATATCCTAATCATCTGATTCTGCGTCCCAACCCATAGCTTTCTCAAGTTTCTTTCTATTTATTTCAGTTTTCACTTGATTAAAATCTACTAGATCAATACATTCTCCCCAATCAACTTTCATACCAGCTGGGATAGTAGCTTGCGCTTCTGGTATATTTTTAAAACTTTCTCTCCATAATGGTTTATTATCCTTATCATATACTTGAAATGAGTAATGATGAGGGTATTTTTTAACAAACACATATTTATATGGGCCCATTATTTTCTCCTTTGTTCTGGTTTAGCTGGTGTTCTAACTAATCTTTTGACTGGCCCTTGTTGTTCATGAACTGGCTCTTCAGCATCTGGTTCTACTATCCCAAATGCTTCTAATACATCATCCAATTCAGAATCAGGTATCCAATCATATGTTCCACCATCATTTAATCTCCACCAACATCCATTTTGGCTTTTTACAATAGCAGGTTTTTTAGGTTGCATTGCTTCCATATATTCTTCTATTGTAATTTGTTCATAAATGTCTTGTGGTTGATTATTTGCTTTAGCTTCTGCTTCTTTCTTTCTAGCTTCATCATTAGCTGCTTTGGCTTTCATGCCTTTTTTATTTATTGGGATATTATTAACGACATGCTTATTGTAAACATTCCATAAACTACCATCACTTAATTTATCATAAAATGACATTGGATATGGTAATTTCTTTCTACATTCAGCAATTATTCTTTCTCTTTCATAATATTCCATTTAACATACCTTCTTTCTAATCCCCTTATACGCCAATCTTTTTTAAACTATATATTTAATTGAAATCAGAGTTTGGAGTTAACTATGAGAGAAGTTACTAAGCTTATGATCAAGAAATATTCACTTATGAAATTAAAATATGATTTCATGGGTTATGAATTTCTAAGATCAAACCAACTCTCATTTCACCATCTAATTGTCCCTAGACGCTTATGCAAACAAGAAGGCCTAGGTGAGGGATATTTAGAATGGAATGGGGCAATATTAAGACAAGATACAAGTCATGATTATTTACATGTTATAGAACAATATGATCCCGACATTTTTGCTTCTATAACAAGTGAAATGATTGACACTAATATTAAGGGGTATATTGATATGGCGAACTTAAGAGAAATAGATGACATGTTAAGATATTTTGAAAGAGAACATTGTTCAACTAGAACTAAAAAGGGTCACCTTATCATTAAACCTGAATATACTAGACGTTTACTTAAAAAATAGCCTAACCTCCTGGCTATTTTTATTATTTTGTCTTAATAGTGGGGCACATAAATCGTGCCCCATTTTTTTCTTTGTGTTATCATCGTCGTGTAAAAGGAGGTAGTATAATATGAAATATACTGTAATTGAAGTAAATGAATCTAATAGAAAGGAAATATTTGAAAAACTTTATAATGGATCAGCAATGACTGTTCAAGGTATGATATTTAATGAATTGCCATTGTATATTAACCATTTTAAAGAAAATTGTGGTTTACATGATAATATTAATGTTTACCATTTCTTAGGAAAACAATACAATGATCATTATGAGTTAACAGGTAAAAATAGATTACCAAATGAATTAAATTGTATATCTATTGAATTAGATGATATGGACAATTGCATGGGTGCAAGACAATTAATTAGATGGTTCGATGATATAGTAGATAATGATTTAAGAAGAGAAGGTAGAGGTGAATAATGATGAAATATGAAGTAGGTCAAGAATTTACATTAGAGACATCATTAGGTCCTAAAACAACACATATAGTAGCAATTAAATATGAATTTGCTGATTACATTAAAGGTGGTCCTAAATATGTTACTGATGAAGAAGTAGCTGCTTATATACAATCAGGTGTATTAACTGAGGGTAATAAGTTATCTGAAAAAGAATTAGCAATACAACAAATTGAAAAGAAATTCGGTATTCGTTTACAAGAAGTAGATTATGCTGGTCGTGCAATAATACCTGAATAGGAGATGATTTAATGATAAGTATTGAGCAATTAAAAGAACAATTTAAAAATGGTACATATGAAGAAAGTTTATATTCTTCTAAAAATGAAAATGGCGACGATGTAGTAGTAATGATAGGGCAAAATGGATTCGATATTAATACAAATCAACCAAATGGTTGGATCAGAGTAGATAGTTATGAATATGATAGTAGTGATGATACATGGACATACACTGAATCATACAATGGAAGGTGGAAATAAGTATGTTATTTAAACCAAGTATCAGTATAACTGATTATGATTATAAATTTAGAATTAAAATAGAGCGCCCATTACTAATGACAAGAAATCATCTATATCGCAGATGTAATAGATTTCTTAAGCATTTTCCTAATTATAACCTATATTGGGAAGATGACTTTACACTTATAATCAACATTTATTTCGATAATACTGGATGGGATAAAGATAGAAAGAATAGTAAAACACAAATTACTTCATCATTTGATGGAGAAAGAACATACATTAATTTTAGATGGACTGATGAATAAAAGAAAGTGAGGTGATTCATCTATGGCTAAACTAATAGCAGTAGATTACCAAGATCTAAGCCGTAAAGGTGGTTGTGATACTTGTGATTATGGATCAGTTTATATAGATGACATTACACTTAAATATGATGATGGAACTACATTACATGTTTATACTGAATGTTCATGTGATGGTTATGGTATAACTGAAGCAGATTGGATGCTTCTATTAGCAAATACAAATTCAATTGATGAGATTATTACAGCAGTTAAAGAAAAAATGAAGCCAGCTATTGAGCAAGATTGGATGAGTAAATGCATATATTATGAATTAAATGGCGAAAAGACCATGATTTCTAATGATAAATAAATTTTGAGAGGGCCCCAAGACGTGCCCCCTCTTCATCTTTGTGTTATAATATTGTCGTGAATGGAGGTAGTATAATGACAAAAGTCGACAAAGAGCTTCAGAAAATCTATAATGATGCATTAGATATACTATATCGAAACATCGAAGAATTAGATTATGAAGAAGCAAGTTTAGAAGATGCAATGTATGATATTAACACCATTACAGTAAATCATCGTTGTAAAAGCAGAAGAGGTTGCTGTAAAAACATGCATAGCATTTGGGGTTGTGATATTGAAATATCTGGTTACATGTTAGATTATCCAGAAAAAGAAATATTAACAACAATGGTACATGAATTATTACATGTATTTAAAGATTCACGTGGTCATAAAGGTATGTGGAAAATTAGAGCAATGAGATTATCTAGGGTTACTGGATTACAAATCCAAAGAACAAGACATATTGAAGCAGATGATCATCGTGAACCAAGTAGAATTGAGACAAAATTAATCAATTGTAAATGCGAAAAATGTGGTTACATAACACATAACTATAGAGAATGTAGATTTACAAGAAGACCAAATCTATACACTCATAGAAAATGTGGCGGTCATTTCATTAGAATAAATTAAGGGGGGTTGATTATAATGGATATTAGACCATATTTGTTAAAACGTAAATCTAAAATAAAAACATATGTTTGGTTAATGAATAGGTATAATGAATTAAATGGTAAAATAGCCAATGATATTGAATTTAAAAAGAAATACAGATGGTTCTATGGCATGGTGTTAGCTAAAAGCATAACACCAGCCATGAGTGATCAATATTTCCAATACATGGAAGATCATTACAATGAAGACCTATCTTTTGATAAGGTATTAGATGATGTATCAGCAATAACTGGTAGAAATGAAATATCATTTGCAAGTAAATTATTAGCTACAATTAATCCTAATACAGTTATTTGGGATAGAAATATTAGAGCATATCTTGATATTGATGATGCTAATGATAATGCTGAAGCCAAATTATTATATAAAGAGCTATGTTCAGAGATGATTGATATAGTTGAATCACCTGCTGGGCAAGATTGGATTAAAATATTCGATGAATTATTTGGTGATGAATTTGATGTATCTAAAATAACTAATGTTAAAAAAGTAGATTTTGTTTTATGGGTGTTAGGAGGTAGAATATAAATGAAAGTTAAAATAATTAAAACATATGATATGGGCAAATTTAGTCAATTAGTAGAAGAAATGTATGAAAAATATGATGTTGATCATGTTGATACTCATACTGAACATACAGTAATAAATAGAGAAATAACTTATTTCATAGCAATTGTATTTTATAAAGATAAAGAAACATCGCATGAATAGTGCGATGTTTCCGCATTTGCTCGCGCATATTTAAATGCTAATTATACAAATGCATAAATCATTGATAAATATAAAAATCGCGTTAAATACGCGATTTTCTTATGTTATTCTTTATAAGCAACTGGGTCTTCAACACCATTTAATTCAAATGCTTTTTTACGATCAATGCATGTACCACAAGTACCACATTGAATATCTCCACCTTCATAACATGACCAAGTCAAATTATAAGGCACATTTAAATCTAACCCAATTTTAACTATATCAGATTTATGTAATCCAACAAATGGAGCTGTTGGCTTAACATACCCACCTGTACCTGCATAAACTGCTTTATACATAGCATCAGTAAATTCTTTACTACAATCTGGGTATGCATTTCCAGCTGCATCATCACTATGTGCTCCTAAATATAATTCAACTTCTTCATCTGGGTAAACGCCCATAGCATAAGCTGCAGCACTTGCTATTAATAATCCATTTCTAAATGGTACAAATGTATTTACAATACCAGTTTCTGATTTATTAATTTGTTCAGCATAACTTGTATGTTCCATTTCACCATTGCCAACTAATAATGTACAACTAGAATTATCTTTATAAATATTAGATAAATCCATTACTTTATGATTTACTCCATAATAGTTAGCTACTGCTTCAGCACAATCTAATTCTTTACTATGTTTTTGTCCATATGTAACACTTAATGATGTTACATTTTCAGCACCATATTTATCAATGGCTACTGCTAAACATGTAGTGCTATCAACACCACCACTGCTTAATACAACTGCTTTCATTTATATCTCCTCCTATATATCTAAACTTAATTGGGTTTGTGTTGGTTCTTTACTTTTCTTAGGGGCACGAGTTCTACCCTTATCTAATAAACCACTTATTGTATTAGATACTAATTTAACTGTATTATTGTATTCTACTACAGATTCATTAAGTACATTAATATTAGGTACATCTAAACTTTCCATTTTACCGAATACCCTAATATCTACTTTATCTGCTTGTTCATATACAGTAATAGATCCTGCATTTACTTGTTTAGCATTAGTAACAAATATATTACCTTTTCTATGCCAATGGAATCCTTCTAATACTGTATCTATTATTCTACCCCATAAAGTTCCTTTATCCATTTACACATCACCTCCAATTATTTTTAATTACCAAGTATCCTTAATTCTAAATTTTACTATGTAATTTGCATGTTGAATGAATCCATTTATATCACAAGTAATCGTATCTATTCTTTCAACACGCCATTCTGATCCATGATCATATGACTGATCACAAAATATTTGAGCCATTTCTTTAACTACTTCTAAACCTTCCTCTTCGGTTTTCAAATTATATACATCAAATTCATAAGCAAAGTCACCTAAGACCTTATTATATTTGATACTTAGGTGATCTTTCTTTGCTCTTAATTCAGTAGGTAATTGAACAGATTCAGGTATATAAAACTGAATCTTACTCATCGTCTTTTCTACCTCTCTTATTATTAGTGAATACTTGTTCACTTACTTTGATTTTATTTACTACTGTTTGTTCATAATAATCTTCAAATGTGCCATTACCATTGTGAATAGCTTGGCCAATTAACATTTCAGCAGCTTCTTTATTCATTTTTTCTTTATCTTTTGGTTCAATAGTAATCACCATACCATAATGTGTTATTTCTTTAACACCAGAATTAATAATTTCTTCTTCAATTTCTTTTAATTCTTTACGTAATGGTTTCATTTCTTCACGATTTGATTTAATAATATCTTTTAATTCTAAATAACGTGCAATTGTTTGTTCATCCATATAATTATTCCTCCTCATTCTTATCAATAATTATTTTAATATGATCTACACCTTTAACTATATTTTTAATAGCTTCTTTATTAGTATCACTAATTGGTCCTAATATGTCTTCAATTAGTGCAATTGGGTCTTCTTCTGATTCACCATAACATTCATCATGAAATTCGCATTCATCACAGCATTCACAACATTCTGGATCATATCCATGACCACAATCTTCATATTCTTCAACATCATCAACATAACTACCATTCATAGTTAAGTAATCATATACTTCATCTGCTGTCATAAAGCCAATTGGTGTTTTAGCTAAATATTCATCATATACTTTTCTAGGTATTTTTCTACTAGCTATCATTTCACTAATTGCTCTTAATGTAGCTTTAACTTCAGTTTCTTTATTATGTCTAGCTAAATTAATCATAATGTTTTTATCTTCACCTTGTATTTCAACTAACCCATCATACTTTTTAATTAGGTAACCACTATTATCTCCACCTAATACATCTTCTAAATTAGTTATTGCATCTATAATTGCTTGTTTCTTATCCATATTACTTTTCCTCCTTATTATTAACTGGTATTGCATTTACATTACCTCTATGATTATGGCAAAATGTGCAACGAGGAGCACATGCTCCACAGCCATCGCAGATAACCCAATTACATGCAACACATCTGTATTGGATTGAATCATCTATAAGTCCTTTACAGCTCCAACATCCACTTACATGGTGTGGATTTTTCTCCTGATAACCTGTATCCATTGCTACCTCCTTCCTTACTTCTTCCACTAATCTTCTAGATCCACAATTATTTGTACATCTGTATCCATTTTACGATCTTCCAATACCTTAATCAATGAATGTACATCAATCTCAGATTCTTTTACAATTAAATGTACTTTACATAATAAACCTTGGTCAATACATTTACTTAATAGATCCATACATTCATCTAAATAATCTGGTGCACAAATAATTTCTACTATATCTTTACTCATTAAATCATCTAAATGTTCAAATACTAAATGATTCATTGTTTTAGGTTTGCTCATATCTGCTTCAATAACAAATGCATAATTACTTTGGATTTCTAATGGTAAATCATAACTATACATCTTATCAACAAATGGGTGGAAATCTATTTCTCCGCTTGTATGTATTTTAACATTGAAATTTTCTGTAATTAGTTTATATACTAACACTTCAAATTGCTTATCTAATAATAAACTGTCACCTTTAAGTACTACTTCTAAGCTTTGGTTTTTATGGCACTCAGCTACTATGTCACCTAATGACATTTCTTCACTAAGTAATCCACTTAATTCAATTGTTGTAATTGATGGTCCATTAGTTATTTTAGATACATCAAATTTTAAATAATCATTCAACATAAATATTATCCTCTCTTTCTAATCCATCCTACGATATGTGAGGACAATAATAGCAAGATCTTGATAAATCTTGCTATCCTCTTGAATAATTTTGTATTTTGGCTGTTTCTTCACTTAACATCTTAAGTAAATCTTGTGCACTTGTTTTATTTGGGTTATTAATTGTCAATGAACCACCTTGTAAATAATAAATAACTACTTGTGTTTGGTCATCAGCACTAATTAATATGTTCTTAATATCCCTTAAATTAATATAGGTATTGGTACCTGCTAAATACATGTTATATAACACCTCCTATATTCATTATACTCCACCTTAACTAAAATCAGCCATATATGCTTTAATATACCATTTATTGTAATTTTTAAAATGGTTTTTAGCACATTCTTCAGCTTCATGATATTCAAATGTAGCCATTGCTTCATTAATATCCTCTGTCCACTCCATCATTATATGACCTGATTTTGTTTCCTTATCACTACATTTTAAATAAATCTCCTTATTTGCTCTACCTCTTGATGCTATAATATACATTTGTTCTTTCATAATATCTCACCTCATGAATCCATTATATCACAAAGGTTAAAAAGGGGCACGTGCCCCGTGCCCGGGCCCTCGTGTGAGGCACGGCCTGGGAGGGCCCTTGTGCCACAAAATAAAAAGTAGTTGATTTTATTCAACTACTTTACATATCTTATTATATAACTTATCTATTTTTCTTTCTAATACACCAGGTGCATGTAATAACATTGAATATGTTTCACAAATGAATTCATACATATAATCTTCATTAACTGAATCATTATTAATACGGAATAACATTTCTGATACAGAGCTTAAATATGTTTCAATACTTGTGTCACCTTTTCTTAATAGTAATTGTGGATTTTCTTCAAACCATACTGATGCTGCTAATGTCATTGGTTTATTTTCAAATGTCCAATCATTATGACGACAGAATGAAGTTGACATCATAAATACATCTGCAAATTCTTCATACATTTCGATAACATAATTTCTTTCTTCATTATCATGACCTGCATCACGTAATTTCTTACTAATGTCACCTTGGTTACGTAGATAACGATAACCAGCAGCCATTGCTTCACCGAATTCTTCTCTTACTACATAACTATCTTGTTCCAATGTACCTCCATTAGATAAAATCTTTTCTACTATTTTATTAGTAATTTCATACATTTTATTAAATTGTACACTGAAATCTGCTTCATCACGTGGATCACTATCTACTCTATTTTGAGCTTCTTGTGTATAAGGTGCACCGAATGTATCGATCCCTGCTACTGTAGTTATTGGATCAGCAACTACAACTGATTCTGTTTCTGGGGCTGATTTCTTTCTTCCCATGTATAACACTTCCTTTCTGAAACATTATACGCATCATATGAAGTTATTCATTTGGATTTTATATAAATTTACTAAAGTCCTGAATTGTTGTTTATCATTACGTGATAATGTAATTAGGTCACCGAAATCTTTAATATCATCTGGATGTTTAAGGATATTTATTTTGAAATTCTTTTTATTATATTTAAGAAATTCTTTTTGGGCTTTAATCCCTGCTTCATCATTATCATTAGCTAATACTATATCATTGGTAAGGCATTTGATTACTTCTTGTTGTGCTGATGTTAAATTAGATGTCATTATTGCTATGCAATTTTTATCATCGAATACATGACGATAAGTTTCACAATCTTTAGGGCCTTCTACTATTACTATTGGGTCTCCATATTTAAAATCTCTTTTTAAATTACATAAACCATAAAATAATCCACCTGTATTTCCTATATCTGCAAATGCATGGTCTTTCTTACTCCTCATTGTGCACCCAACTGGTATATTTTTATACATATTAAATATTAATAATACATCTTCATGTGCCTTGATGAAATTTGGAATAAACTTATAGTATTTGAATTTGTCTTGATGATCAAGTATTTCGCCGGAAGTTATTTGTTTTATGTTGTTTAAATTTGCAGCACATGTCAACCACGTATAGTCATCTGAGTTGATTGGAGCTGCGTTAATTTCGCGCGAAATATTGTATAATAACTGTAATACTGGTAGATGAGCATTTAATTTTTCTACTATATCATTACATAGTTGAGGATATGTTATTAGACCCATTTTAAATTGAGTCAAAGCATCTTTAAATAGTAATTTTGTTTCATATACCTGATCTAATTTTTGTATTAGATCATCTTTTTTCTTAGCTGTGTAGCTATCCCATAACTGTATAAAAATCTCTTTATAGTCGATTCCACATAACTCTAATGCATCGGCAGGGCCATATATTTCATGATCTGTAAAGCAATAAATACAATTACTAGCTGAATAATATTTAGCTGCTGGTGTATTTATGTTGTCATGAAAAGGACATTCCATATTCCCGGTCTCTGGAACAGAGTAACCGTTGGATGTTAGGATGCCCTTTATGCTTACCATATGCATTAATAATTTTTTCATCTCTCTTGGAGTAAATTCATTACTTTTCTTCATCCTCTACACTTCCAAACTTTGATTCATATTCTTCATATATCAAACGTATTTTCGATACTGATATTTTATACGAACTACTTAAGTTTTTTATGTTTTCTTGGGTGAAGCCTTTTCTTTTTAAGATATTCCATATCTCAATTTCATGAATAGTTTTTAATATAAGTGCATGTGTAGGTAATTTCAATGTCATACCTGCAAGTATATCTAAAAATTCTATCATTTTATCATCTGATTCTAGTATATTGCGAATTAATAGCATATCATTGTTGTAAGAAAACAACTTATGTAATAGAATAGTCATGTCTTCTTTTGACATATTTTGTTTTCTTATCAACGATCCATATTTCATTGTTTCAGGTAATGAATTTAATTCTTCTTTAGATAATCTGCTCATTAAATACCCTCCCTTACTATACTCCATATACACAATCCTAAAATACGCTGTAAAGTATTCATTGGAGGTACTTTAACATTTGTATTCACAGGACCATCATAATCATATTTATGATTAATAGTTACATCTACACCATAGAAATTCAAAATATCTATGATCATTGGTGTTATGTCTCCATATACAGGAGCGAATGTTTTACATACATTGTAAATTTGTTCTGAATATATTAATAACATTTCATCATCATTAGTGGTTAATTCTGGTACTTGAGAATCTGAAATATCATAACATACAGACAATTTATTTGAATGATAGATGTAAACTGAACCTGCATTTCTACAACAACTCATGAAATAATTTCTAATACAATACTGAGGGTCATATGCCTCTATTTTCAAAGTATTAAGACATTTCATCATCATAAATTGTTTAATATCCTCTTTAATATAATGAGGTGTGGTTTTAAAATGTAGGTTGTACATTACATCTGAAATATTATCCAAGAGCTCATATAATGAGCTCTCGTGTAAATTTTTAAAGTTCATTTACTTATCCTAATATCTGTTAATTGGCAATTATTTTATCTATTGTTTCTGGCTGTAATTGGCCACCTAAAATATCTACTGCCCCCATTTCCAAAAGTGCTTTTTTCACTTTATTTGAATTTAATTTAAATTTTTTACATGCCCCTGTAAATGATAATCCATCAATAAGGCTTTGGATTATATTTGATAATGGGACACCTTTTAATACTACTTCTCCACTTTTTTCTATCAATTCATTAATAGAAAGCGAATCTTTGTCCATAATACCTATTGAATCACCTAATGTTAATTCCTCAGTACCTGGTATTTGTGCATCTAGTGATGAAGTTGGTGCTGTATATTTAATACTTTTACAAAAATCTGCACAATGGTTTGTAACTACTCTATTACAAAATGCCCTGATTGTTTGAACTGCTCTTGTTGGATCTTTCAAATAATCATCATATGCATTTGTACCATTTTTGGTCTTTCTTAGACATTTTTGTAAAACATCATTTGCTAAATCTTCATTATCCATATATGACTGATTTTGTACTGTAAAAAATTTCTTCTTTACTATAAATACTGATTTGGTTAAGTGTGCATGTAACCAAACATAATATTCATCAGGACCCATTATATGGTCTGGTGTTGCAATTTCATATCTACCACTACTTGGGTAAATATTTGTGGTTTTTATATTAGATTGTCGTTTCTTTGGTGGAGCTTCTTTACGATCTTTCGCTCTTGTTTTGCTCTCCTTATATTTTTCACACAACCTAATAACCTCTTCTACATTATCCCCTGCTTCTTTCCTATATCTTCTGAAACACGTATCAGATATACCATATTTTGATTGCATTTCTTTCCATATAGGGTTAACTGGTTTTCTCATCTTTTGACCTCCTTCTATCTTACATAACCATTGTATTACAGATAATTCAAAAAGTCACCCATGATGATTTAATCTTTTGTAAAGTTTTTTATCTTTGTGGGTCACATATCAATATTTTGGTTGAGAATATTGAATGTACAATATCTATTGAATTAATTAATACCTGTTCAGCTGTTTTATATGAATCATATATCAAGTAATCTTCAGTTAATATATATGCCCCTGTTCTATCATCTAATTTAGGTAAATAATTAGAACCGTTATTTTCTACCCCACAATTTAATAATAAATGGTCATATATACTATGTAGTGCACTAATAACTGGTACCTTTAATTCAGGTGTTAAACAATTGTCATCATCTAGTAATTCAGCAACACGAATATATGTTAAACCACCACCTATACAAACACCATAACGAAGGGCATTTGTACATGAATGGATTGCATCTTCAAATCTTCTGTACTGTTCTTCTAGAGCTATTGAATTATTTGCGCCTGCTTTTATAATGGCTGTTTTAGTTGACATATGGAACTCATTATCTTTGATGTATTTTGCCACTTTATCTAAATTTTCTGCAGTAGGTTTAATAATTAATGCATCTTTATTAAAAATGGCACCATCAATTCTACCGTATGTCATATCAGCATTATAATCTATATTTTCCTTTATTTCAATGATTTTACTATCAGTTATCTCAGAAATTAAAGTCATGTAACGAACTATTTTATCTCCGTACCCTTCTAACGCAATTGGGTAAATATTGTACCCACCTTTCATTAAATTTTGGGCTACCAATCTAAATACATCTGTTGACATGCGATCATAGAATAAAATAATTGGTTCTTCTGCTGTTTTAGATTTAACAAGCAAATTACTTATAGTACTAAATGCTGTAATATCACCTTTAAGTATAACTGTTTTACATGATTTTAATTCTTTTTTAATCAACCCTGTACTATCTAATGCTAGTTCTGGTATAAAACCAACTTGATTAAATGGTACACCATCTATTTTTTCTAGCACAGGTATATTAAGATTTGATTTTTCTAATAATACCTCACCATTTGCACCAGCAAAATCATATGCTTGTGTAAATAGATCAACATATTCAGGTGACCCTAATGATGTTTCAGCTATTTGTGGTATAGTGATAAGTTCGCCTATCTGATGTGCAGTACTAGGCAATAGTCTAAGAATATCTTTACGAATATTTCTTAATTGACGGCATATTTCAAATGATGACATATTATTTACTAATGGGGCTAATTGCTCTAGTAATGATTTTATCATTATAATTGTCGAAGTTGTACCATCTCCAGCAACATTGTTAGTAGATAATACTGATTCACGTATGGTTTGTAATGCACAAGCCACTTCAGATTCAGTTGATGTTAAATTATCTATAATAGTTTTACCATCATTTATTATCTGAAATTTTGGGTTTGCTTGAATATCTTTACCATATACTACAGCTGTATTTAATCCACTTGGCCCTAATGTATGAGCTACTGCATCATATAACAACTTAGAAGCTGCTTTAAATGTCTCAACTGGTTGTTTTTCGCTAATTAGTTTCAAAATCTATTCCTTTCCATTTTTCCCGAAAGAAAAATACCTATTTTTTCAATAGGTATTATACGAATTATTTTAATTAAAGGGCAATTAGTTGTTTTGGATATCTTTTTCAACACAATTCATAAATATTTCGTTTATTTCTTTTCTCAATGCTTTAGTTGGTTCTAATTCAAATTCATCTTGTAAATATTCTAATACATCATTAGTAACTTCTTCAGCATCCATGAAATCAAATTCTTCTTCTTTCATTCTATCTAATATGTAATTAGTAATTGCATTGCTTTTAGTTTCTTTATTTACTGCTTCATTTAATACTGGAACAAATTTATCTCTTAAAGCAATTGCTTTAAATGGGTAATATATTGTTTCATTTAATTTATCTGAAGTAACTGTTTTAGTATAAATTTCTTTACCATATGAGCTTTTTAATGAATATTTATATTTATCTTCTTCTTTTTCAACTATTAAACTCATTACATATGATTTATCATATAATGTAAATTCAACTAATGCTGATTCTCTAAATGTATCTCTAGCACTTCTTGTTGTTAATATATTAAGTACATGTTTACATTCATTTTCATCTAATCTTTCATCTAAATTAGCTAATATTGAATTTATATTGATGTCTTTATCCATTGGCGGTTGTATATCAGTACTTGCTATATCTTCTTTTTTAGTTAAGTCAGCTATTGAATAGTCAATTTTTTGAGTTTTAAATGATGCTGATTCGCTCATAACAGGTTCCATAACTGGTTCAGATGGAATTGGGAATGTTGTTGGTGTAGTTCTATCCATCATGTTTTCTGGTTTATCAATTACTTTTAAAATTGATCTTTTACCTGTTTCTTTTATTTCAGGATCTTTATGTTTTTCTTCTTTATGGTTTTTAAAGAACAATTCAATTGTTTTTAATATAGTTCTTTTTGTTTCCTTACTCATTATTATCCTCCATATCTCTCATTTCTTTGTTGTAAACTATATCTAATAGTTTATTTATATAATCAACAACCATATTTAAATCTTCTATGTTATTTAAACATACTTCTTTATCTTTTAAGTCATCGAATTGATCTAATAATTCAATAGGAGGTTCAGTTGTGTATGATAATGAAAATTTATTCCCTATATTATTAATACCACCTATGAAATATATTTTCTCATTAGTTTCATTATGAGTAATTTCAAATAATGATAAATCTAATTTAACTAAATCTTCTAAGAAATTATCATTATTTATTAATGAATCTAATGTTAAAGCTTCTTCATCTTCTACAGGTTCTTCTGTATCTGTAGGGATTTCTATATCATCTAATTGATACGAATCTTCACCGATTTGTTCAGATTCTTCTTGTATAAATGGTTCATCTAATGGTGCTGGTTCATTAATTGAAACAGGTTCATTTATCATAGATGGGCCAAGGTCAGTTGGTTCTTCATCAACTGGTTTTTCCTCTTCCACTTCTTCAAATGAATTTATAATATCAACACCAGTATCTAATATAAGATTAATTAGATTGTAAAAATCAACTATATCGTTAGCTTCTAATGATTTTGCTAATTCTATAATCAATGCTGTTCTATCACTTAATGTCATTTCATCGTTAATATATTCTGTTAACATGTCAGTAAATGAATCGTCTGTTCCTACTATATCAAATTTAGCTGACCATTCATTTATTTGTACTTGTACTTCTTTTTCATCTATATCAATATTTATGTCTAATTGATTAGCTACAGGTTCATCTACATCAACTGTATCAGATGGTATATCTACTAATTCAGGCTCATCTGTTATTTCTTCAACTGGTTCAACAATTGGTTCTTCATATTCACCTATTAGTTTAAATGTTCTTTTCATGTAGTCATATAGACCACCGAAACTTTCTTCACCACGTGATATCCATTTCTCTAATTTACCTATAACAGCATCTATATCTTTTTCTTCTGATATCTCATATTCGAAATCTTTGCCATTTATAGTTATCTTAAATGATGTATCTGTTAATTTAACAGGGTTTTCAATTATTAAATTATCCATATTCCATCCTTAATCATCTATATGCAACAAATTCATGCTGCTATCTATTACTACGCCATCTTTCCAAATTTTATCTTTATTTGTAATAGTAATACCATTTTCTATTATCCTAATATATTTATCACCTTTATGAAGATATCCTAATTCATCTGGAGTGAAACCTTCTTCTAAGAAAAATACTACTTTCTTATTTAAAGATATTGGTGACACTGGGATTAAACTATCGATAGCTTTATTTAGTTTATTATTTATATTAACTTTCATTTAGTTCTATCCTCCATGATATCTAAACAAATATATAAAAAAGCCATTACAAGTAATGGCTTTGGGTATATACTGTTGTATATTATTAATTTACTCTTGCTTTATTACGTTGGATTTTTTCTTCAACTTGAATAGCAATTTCAGTAGCTTTTGCATCTTCTTCTGGTGTAATATCAACAAAGTCAATTACTGGTGTGTAATAAACAATTCCGCCATTACCATTTTCGGCTGCTTCTTTAAGTTTAAATGCTTTACCAGTCATATTATTGTTAATATCAAATCCAGCTTGTCTACTAGATTTAGTAAATGCAAATTTAACTACTTCTTCACTTCCTCTAATTATAGCATAGATATTCATTGTATAATTAGCATATGGAAGATCTTTAATAGCTTCTTTTACTACTGTACTATATGGTCCTCTACAAATTTCTGTTGTAGTATCTTCATAAGTATCTTTTTCTTTTACTACCATTACCTCATTTTGTAAATCAGTAACTTCATTTGAAGAAATTGTATTATAGTGTTCACTTGGTGTTCCTTTTTTACCCATTGGGCGAGAACCTGTAACACTAACTGTAGCTGTTAATGGAATAAATTCAATATTTGCTGGTACAACTTTGTTTTCATTTGTTTCAAAATTGTAACTTTCAAATGCTTTACTTGAGCTTTTCCATTTAATTCTACGTTTAGCTATAGTTTCAAATTGTCCTCTTGGGTTTGTTCTACTTCCTAATGATGTAGATAATTCAGTTGGGGCATTTGTTTCAACTATTTGCTCACTTTCTTCGAAATCATATTCATTTCCTAAATTTGCTTCTGCAAACGGATCAAATTGGTTTTGCATAAATCATCTCTCCTTTCTAATCCAATATACGATTATGCATTAATATCATGTTGAGATTCTTCAACATTTAAAATATCCATTATACTTAAAGTATAATTAAATAAACTAAATATTAGGTCTTCTGGGATTTCAGTTGATAACATTTTCTTAATAAAATCTTGACCATACATCCCAATACCTACAAATATTGCATTACCTAAAAATGTAGTTTCAACTGTTCTATTTAGGTAAGTTGGTGTAGGTACTAATAGATGAGCTCTTTCTAAGAATTCATCTGGTGTTCCATCGAATTGATCGAAACTTTCTTCTAACAATATAGTGGCAGCTGATACTTCAAGATATTTTTCTTCAGTCATCTCAAATTCAGTACCATTCACATTTGTTAATACCATTTTTAACAATCCTTTCTATCTATTTCCATAAATTGATTATGTTTTCTTTACTTATTACACCTAAGCAATCTCTGACATTTAATATGTGATGTCCTGATGTAAATTTAATACCACATTGAAATGGGAAAACTAACAACATACTATCGTTATTTTCATTTAAACCTAATATGCTTCTAACATCTTCATCTGCATCTACTAATGTATATAAGCTAAATTGTACAGCATCAGGATTATACATATTAATACCTTCTACAATAATATCTCCTGTATAATCTTTAGCTACTATATTACCATTAATTGTTAACATGCTATTCTATCTCCTTCATTAACCTCTTCATTGTTTGGGTTAAATAGTGAGATATGGTATAAATATTTTCCATTTCTAGATTCTATATCTGCTTTAGCTGCTGTTACTTCATCTTTGTTATAATTAATGCTTAATGAAATTACTTCAGCACCATTTAAATCTTCTTGTGAATCTACAAATGATTTTCTAAGTGTAGTTGCTACTATAGCAGCCATTCTTTCATTCAATTTATCATTATGAGCAACATATAAATTTTTAACTAATTCAACATTTGTATTGATACATATTAATTCAAGTGCTCTAAATAAATCAACTGAATCTACATTTTCAAATGCTTTATCGAAATCTATTTTATTGATTCCTCTAATCCATTCTTCAATCTCATCTTTAATTAGAACTGAAAAAATTTCAAACTCGCTTGATAACTGAGTAGTTTTACCGAAATAGTCTAATACAAGTCCATTATCATTAACTTCAATAACTGTTTGATGGTTAATGCAATCTCCTGGTTCTAATATTTCAAATATAGAACTAATTTCTTTACCATTTTCCTCATCTCTAATAAGTCCTTGAGGTGTTCTTGATAAAATAACCGCTGGTTGTTCTGCTGCTGGTTGCCCCATTACAGGAGCATCAGCAAATTGATTTTCAAATACTGGTTCATCTGTTTTAATTTCCATACCAGCATTCATTCCTGAATCTACCATATAATTCCTTCCTTTCTTTATTATTTCGTTTCTAAATACGAATTGAATCTACCTTTTTTAAGGGCTAATTGATATTTAAGATAAAATATTGTTGAAAGGAAAATATAAACTAAATCTTGATATGATCCTTTAAACCTTTTATCTCTTATACCTTGTTTGATAACCTCAAACTCTCTATAATCAATACCTATAATGGCTTCACTATAAGTAATTATAGACAAAAATTTTTCATTTAAATCACCACTACATTTAAGCAGTAAATCTAGCTCCATTATTGATTGTGCTAATTCATTGATCTCCATGTTTTCATTGATACATAATACATAATCACAAAATTTATCAAAGTCAAATTTACCTCTAGTAAAGAAATATATGCTAATATTTCTTAAGTTTTTATCAACTGGAGGGTCAATCTTTATTTTATTACTATCATGTGAAGGGGCAAGCATCCATAATAAAAATACCCCTATTACTAATATCATCCACCACATAATACTCTCCTTATTCTCTAAAATGGTAAATCTTCTTCATCAAATAACGACATTTCTTGTTGAATACTTGAAACATTTATATTTGAATTACCAGCTGCTACTAAATCGTCCATAGTTAATGTAGCAAACTCTTGATCGCTTGTTATGTTATCTCCACCTATCATATAATGCTCAAAATCACAATAAATAGGTTCTGCTGTATCTGTTCTATTACCATCTCTGTTTTTCAATATACCAAATTTAATTTCTTTACTAGCTTGTAAAGCAGGATCAGTAAATAATGAAATTATAATTGATGAAGCTGTTTCAATTTCATTTGCTTCTTTAAGTGATGTTAAATCATACATTCCTTCATGTTTAACTGCTCTCATGAAACCTTGTCTATTTATTTGGGCACACATTAGTACATGTATTTGTCTTTTAGATTTTAGGAAGTCCAAACTTTGGCTTCTGAAATAGTTAACCCATTTATTTATAATTGTATTTTCATTTTGTCTTGAATTGTCATCACTGAATTGCAACATCTGAATATGGTCAACAATTAGTAAATCTATGCCATGCCCTGTTTCTTTTTCAGCTAATTTCTCTACTTCTTGTAATTTATTATTAAATGCGAAAAATGTACGAGCTTCTAATTGTTGTTCATCTAATATGTATGCTTTACCTGGTAGTTTTTCTATACTAGGTATTATTTCTTCTTGTATGTATTGCCAATCGCCTGATGCTAATGTTTTATTTTTCATGTCAGAATGAACTACTGCTTTACGGAAAATTGGTTTACCACTTTCATCTGCTTCTACACTATGTCTTGATATTAAATTATATAACAAATGATCTGCACTTAATTCTAATGATAAATAACATACATTGAATCCTTGTTTTAATGCTGAATGCATTACACATACTGAGAATGTTGATTTACCACCACCAGTAAATGCTGCTACTGTTGACAATTGGCCTGGTTTTAAACCTCCAATAATATCATCTATCTTTTTGTTATCAACTCTTATACCTGATTTACTTGTTGTTCTATTATAAATTTCATCTATTTCATCAAATACATTGACAAATTTAATAGTAGTTGCATCTGTATTCATTAAAGCATTTAATTTATCAGCTACATTTTCAGTTACACCTTCTGATGTAACTTGTGAAGCTATATCAATTAGTTGATTACTAACCTGTTTATTAAGTCTATCTTTAACAAATAATCTGATTGAACTCATAATATCAGTTAATGGAGTTGTCGATTGACAACGATAAGATGGAATACTTTGCAATAAAAACTGATGTGATGGAACACTACCTGTTGTTTGGTATATTTGTTTATAAGCTTTTAATACTTCTGATTCTACCTCTTGTAGTATTCGATGTGATTCTATTGTTTCTATACTATCTTTAATGAAATCTTCATTCTCTGGAAGACATAATGTATATAAAATATCATCAAATTTTGGTATTACTATTTTACTTGTTGTCATTAGAACACCTCATTTCTTTTTTTATTTGTTTTATTATTCCCATTATTCAAATCAATGTAATCATCTATTGATTGAGATTTTAATTCTTTTGCTTTTGTTAAATTACCTTTACAATAAACAAAAGTACTTTTACCAAAGGCTTTTCTTTCTTCAATTATTTTATCTAAAATTGGGCCCCATATCTTATTAGTTAAATTTACAGTTGTATAAATAATGAATAACATATCCTTTTTAACATATTTTGATGTATTAACTGGATTTTCAGTATTGAAATGCTCATCAATTAAGTTATTTAATGTAACAAGCCCAAATGTGGGTCTTTTATTCATCATTTTACCTGCTGTTAATAAAATATGAGTAAATATTTCTTTATGTATATCTTCTTTGTCATACAAATACATTTGATTCCTATTTAGGTTCATCATACTTAAATCTAAACCTTCCAGTTTCTTTGGATCTATAGGTAATAATTGTCCTAAATATAATTTTAATCTTGTAACTTTTAACTCTTCTTCCATAGACAACTTCCTTTCATAGTATGAAGTACGCTAAGTACTTTTTTATACTTCATATTTTCTATACGAATTTTTAGATAAGTAAAGCCAAGTTAATACTTGGCTTTGGAAGAAGGTAGTTTTAGCGAGAACTAATAAATCTTAACAGGATCTTTTAAAGGAAGTTCATTTGCTAAATACCTTATTTATCCTTACATTTTAATATACGCTATTTTCTTCTTTTTGGTGTTAGGACTCTGCTTTTTCCTTTATCATTAAAATCATATAGTTGAGGTGATACTGATATAATATTACCTTTACCATCTGTTTCTAAATGTACAAACCAAACACCTTTTTCATTTTTTAGCCCCATTGATCTAGCAAATTGTGTTTGATCAATTGTACTAGGTACTTGGAAGCAATGCATACCTTGATAATACATATAGAAGCTATTATGGAAATGTCCTTGCATTAATATGTGTGGTTTTTCATCTTCTGATATTGTTTCAGCATATTTTTGTAATTTATAACTTAATGCATACGCAGGGCCTTTAGATCCGTGTACTAGTCTTATTTTTATACCATTAATATTAACAGTTGCAACATCTGGTCCAAGATAATGCATATCTTCTCTTTGTCTGTCAATAGCTTTACCTATATCATATCCATCGTTTCTTACGAAAGTGAAATCATGATTTCCAGCTATAAAATAAGTATCTATTCCATCTATATGTGGATATTTATCTACAATATAATCTGTGGTTTGATCTGCCCCTATTGTTTTTAATTCATATAGCTGTTGAGGTCTATTTGGGTAATAACCATCTGAAATATCTCCAGCATGTAATACGGTTGTAATACCTCTATTTGCTGCTTCTTGGTAAGCTGCATTCAATAAATCTAATCTATCACATTTTGACCCTAAATGTGTGTCAGATACTAATAATAAATCAGAGGATGTTGTTTTAGGTATTTCATAAATACCAGTTCTTGGGATTGGTTGACTAATTTTAGATATTTCACCTTCTCTAATATCTATTGCCATGCCATCCATTTTTAATAATTCAGCTAATCCATAAATCTCATATGGTTGTAATCCTAATTCTTCACATATAGCTGAAAATGATCTTTTCTTGTTGATTAGATATTTAAGTTTCTTCATCACTTCTTTTTGATTTTCCATTGTGTCTCCCTATAAAAAGAAAACAGAGGGAATCCTCTGTTTTTCTAACTGTCTATACCTAATTGTAAAATAATTAATTTATTCATGATTCACCTCTTTATCCCTAAATATATTTAGGATTTCTGATTTGGTAATACATGATATACCTGCTAAAGTAAGTATAACAAATTCAGCCCAGAATACATAATGAGCTAAGTCAAATATTGCCCCTATTATAAATATTAAGATACCTATAACAGATAAAATAGAGCAAGTATAATAAATTTTATTTCTTATTTTCTTTTCTCTGGTTTTATTCCCACTTGATTTTGTGAAAAACACACCTTGCCAAACTAGTAATGCTCCAAACCCTATTAAAGCACCAGCTGAATGAACTATATTAGATAATTCTTTAGATAAGCCAAATACACCTACTTTATCTTGAATTACATAATCAGACCCACACATTTGAAATGCTACTAATAAGAAACCTATTGCCATTATTTTTGTACATAATGAATCGCCAAATGAATTCCATTTACTCTTGTATGAGAAACCAAATATTGCTAAGCTCCCTAATATAGTAGGTAATATTGGACTTGTTTGATTTGCTATTGTTCCTGATTCACTTATCGAATTTAGGAATGGTAAACCATAAATAATAACTGTATCAAACAACACCAATGGAGCTATTATGATGGCTAAAATACCCATTATAAATAACTGGCGATTATACATATTATTCTTCATCTTTTTCTTCTTCCTCATGGGCACGTCTATACTTATATTCTTGTTTCCAATAATTTAAAATAATAGGTATAGAGCAAGCAAACATTATTGAAAGGGCTACTATAGTTGTAACTATCCCTTTTACTATCCCTTCCTTCATTTTTCAACCTTTCTTATTCTATTTAAATTTTATTATTCTGGATCACAAGGATCTGCTGTTAAAGTCATGTTAACATCAACGATATGTACTAATGTAATTATACTCTTTTTGTAATTATCTAATTCTTTTTGGTATCTAGCTAATGCTTCATCCATAGAGTCAGTTGACCATGGTTCTATACCATCCTCTCCAACAATGTATTGGAATGTAGCAGGTTTAGCATTTGTTGCAGCTGTTAATTGTAAAGCTATTCTATACATTTTCTTCTCCTTATATCTGCAGGAATATATAGATAATAAAAATGAGAACTATTTGCTCTCATTCATTAATTGTTGATAAAATAGCTCAATTCTGAACTTATCTTGAGGTTTATTAGGTATCATAACATCATGTACTTTTATAGGCATTCCCAAATGACAATCTTCAAAATATTTTCTAGGCTGTATATCATATAAATTGTATGTCTTGGTACTATTACCTTTAAATACTACTTTTAATTCTCCATATGCCTTTTCAAATAATTTACTTGAAGGTAATTTAATTGTTGTAAATTCACCATCAAATTCTGTATCAATTGGATCTCCATCTAACATATGTGCATTTAATAATCTATATGCACTAGCATGTGTCATTTTCATTGTTCTTAATAGCCGAACACATTTATTACGTCTTACTTCCTCTTCAAATTTAATTTGTCTCTCATTTTTCATACCTATCTACCTTCCTCTATCCTACAATCACATTATACGGCGAATTTTTATAAGGGGCACGCATTTATTTGCGATTTTTATAATATTCTGCATAACTATATCGGTTTATACTAATATCATTATTAGCATGTATTATATGCGAAGAAAGCATAGGAAAAGCATGTATTTCTACATGCTTTTTATTATTCACTATAATCTACTGAAATTGGACTATCTGAATAGCTGATTAATGATTCTTTGAAGAATACTTCTGGATAAGCATAATCATATTGGAATGTTACGTTGATTTGAACATAACCTGGTTGTGAATAATCTAATGATGTATATGATATACTTGATGGCCAAATATTCTTATAAATCCATCTTCTATATTGTGAACCATTTGGTGAATAGATATCAACATATGCATCTGTGCTATATGTATCTTTGAATCCTCTTAAACCTGTTTGTAAGTCATTAACTTTTGCTGCCCATAATTCTAATAAGCTTGCTGAGTCATAAGATATAACGTCTTTAACTGTTACACTTAATTCTCCAAATGTTGTTCTACCAGCTAATTTAACCATACCGTTGAAATAACTCATATTTTCAACTGTAGTTGTTTTACTTGGTAATTGCCATGAACCTACTAATAAATGGAAATCTTCAGGTACTATTCTTGTACCATCTGGAAGTGGAGCAAATGTTACTACGAAATGTTCAGAACCTTGAGCTTGGAATTTTCTAAGGTTTAAATGATCAGCTGTTAATGTTGGTCTTGCACCTTCTACAACGTTTTGATTGTTCATTGTTTTCTCCTCCTAACTCTTATTCTTCTGTTTCTAATTGATTTGAAACTTCTAAATCAATTATAACTTCTCTAGCTACACCAATTTTATGTACTACTACATTACCATGTAATTCACCTCTTGCAATTGTATCAGCGTTATTATTTGTTGAATTCATATTAACTTGATATTTTGGATAAATTACATTTTCATTTACTAATGGTTTTAATAAATTAGTTGCTTCTAATTCCCAGTTAGCAAATGTAGTTGCTGTAATTGGTTCGAATAGATATTTTTGTGATATAATATCTAAATTTTTAACTAAATAATTAACTAATGCAGCTCCGTTAACATATCTTGAATATGGGTTATCAACTTCATCAGCTGTTGTTTTTTCATCCCATACTACATAACCATAACTTGGTTTGTATAAAATTGGGTTAACTGGAATACTATAATTATTTAATACTGTTAAGTCGCTTTCTGACCAATCATGTTTAAGTTCTTTAACTAATCCTAATGTAGCTCTTGCAATACCTGCTGGTGCTCTATATGGACCACTTAAATATGATTTTGCATAAGCATGTTGTACTGCTATACTTGCTGGGATATCAATATAAACTTTTTTACCAGTAACTGGATCTACACTATATCCTTCAGTATAATGTACTTTATCTAAATAAACTACTAATGCTTTTGATTTTGGATATTCTGATATTAATGATTCAATATCAAATACTGTTGGGATTGGATCTTCAACTCTTGTTGCATTAATCATAACTTCTAATCCAGTTCCGATTCCACTTGTTGATTCAACAACATATGAACCTGAATAGTTTTCTAATGATGTTTCTGGATAATTAGTTGTGATTGTAAATGGAGTTGTTGTGATATCATCAACAGTTCCTGTGTATTCAACATCATTTACTACAAATTTAAATGTTTCTCCAACTACATAATCAACTGCTGTATCACTTAATGCTTTAATTTCATTTGTAAATGATTCTTTTAAATAAGCTGTTGATAATACAAAGAACATTCTTTTTTCTGCAATTTGTACTGCATATTCGATTGTTTCTAGGTTTTCAAATTCTGGGAATGTCATACTGTCTAATGTTACATTTACAGAATCATATAATTTAATTGCTTCTTTAATTGTATCATTATCAACTGTATTACTTCCTGAATTACCATTTACAACTACACCACTCATTATGTCATTAGTTGTTGGAACAACTGAATATACTGATGTGTATTCTCTTGTCATTATTAAACCAGTATCTAATTCATTGAAACTTGCTACTAAGTTTTCTAATACTGCTTCAAATTGTGTATTTGTTAATGTCGCAAAGTCAACTCTATATCTTGTTGTTTCATATGTAGTGCCTGCTACTGTAACTGAACCATAGATTACACTTGAAGTTGCATCTGTTTTGATAGCTACTTCTAATCCATTGAAGTTATCAGTTTTATATTTTGTAGTAACACTAACTAATTTAACTTCTTCACCTGCATCTGTAATTGGTGTACCTTGACTATCACGTAAAATTATGCTTCCATCAATTGTACCGTATGAAGCATCATCACTAGCTAATCTTGTAACATAAATTCCTTGGTATGTTTTTAGGTATTCACCTAATGCATAGAATACTGGGAAATCATCTTCTAAGAATTGGCTTGGGTCTCCATATACGGCAGTGAAATCAGCATATGTTTTGTAATAGTTACGTTCACCTATTGGCCCTGTTGGAGCTCTTAAGATGAATGCTGGTGTGTATGTAACAGCTGTATTTCTTTGATTAACGACTTCTGTTACATTGATTCTTACGCGTGGTAAAAATTTTTCTGCCATTCTCTATTCTCCTTTATCTGATTCTACTAAATTAGCTTTTTCAGCTTTTCCGGCTTCAGTGAGCTTCATTAGTTCTTTTTCTTTTCTCTTATTTTCTACTGCTTCTTTAAGTTTTTGAATTCTTTGTTCTTTACGCTTTTCAGCATCAGTAACAATTCTATCAGATTCAAATACTTTATCTACAGCTTCGAACAAGCTACTCATTCAAAACTCCTTTTCCACCTGTTAGAATATATAAACCTCTATGCGGTTCTATTTAAATATATAAAAATACTACAATTTTTCTTCACCTAAAGTAGTGAATAGCTTTAAATCTTTATTAATAGCATTGTAATAGTTTTTACTATCAAATATAGGGGCTGTTACAGTTATATTAAATGAATAAATATACATTGTGCCTTGATCTGCCCCTATCGCTGAACTATCGTTTATAGAGGTATCTATTGTGTAAGGTACAGAATATTTCTCATTGAAATAACTTATCTGATATTCTTTATGTTGGAATAATGGGAACATTAATTCTTGTACTAATTGTAATGCATCTTCTCTTCTTATAGCCCAAATATTTATTTGATAATCAATATCCATGTACAAAGTACGTGCTGCTTTAGATAGGTATTTTGTTGTACCCTCTAATTTATTAGTACCTTCATCTCTTATTTCAACTGCATCTTGGATAAATGTACCTAATTGCATTGATGAGAAATTATTTTGACTATTATTGATTTGGTATCTAGTTGGAAATAAAGAAACTGCTGGAAATTTAAGATCATGTTTAGTATTCTTAATATAAAATTCCCAAAATTGATCTACTGGAGTGATTATAACATCTCCAATAAAGAAATTTTTTATAAATTCTTTTAAGCCCTCATCATAACGAACAAAATGAGGCATCTCTTTCATATCTTGTTTAAGAGATATATCTTCATTCATTAGTGGAGCTGACTTCATATTGTTCATGATTGACTCCTTACTTTCTAACTGGAGTAAGTTTATTAGCTTGAGATTCTGTTAGAGTAACATAACCGTTTTTAGTTGAGAAAAGTTTACCATTTTTAGTATTCTTTTCAAATACTAATTCATTACCTTTAGAGTCTTTAAATTTATTATATTTAACAAATTTACTTCCTTGATATAATATCATATCTTCCTCTCCTATTCTGTCTCCTACATCAATATATACGGATATTAAGGGAAAAAGAAAAGGCACATTTTTATGTGCCATTTGTATATTATAATTCGTTTACTATTACTTTAAATGTAGTTACTGGATCTTCTTCAATATACCACATTAATTCTACACCATTTTCATCCATATATTTGATGATTTCTTGGCTTACGAATTCTTCTAAGAATTTATGAACTTCTAAAATATCTGTGCTATCTAAAGTTTTCTTAGACATTTCATATAATATTTCATCAGCTATTTTTGTTTCTAAATCTGAATAATCTTTTTCTGATTCTGTAATAGCATCTACTTTTTTATAAGTATTTTTTGTTAATATTCTTTCTAGTGATTCATATGAATCTGTACCCATACATACAAATTTACCTGCATCATAATCTTCTTGACTTGGTGCTATATTGTATTGAGGTCTTCCGTCATTTGTTGGATCTGTAATAACTATTACTGCTCCTACTTCATTTACATATTTATCACCTGGTTGCATTACTTCTTCAACTAATTCAGCGCTTTCTTCGAAATCTTCTGGATTATATTCATCACTTTCTGTATAACCACATTTATTACATTCATAATGGAAATGTATAGTACCGTTTGCATCTTCTCCATCATCTACTTCATAATACTCGTTATTACCACATTTTGGGCAATGTAATCCAGCATGATTAGGAATAAATTCTTCAGCTAATTTATTTTCTGATTCATCCATTTCTTCAGCATCTTCTTTTGCCCAATTAGATTCTTTAATTAAATATTCTAAATCACTGATTACATTTTGTGTATTTAAATACATATCTGAATCATCTATTTCATCAACACCATATTTTAATTTACCATTTAATGCTTCTAATTCTGCATTAATAGATATGATATCATCACCTATAGTATGCTTAATAAGTGATTGCAATATCTTAATTTTACCAATCAATTCATTGATTTTAGCTTCATCTTCATCAGATAAAATATTTTCAGCATCTTCATCTAATACAGTTTTATCTGATTCTTCTAATGTAAAACCAAATTTACCTATAATAGCAATTACAGCTGCTTTTTCATCATCTGATAAATTATATAAAGCATTTTCAACTTGAGGTTCATATTTTTCACAGAAATCTTTAACATCTAAATATTCTCTTGAATTTTCGAATTCGAATTGATTATGTTTTTCAATCCAATATACTGGTTCGTCCATTTCATTACTTAATGCAACTGCTAAACTAACCATTACTGCATCTTCTTGATCATTTAATTCAGTTTCAACTAATTCTTCTGAATCAAATATATGATCACCAAAATCTTTTATACCAATTTGTTGATCAAAATACCAAATTGTTTGTTCATAATCTTCACCATTATCTTCAGCTCTATCTAATACTTTAGAACCTTTATATTCTAATGCTGGAATATGGTCAGCTATATATTCACCAATTTCATCTGCCCAATCTTCTACTTCAACTAATGGTGACCAATTAGATACTCTATATTGATATTTTCTAGTTTCGCCTTCGCCTACTTCTCTCATTTTAATATTTAAATCATATGAATTTGTAGCCCATTGGATAATTCTGATACCTAATTCAGCATTATCTCTAAACCATTTTCTAAATAATTTTTCGATTTGTGCTGTATAATCTTTAGTATCTCCAACTTCATTTAATACTTTATCTTCAGTTTCTTCTTCTGATTCATATATTTCATTTGCTTTTGTTTCAATGTAATCTCTTAATTCAGCTTCATCATTGAAAGTTTCATTAGCTAATTCTTCTGTACTATAAGTATTGAAAATTTCTTCATATGTTGCTTGAACATTGTCTTCTTTACTTTGGCCATCATTTTTACCTAACGATAACATTTCATAAATTTCAGATTGGATATCAGTAATATTAATTACATCTACTTCTGATTCAAATATCTCATTTACTTTCTCAAATAACTTACTCATTCTTATCTCCTCCATTATCTATTGTAATAGTTTCTTCTGATTGGGGCACTATGTCTTCTATATCTTCTTTAGAACTTCCTTTACCTTCTTCTTTAGGCATAGAAGCTTTAAGTTTATCTGCTAATGCTTTCTTATTTTTCTTACCTTTATTAATAGTAATTAAATTAGATACAGTAATGTCTTTTGGTTTTCTATTTCCATATACCATATTATAACACCCTGTTGTATCGTCTGTTAATGTAAATATCATATTTGGGTTTTTCATTACTTGTTTTCTAATAGATTTAGTTGCTTTATCAGACATAAATTTAAATCCATATGATTTGCCTTTAGCAAATGTCTTCTTTGAACCTTCAATATCCAATACAGTAACTTCTTTAAAATAAATTCTAAAATTATTCATCTTACTCTCCTTAAAATATTGGGAAGGCACCGATTAATTCGCCTTCTAATCTATTTCTATCATCAATACCTTCTTGAATTAATCTTTCACCATCAAGTTGATATTGGCTATTAGATAAGACATATTTACTTCTTTTACGTCCAACACATATTTTAGCTAATGCTAAACAATAATCTTTAAACCATCCTACCCAATTACTTTCTTCTTCAATATCAGATACTACTCTAAGTTTAACTAAACATTTCAATACTGCTTCTTGGTCTTTACTTAAATATACTAATTGATGTATATGATCATATTTCCAAGTTAAATTATTTGTTTGTTGATAAGCAGATGCTAGTTTAGCATATGTTAAGTAACTTATATAATTATCTTTAAAATCAGAATTGAATACGAATACACCAGGATTAAGGAACATTTGGCTTTGTAATTGATCTATACCAGTTGACCCTGTTTCATATAAATCTACTATTTCAATTATATCATGTGAGCTTACATCAATTGGTCCTGGCCCTTGTACTTGAATGTAACGAATTCCTGAATAGCGAGGTCTTAGTTTATCTATTGCTTGTTGAATGATTTCTTCCAAATCAGATTCTTCCAATTCAATATTAACTTTACTACCACCTAACATAGCAGTAATATAGGAGCTTATTGCTTTATTTGTCATTAATATTCTCCTTCCTGTCATCTATTAAAATATATAAGAAAAACAGGCACTATGTACCTGTTTAATTATTTGTTTTCTTTTCCTTCTCTGGCACTTAAATGTGATACTCTATCATGTAATTCTTGTTTTTTACCTGGATTCCATCTTTTAATATCACCTACTAAATAACCAGTAATTCTAGCTGTTCTAGTAAAAGGTACTTTTTTCTTTTTATTTTCCATTTTAATTCTCCTTGCTAGCTATCTAGATATATAACACATATTGTATCAAAGAGTTTATATCTTATCTACTATTTCTATTATTAAACTTTTTACTCTTTTTATATTCTGCTCTATTCTCAGCTGCTTTTTTAGCTTCTTCAGCTGCACGTTCTGCTGCTTCTTTAGCTCTTTGTTCTTTTAATCTAGTTCTTCTACCTGTTTTGAATTCTGCTTTAGCTTTTGCTTCAGCTTTTTCTTTTAACTCTTTACCAATTGCTGTTAAGAATTTACTTGCTTGGGTATTTCTTTTTAATTTCTTATTTGTTTTACCCTTCTTATCTAAATTTGCTTGTGTTTTAATGTATTGAGCATCTCCAGATCCTGAACTTGATCCGCCTCTTCCTTTAGCCATAACGACTCTCCTTTCTTTTGTTTTTACATCCACTTATACGATTTAATTTAGATTTTCTATATCCCCTTTAATATAACTATCTAATAAATTTAGATCATTTAAGTTAACAGTTAAGTCTTGATTAACATCGGCTGCTATAAAATAACATCCTTCTAATAAACGAACACCATTTACATGATCTCTAATGCATTGTTCGTCATAACCATTAATTACGCCTTCTCCACTTATATCTCCAGGAACTATTAATTTAACTGTTTCATATTCTATACCATTGGCTGTTAATGTAACATACATACCTGTACTAACTAAATTATAATAAGCATCCACAGATATACCTTCTCCTGTAGCATTATAAACAGTTAGGTTAGAACTTCTGTTTTCAAATGTATCTATGAAATCACCTATTGATGTACCTTCTTTTATATCAGTTATGTAATTAAAATCTATTGGATACAAACTTTCACCTACTCTAATTATATTATAGTAATTGTTATATAGTTTATCATATTCTATTACTTCTACATTAATTGAATTAGTTACTTCTGGGTTTAACACACTATTTAATGTAATTGTACTGAATCCTTCATTTTTGGCTGTTATAACATTCTCTTCAAAAGTACATACAGATGGGTTTGATACTACAACATTAATTTCTTGACTAGTAGAATTTAATGGATAAACTGTAACTGTAACATATTGTTTTTGACCGATAAGCATTTTAACATCAGTTATATCAATAACAATATCAGTAACATCTATAACTGGGACAGTGTTATAAATAAATTTATTAATGATATCAAGTTCATATTGAGACACAATACTTAAATCAGCTCTATTGTCAAAATAATATCCTGGTTCTACAACATCAGTAATATGTGCTAAATTTTTCCTTATATAACCTATTAATGTATTGAATGTACCTGATCTTCTCCAAACCATCCAGCCTTCATTTCTCAATTCTGTGAAATCAAGATGAATCTTAGATGTATCTTGTAATTCTTCTCCTGTGTTATATAAAGGTAAATTATTCAATATCCAATCTATTTCATCAACTGTAAATGATCCTACACCTGCATTTAACAAATAGGCACCTTTTCTATCATATATTTCAAGATATTCTGAAGTTACTCTAAAATAAAATTCTGTCAAAGGATATTCTCCCACAGGAGATTTGTAGTATCCTTGTATTAAATTAACTAATTTTTTAGTAACACTTAATTCAATATCAGAATATACTATTTGGCTCGCATTATGAACAATTACATTTTCATGTTGATTATGTGTATCTAGTTCTTTACCACCTGGATTTAGATTAGCTTCTTCAATTGTTTCAATTGGGTTAATTTTCACCATAATTTGCCTCCTAATCGTCAACAGAATATATAGATGAAGAAAAGATACATATAGTATCTTTCATTTACTCTTCTATCTATAATTAGAAACTAAATAACATATAAAATTGTTCTGAACCATTTAAGTTACGGCTATGTGGTGGCCAGTTACAAATCAATTCTAATGTACCCCTATCTTCTTCAGGTAAGTTATTGAATTGTTGATTACTTAGATATAAGCTTGTTTGAGTACTATTTACAAATAAACCAGTTTGTCTAAATGTGATATTATATGGGAAAGTATCATCTTTTAATACATATGCATATACCATTACACATGTACATCCTGATTCAATAGCTTTATCTTTATCACTTGTACAATAGTAATATACACCAGCATATTCTTGATACCCGTCTGTATAACCTGTTATTCCTCCACCTGCATTATAAATAGGTGTAATGTGTTGATTCTTTTGATCAGTAGTTGGGTTAATAATTGGTTTTGCAAACATTTTCCATTGGATACGTTGTAGTCCAATTAGTTCTTGGATAAATGTTTGACTTGGATCTGGTACTGGTGGGTTATTATCATTTATATCTGGATCAGTTGATGATTTCCATTCAGTTTGTTTACCTAATGCTAAATACATTGTACCTGCTAAATTATAAAAGTCAAGCATACGTCTTTGACGGCTTGCTGTTGTGATAACTTGTGTTTTCATTACTGAAGGAAATTCTGGAGTTATATATCCATCCATTTTAATTCTCCTTTTCTCTTATCTATTAAAATATATAATGTATTAGTTATACAATACATCATCGTCTCTAATTTGTTCATTATTAATTACATAACCTCTGTAATTAACTAAATCTACTTCGTTTAATATAAATCCTGTAGTATAAGGTTCAGTTGCTACTACATTAAATACCATTGAACCATTAACATTATAATTATTTACATAATGACCTACATTCCAGTCTTCCATGTATTTAATTATTGATGTATTTTGACCTGTTTGAGGTATTCTTGTTTTCCAATCTGGTATTTTAACGAAATTTTTACCATATTGAGGATCAAAGAAATAATTATAAATATTTAAAACATTTGGTTGAGGATCACATCTAAATACACCCATTAAAAAGTAAAATAAGAACATTAATCTTGTACCAGCTAATTTTGTATTCATTATTTCATCATATAAAATTGTTGATATAGCTGGGATACGTAAAACTAAATCACCTATAAATTCTGGGGCACCTTCTTCACCATAACAGAATGGTAATGGTTTACCTAATGAATCTAATGGTGCTTCTCCTCCATAATTATATGGATATTCTAAAAGACGGACTGAACTTAAATCACTTGCTGAATAGTAACTAGCTGTATCTTGCCCAAATACTTTACATAAATTTTCAATTGACCATTTTGTACCACGTCTTTGACGAATTAAATGATATAACTTAATATATTGTCTTTGTTGCTCTGGTGTTAATGCGTTTGACCAAGGAAAGGCAACATTAGAGCCTAATTGTCTTAAACGATTTGATGGTGTATAGTCAATCATTGTGTAATATTGTAATCTATTTAACTCATAATCTTGATCACCTAAGACGATAGATAAAAGATGAATTATAATATCTAAATCATCTTTCGTCATAGATGGAGAAAGAGTCTTTTTTAGAAATTTGTACATTCTTTCACGAAATATTTCGTTCGGCGCTTTTATATCTGCCATTAATTGACTCCTTTTTCTCTGCCTATCCTAATATATAGTTATTTAAGTGATATATTCTTAAGTTCATTATTATGATAGTTTCCATCTGCATATACTAATTTGCCTCTTGGTGTATCGGCTTTACCAAATGCATATAAAACTAAGTTACCTAGATTATATGTTGATCTTCCTAGGCACACTAATGTTCTTTTTCTATCTTTAGTGCCTTGAAGATATTTCCATTCACCTGCATCATCCCTTCTAATTCTACCTTTAGATGATACTTGGTAAACATAATCTGGAATATTTGGGACATTTTCTAAATATTTCCATCTCTCAATTCCAAATAAATCTAATAAACTTCCCATAGTCTACTCACTTCCTTTCATACCAATATTATACGATAAGAAATAAAAAAGTACCATGATGGTACTTATTTTCGAGAAGAATTTACTAAAATATTAAATCTTTTTTAGAAATTACAACACTTTTACATAAAGAGTCGTATGAGATTCTCGATTTAATGCCTGAAAAACCCAATATATACTGGAGCATGGTTAATAAAATAAATGATGGGTGGGTATAATGTATTTCGTCATCTAACCAATGTGATGAAGATGATTTTAATATACCATATACAAACCAATCCATTTGCTCTTTATTATAGCTATATACACAAGATGGTATAGCTTTTAATTTTGGGTTACTACATTTAACTTTCCCTGTGTAGTAGGCAGAGATATTTTTAATTATACTCATAATTAATCCTTTATATCTGCAATGAAATAGTACCTTCTATCTCTACCATCATTGTAACACAAAGAAAAATAAAAGGCACGGTAATGTGCCTTTCACTATCCTTCTATATTTGGAATCCAAGTTTCATCACGTTTAGTATATTTATGTTCTAGTTCTGGATCTGCTTTTGTTTGAAGTTGTCTTACTTCTTGTTTAAGTTCTTCCTTGTAAGGTACTAAGTTAAGAACTGCTTGGTTCAATTCTAAGTCAGTTGCTACTGCATTAACTAAGAATTTATTTACTTTTGTATGACCATCTATATCAATGAAACTTACTATATCTAAAATACAACGTTCTTCTATTTGGATTGGTTTATTTTTAACATCAGTAAATGTGATATAAGCCAATATAGGTAATGGTCCTTGTTCATTTGTAAACCAACCATATCTACTAATTAATTTAATAGATGGGTTAGCTTCTAATGTATATGACACTTTAACTGGTTCTTTATAGATAATGTCACTATCAGTATTTTTCCATTTAATATGATCTATTTGATAAAAATCAGCCAATCTACCATGAAGAGTAGTTGCTTCTACAAATTGTTCTCTTAAGTAACTTAATTCTTCTATTGATGGGATCATGTGTACCTCCTATCTAATTTATTACTACCTAAATATATAGGTTAATTAAAGCTTGGTTTTAATCCCACCAAGCTCTTATTTGTTTTCTAACTTCACCAAATTCATCTGGATATGTTAACTTACATTTACCTATCCAATCTATTATTTTATTTACATTCTTTTCAGTATAAGGCAATAAAACTGCTGTTACTGTTATTCTGTAATCATCTCTATGTTTAGGTAAGAAAATGTATGTTTCAAACATTGATTTATCATTCTTTTCTCCAAATTTAATAAATTGCTCTACTGTTGGAGAATAATTATGAGATCTATCTAATTTTATAAAATCAGGTGCTTTATCCAATAGTGTTTTTAATTGTTCTAAACTAATTGTTTCCATAAACATACCACCAACAGGGTCTTTATCACCTAACCCTAAATATTTTTCGATGAATTTTTCTTGATCATTAATATTCATTTTAACCTCCACTCCAGTACCATTATAATATCCATTTTAATTTAGGGCACTGGGTTGGGAATAAAAAAAGAGGCATTTTAGCCTCTTTTTACTATATTATTCAACTTCTAGATCATTTAATTCGTAATGAATATAATTTTCAATTACATCTTCAGGAACATATTTTAATAATTGTTTTAATGTTTCTTCCCAAACTTCATTAGTACCGAAGTTTTCACAATAACTGATTAATTTTCTCATTGATTCATTATCATTATCTGCTACTAGATCTTTTAATGTATGTTCTCTATTAGCTTCAGCTAGATATTCATTAAACATTTCATCGTCATCATATTCCCAATCAGATGTTAATGGCAAATAACCACCTTCTGATCCAGCTACTGTTAAGCAATCTCCATATAGATGAGTTGAATCTAAATGAATTGTATTCATTCCTCTTGATTCAGCACCTTCAATAAATGATTGTAAGTAACTAGCTAATTGTTTGATTTTATCTAAATCAGTACCAGCACTTTCAACTAATGTTTCGCTTTCTACTTTTACTGATTCATTTGTTGTTTTTAATATTGATCTAAATTCATCTAATCTAGTATCAACAACTTCTATTTGGTTCTTTAACCATCCTTCTATATCAGTAGTTTCTGGTCTTTCACCATATCTTAATTTATCTTCATCACCTGTTTTTACAAATTCAACTCTTCTCATTAATTGTTTAATAGCTGAGCTTGCATTGTGAGCTGCTGTTTTAATTCTATCAACTATTCTAGAATCGAAATTTAAGCTATCACTATAAGATGATGACATATCAGGGTTAATAGATATATTAAGGTTTTTACCAATAAATTCAGCTGCTTGTTTACCTAATTCATTGAATGTAGCTACATAATCTTTGTTTTCTAATTCTCTAATTACTTCAGAACCTGCTAATCTTTCTTGTCTGATTGTTTTTAGCATGTCTTTGTATTTATTAGGATTAATTAGGTAACCTGATTTGTCATATCTATCGTAGTAACCTCTACTTCTTTCATCTGGATATCTTTCAACTGATCCTGCTCTTGCTTCTCTTCTATCACTTTTAATTTTAGTAGAATCATCTTTAGCACTTTGGTAGTTAGTAGATATAACTGCTGCTACTTTATCATTCTTATCAAGACGATCCATTAGGTCTTCATTACTTAACCATAAATCTCTTGTATTTATAGATCTCCATCTACGATCATTGAACCAATATACTGAATTACCTAATCTTACAAATAATAATTGACCATTATCTTCAGCTTGTTTTGCTTTATTTTTAAGATTTTTTAAGTTATCTACTGGTTCAAATTCTGTGTTTGAAGTAAATTTTGGTGAATACCAACCACCTTTATTTGCTTTAACCATAGCACTTTTTAACCAGTTAGGTGTTGATGGGTGCCAATCTTCAGTTAAACTTTCGTTTTCAAATACTGATGGATCTTCAATATATTGATTAACCATACTTAAGAATCTTGCTTTGCATTCTTCTGGTAATTTAGGTAAACCATATTCGTTTCCTTTTTCCATATCATAGCAATATAATCTTATTTCTTCAAATGAACTAAATGGACCTTTTTCTTCATTTTGAACTGAAGCTATCCATCCTGTTACCCATAATTCTTCATCAGATAGGTCACTTCTATCAGCTATTTCTGGCATTTCACCTGATTCTAAACCACCTGTTATATATGGACATTCTTCACCATAACCATCTTCAATTGTTATGTACTTATCATCTATTTTGAAGTAATTTGCTTCACTATCAGATGTATCTTCATTTAAATTTTCTGATACACTAATTGTAATAGATTCCATTTGTCTCATAAGACCACCAGCTGGTAATTTATTGAATTGTTTTTGAATCTTATTAACTAATTCTTCTAAAGTACCTGTATTTTGGTTCTTTTTTTCTTCATATCTTTTTCTGATTTCAATACCATTGTCAATCATGAAATCATCATCAACTTTTGCTCCTTTTTCACGTGCTAATTCTTGAGCTACGTCTTTAATTGATATTGCACGATTAAAGAAATCTTTTGGTACTCCATAACCTGTATTAGCTGTTACTGTTACAATAGGTTCATCATTTGCATCTACTTCAAATTTAGCATCAGCTATTTTAAATGAATCCTTATCATCACCATCTTGAGCTAATAAAATTGCTCTACTTCCATGACCATTTTCAATTATAACGAAATGGTAGCCAGTTGGAGCTAAGTGCTTAATAACATCATATAAGTATCTTTCAGATGCTATTTGTTTAGTATCTCCTTTAGAATATTTATGACCACGATCATCTACTTGGTCTTTTGCCCAAGAATAACCTTTATCTTCGATTTCTTCATCTGGGATAGGTCTCATGTATTTTTGCCCTCTCTCAGTTAAAGTAACTTGAGCATCTGATTCGAAAAGAGAATTAATAGTGTTAAATAACTTATTCATTGTGTCTCCTCTAATTCTACAATAATATATACAATATAATTGTACGAGAAGAAAAACAGGTGAACCACCTGTTTTATTTATATTAACAATTATTCTACGCCATTATCGTAACAATCTTTACACATTCCTAATACTTTCATTTCTTCTTTTGATACTTTATTTGCACAATAAGGACATCTATTATCTAATTGATTACTTAATACTGGAGCTGGAATGTCATATGGAACTATAAATGCATTTGGGTCATGAATAGCCATATAATCATCTATTTGCTTAATTAATTTTAATGTTTTATCTAATACTTCTGTATCATCTAAATGATTGTTTAAATATTTATTGTATTCAGCTACTCTAGCAACTGTATCATTAAATTCTTCTTCGCTATCTATTGATTCTTTAACTATTGATCTACTAGCAAGAATTTTTTGAGCGTGTGCAAGATATTCTTCATATTCAGATCTACTTATTTTATTATCCCATTCTAATTGTGATAATATACTTAAGAATTTATTGTAATCTTCAAGTGTTTTTGGTGAGTCATTGAATGTGTTGATAGCATCAGCTGCTGCGTTTATATCGCTAGATTCGTTGATATCTTCGCCATTAAATTCATCAATTGCTTCTCGTTCTAAACGTTCTAATGTAGCGCATAATTTATTATAATCACGTGCATTATAATAGTCATCTTCAACTACTATATGACGCCCCATTCTACCATCTTGCCATACACCTACTTTAGTTTCTTCCTCAAATTGTTCTAATTTTTTAGTAACTATTGTAGCCCATTCATCTATGTTTCTATCAGCATTTGTAAGTTCATTCATTGTAGCACGATCACTTAATTCTATCATTCCATTATAGAAATGGTCTTCTACATTTTGAATTGCTTGTTTAACATTTTTATAGATTTTTAAATATTCTGATTTAGTAACAGATGCAATATAATCATTTGTTTCTTCAAAACTAGGTATTTCATTTACATCATTACTTGATTCACTATAAACAATAGCTGCTATTTCATCTATGTCATTACCTGCTTGTGTTTCATCTTCTTCTACTTTAAAATGAATATCATATATTTCTTTTACACCTTTTAAGAAATCATCATTATTTATACTATCTGGGTTAACACCATAATTTAAAAAATCCATAGTATCATCGATCCATGATGTATCTTCATTTCCATATTCTTGAGCAACTGGGAATGTTTTGATATAGAACATTTTAAGTGCTTTTAAAAATTGGTCTTTTTCAATTTCTTCTACACTTGGGTATCCTGATAATTTATCTATTATATTTCCTACCCATGACATATCTATTTCAGTTGTAAGAGGTTCTTCTGATTCAAATAAAGCATGTAATTTATTCATTAAATTATTACTCATTATTCGTCTCCTTCACATGTCTCATCTAATATATAATCTTTGAAAGTAAACATTTCTTTCATAAACTTTTCTCTTGATAGTATTCCTTTAATCTCAACAGATTCGATAAGACCTAATATAAGTGATTCAAGAGGTAAATCTTCATCACCTGCAAAGCTTCTAACTGCCCAATCATAAAGCAAATCATCACCTATATTATAAATTTCTGCTTTAAAATACTCTTGGTATTCACTATCATATAAATACAATATATCTCCTAATTCAAGTACTTTAAGTAGATCTTCATGTTGCTTAATTGGCTTGTATGATTCAAAAAATATATTTAAATTATTTTCTATTTCAGCTTGGGTTTCGCCTATATAACGAAGATATCTAATATCTCCTTCTACATTTCGAACCCAAACACCTGGTTCTAATTCTGGCATTATTTATCACCTCTAGCTTTAAAATATTCATATGTAGTATCTACATATGCTTTAACTCTTTCTAATTTTTCGACAATGTAACTTGGATATGATGTTTCTTTACTTATTTCCATTAACACATTTTGTAGTGATTCCATCATGTCCATCATGTCATATATCATATAGCTATCTCTATCTAATTTATTGTCTAAACGTTTTGATAATAAATCACTATAAAACATATAAATCCAATCTAATGTCATTTTAAACTGTTTCATTTGCATATCAAAAATTTCTTCATTACTTGGCATCTGATTTACCTTCTTTCTTTAATATATTTGATTTTATTATAGCATCCATTTTAGCTATTGCATTACATAACATAAATTTAGATTGCCCGTAATATTCAACCATTTCATCTATTCTACTGAAACCACATTGTTCCATTTTGGATCTTAGATCTTCTTTTAATTCATTTATATCCATAATTTGCCTCCTATTCATTCGCTCCACATTGGATTCCTAATTCAATATAATTATTAAACCATTCATCTGCTTCTGCTCTTGCTGAATTCTTATCTTTTCTTAATTGATCTATCTCATTTTTAGCTTCATACAAATCTTGTTTTAATGATTCATTGATTTTCTTTGTATTATAACTGTCATAAATTATAAATGAAATAAATGCTCCTAATACCACTACAATTAAACTAATTGATACTATTTTAAACCCTTTATTCATATTATACCTCTAAATCCATCTACTGAATCTTTCTTCTATTGAATCTTCAAAACACCATAATTTTTTAAATAATTTATATTTTATTAGGTAACAATTTGTCTTTGAATCGCCTGCTTCAAGTACTTTCTTATCAACTATTTTACCAATCCCGTACCCTGTTCTTACTTTATCTCCTATATTATACATATTTACCTCCTACATTATTCCTAAAGCTCTTGTATATTTCAATAATAGATAGTTCAATTCTCTTTGAACAAATTCACTACCTGCATCTGTTATTCTTTCTTCCATTATAACACAACGATTATAATGTTTCTTATTTTTAACTACATCAAACATTAGTTCATCTAAACTTTCATATTTAACTGAACCACCTTGATCTTTATTTTCAAAATCACCATCTGTCATCCATATAGTTAAATCAGAATAAATAATGTAACATTTCATACTACCTCCACATCCTTTCTTACAATCACATTATACTATAAATAAAAAAATGGGGCACTAATTTTGTGCCTCATTTCTTAATTTTACATTTGTAATAATCCATCTTGTATGTAGTCTTTGTATGTTATAACCACCTGCTAAAATAACTTCTACATTACAATCGCCTTTAGTACCTTCGAATCTGTAATCAGCTCCACTATTATTTAATGGATATATTTTAACTATTTCCCCTATTTTACCTTCTACTTTTGCTTGTAATTTTTTAAAATGATCATTAATTGCTTTTTTAAATATTTCTTCATAATTTGATTTATGACCATTTTCATAGAAGAATCTATTATATTGAATAAGCTCTAATATTTTATTATTTGCTTCATTATATCTTGAATTTAATTTTTCGATATCTTCATCAACATATGTCACACGACCACGGAATCTGTCTTTTATTTCTGGTGAAGTACCATTTTCTCTTCTATATTCAGTAATAGCTGTATTTAATAAATCTCTAGCTTCATTATAATCTTTTTTCAAATCATCATATTTAGTCCAAAATTCATCATTTATTCTAATGTATTCTTTTAATTCATTAGCTTTCCATTCTTTGATATATTCATTATCTTCTTTTTCAGGAACATAATCTAATGGTTTATCTCTTTTAACAGTATCTAATACTTTAATTCTTGTCTTAACTACTGAACCACTTGGCCCTATTTTAATTGGAGACACTACTATATTACATGCTCCATTATTACCTTCTAAATGATATTTATTATCATCAGTTGATTCAATTGAAACAACTTTACCTATCTCTTTTTGAATAGATTTAGATAATTTTTCAATATGTTCTGATATATGATTATTTAATCTTGTTTTATATTTTTCTTCACCATATTTAGTAATTGTTTCTGAATAATCATGTACATCATAATCTGAACATATCTTATCTCTTCTTTCAACAAAGTCAAACCAAATTTTACGTGCTTCTTCTGAATCATCTTTTGGTCTGTATTCTTCTCTTTTACTATCTAATTCATGATATTGACGAACTAACTTATCATAAAAATTTATTTCTTCTTGTTTTAAATTATTTAAAAATCCTTCAAAATTCATTTCTATCGCTCCTTACATTGTCATTATAATATATAGATGAAAATAGGGCACGTATTAATGTGCCCACTATATTTATCTATTTGTAACTTCTCTCCAATTAAGTGATCTCCAATTACAATGTTCTAAACACCATTTTTCTAAAGCATCTAATTCTTTATCTGGGCTACTATTAGTCTTAACTTTTCTACATTGTCTAATAATGTTCCTGATTACAGAATCATCTATATCTACATTATAATGTGCTGATAATGTAGATGACCAACCTTTTAATATATTAAATATCTCAGATTCACTTGGTGGAGTCATCTCAATAACTGTAAATCTTCTTTGCATTGCTTTATCTGCTTTGATAAATTCATATTCTTCAGTTGTAGTAGCTCCTATTAAACTAATTTCACCTCTTGCTAAATAAGGTTTCAATATATTTGCAAAACTAACTGCTCCTTCAGCCCCACCAGCTGTCATTACTGTATGAAATTCATCTATAAATAATATTACTCTAGAACTACTTTGAACTGCTTTTAAAATATCTTTAATACGCTCTTCAAAATCTCCTCTGTATTTAGTTCCTGCTACTGCATTTGGAACTATCATCTCAAATATTATTTTATCTTTCATAAATTCAGGAACATCACCATTATTGATACGTTCTGCTAAACTTTCAACTAAAGCTGATTTACCACAACCTGCTTTACCTTTTATTATTACATTTGGTTTTCTTACTCTGAATAAGTTATTGATTAGCTCATCACTCTTATCTTTCATGTTAAAAACATGAATACCTTGCTTTTCAACCTTTTCATTTAAATTTATTAGAAAATCATTATTTAATAGCACTTTAGGTAACTTATCTTTATCAATCCAATTTAAATAAGCTTCTTCATCAAAATCTAAATGTAATAAAATACTATATCCACAACCGCCATCATAAGTAGTTAATTCTCTAATAAATAATTTAGGATTAAATGGTTCGCCTACTTTTTTAAGTGCTCTTTTAAGAACAGGTGTTTGTTTTTGACCTAATTTCTTTTCTTCTTTCTCACCAATACCTACAAGATCAATTAATTCATCATAATAATCTTCTGCACTTATATTAATTTGTTCAGCTATATCATCATTTTCCTTCAATATGATATAAACCATATGTTCTGTCCCTACATAAGGATGATTTAAACTTTTCGCTAACTTAGTAGCTTCCTCTAAATAATTCATATACTACCTTCCTCTCCATTTTTATTTTAAATTAATTATTTTATCATCAAAATAATTATTTTCTACACTACGTCTCATTCTATCTGATTCTGTATGTACTATTATAGTCTCATCAGTTGTAATAGTAAATGGTGTTAACAATTGAAATCTCGATGCAGGCCACCATTCGTCAAAACCTTGATTATGTATCTTATATTCTCTAATTTTAAAATGATTTTTCTCTTGTTTAAATTTTATAGATATAACTTCATAAGCTATATCAGTACATTTACTTTTAATCCAGATTCCCTTAATGGCTGGAAATACTTGAGGTCTTTTCATATATTTTCTCCTTTCTTGTATTTAATCCCCATCCATTTGCTTTATAAACTTTAAATGGGCATCCTGATGCTTCAATTGTTTCTATTAATTGAATAATAGGACCACTAAATACAAATACTAATCTAGCCCCTGATGGGGATACTCCATCAATATGATAATATTGTGCCCTATTTTCTGGATTTTCTAATACAGAAGCAAATTCTGTAATATATTTATGTTTTTTCTTTCTCATGCAATCACCTTTCAATTTTTAATATGTAATTTATATTGCCAATGTTCTATAAAACCATTCATGTTCTGTTTGCTATAATCGACAAACTTTAAATCATAAGTTGTTAATACCTCTCCGTTTTTACTAATTATAATATTATTATCTTTCTTATTAACCTTAACACCCTTACTAATTTCCAAAGCCCTCTTAATTCTCATATAGCAACCCATATTATTAATCCTCCTTTAATTGGTTTACTTTTTCATTAATATAATTACGAATATCATCTAGTACATTAATATATTTATCTAATTTTTCTTCAGAAATATTATCTCTTTTACCATTATAATAGATATCACTTAATTCTTGATTATGAAAATCTTCTATTTCTTTAACATATTTATATAATTCTTTTACTTTATTTATTTTTAATTGGTATGGATCATTTTCTTTAAAATGTTTATTTTCTTCATTCTCTAATTGAATCAATAAATCATGAAACCATTGATTTACAACACTTTTACCATTATATAATCTTTCATGACCAAAATCAGTTGTTGGTGTATCTTCAACCAATCTGTATTCTGAACCAAATAACCAATATGTTGGATAACTTTTAACCATATAACTTGGATCAGATGTAACTTTTCTAACATCATTTTCTTTTCTCCATTTTCCAAATGATGCTTTATGTATTCCACCATATTGAGTTAATTTAATTTCATTGCCTCTGGCTTCATTATACTTACCTATTAAATTTAAAATATATGTACACAAACCATCTGTATGACTATCTAGTATTCTTAATTTATCATTTTCTGAAAATTCATCTTCTAATACAGATATTTGCGTTTTACCTCCTATATAAATTTCACAATAAACTGTTCTTTTAGCTGAATCTCTAACAATATAATTTTCAGCCTTATAATTTTCTTTTAACAATCTTTTCATTTAAATCATCTCCTACATCGTCATTATATTATATAATAAAAATTGGGGCACGCTTTTTGTGCCCCAATTTTAAACTTCTCCACCTAATCTAAATATTTTATTATCTATAACAGCTGTAACTGCTGATAAACTATCTGATAATTTGTAAATTCTATGTAAATCTTTTTCTTCATCTAATAATTTCATAAAACCACTCATTATCATAACTACATCATTTCTTTTACCTCTTAATTGATCTACATTCAATCCTTTTAAATTTAAAAATTCTTCAATTTTACTTGCTGCTTCATTACTTATAAATCCACGTTCTTCATTTTCCATTATCTTTTCAATATTTTCAACTAAATAACTTTTCATATAATCTCCCTCTTTCATGCCCCCATTATAATACAGAATTAAAAATGGGGCACGCATTTTGTGCCCCATTTCATATAAAATTTATTTACCAAATATTCTACTAAAAAATGATTTCTTTTGTTCAGGTAGTTTAGGGAATTTAATTTCTTCATCAGGTACTTCTTCTAATTCATCTTCAGCAACTATATAACCTAAATTACCTACTTTCCCATAATATAATTTATGTGGGAAATTACAATTGAAGTCTTTCCTTCTTTCCATGAAATTATGGCATGCCCAATTACCCATTACTCCTCGATCAAACACCTCATCATTGGATAATGTTTTAGTAATTTGTTCATCTACTATAAATTCCATTCCTCCTATACCTTGGTGGTCAACTGATTTTTTCACTCTTAACATACTTACTCTCCTTCCATGGCACCATTATACTATAGAAATAAAAAAAGAGCCACTAGGCTCTCTTAAGAATTAGTATATCTATTTTGTCATTTATAAAGACATCGTCTTTACATGCTTTTTCTATAGCAGTAGCTAATATTTCAATTGCTTTATTTTCATTCAATTTATTATAGTCTATATTAAGTGTGCTTAAATAACCATGAACAAGTTGTTCACCACAACCTATGGCTACAAAATCGTCATGTTCGCTAACTGCACCTATTCCATCTGTAGAAAATATTTTCTCATTACTGCATATTAATAAATTACCATGAATGCTTTGTAAACCATCTTCATCTTTGGTTAAACAATGATATTTTTCAAAAGCAGTGAATAATAGAGGTATTATTTTCCTTATTACATATAATTTATCAATAGGAGCTTGAGATAAGATATCTTCAGGATCAACTACTTCATTAACAGCTTCTAATATATTACATGTTTTAAGTAATCCTACTGCTCCCATACCTAAACCAGAATACTTGGTTTGAACTATTTTAGTTGCATTATCTGATTTAAGATTACCAGAAGTAGCTTGCTTATCAGCAGCCATTATGACTCCATCTTTATATTTAATTGCTATTACAACTGACATAATCACTCATCCTTTCATTACATCTGTATGTACGCTACATTATTTTTGTTTTGGAGTTAACACCAATTTTCTTACTTTTTCATTGTAAATATCATAACGTTTAGCTACATCCATTTGATCTTCAACTGGAACGCCTTCCATTAATTTTTCATAGAAATGACATTCAGTAAATGGTTCTACACATCCACCACATCTAACACATTGTGGTACATTTGCCCAAGCAACCATTTCGTCATATTCTCTAATTGCTTCAATAACTGCTTCCCAATATTTTCTAGTTGTTGGGTCTGCACACATACATAAACGTTTTTCACTTATATTCATTAATGCTTGTAAATTAGCATCCATTTCCATTGGAACATAAGCCATTTGAGAACGTTCTTCTCTATCTACACCTGTTCTGTCTTCTCTAGATGTACCAATAAATTTTTCACATCCTTCATGATGACGAGCAAAATGTGTACTTATTGCATATGGAATGTTTTCCCATTTCCAGCTTACTTCACCTCTTCTAATTGGCGAATGTCTGCATATAAGTAATTTCTTTTTCCATTCAGTTCCTGGTTCTTTACCTGCTTGTTTTGAAATTGTAGTCATACAAGCAGATTTAATTTTTAACCAATCCACATTAAAATTAGTTATTTTTGTTGTTGTGTCATACTTCTTCATATGTCTCTCCTTTAATGCCTTACTGAAGATAATATACGAAAAACACGCATAGAGCGTGTTTGATTTTATTTATGGCGTCCACAGAAGGGCTCGAACCTTCGCGCCGATAAATCGACCTAAGAGTTTAGCAAACTCTCCTCTTCACCAGCTTGAGTATGTGGACATTTATTTTAAAATTTCTTTCTCATGTTTTCTTTCATAATATTTAGATAGTTTCATGTAAAACCAATATTTCAACTTATTGTTACTTAATACTGCTTTCCTAAAATATTTAAATTCTTTGATTGTATTAATACTAGGTTGACCATTCATAAGAAAGACCTTTCTATTAACTAAAATGGCGGAGAGTCAGGGACTCGAACCCTGAAGCCGTTTCCGACCGCCGGTTTTCAAGACCGGTCGACTACCAGTTATCACAACTCTCCATAAATGGCTGCCCGGGCTAGATTCGAACTAGCGCAATGCAAGAGTCAAAGTCTTGTGCCTTACCGCTTGGCTACCGGGCAATATAGTTTACCATTTATCCGTTGCGCGCTTAAATAAATGGCATTGACTCACACTGAGTGGATTCGAACCACTGAATTTCCTGCTTCATGCAGGCGCCTTAATCCACTTGGCTACAGTGTGATATATAATTTGGAGGTCCTTCCCAGATTCGAACTGGGGATCATGGAGTTGCAGTCCATTGCCTTAGCCACTTGGCTAAAGGACCTATAATATAAAATGGGGTAAGGTACGAGAATTGAACTCATATTAACAGAGCCACAATCTGTTGTGTTACCATTACACTAACCTTACATATGGCACCCCTTCCAAGATTCGAACTTGGCACACACGCCTTAGAAGGGCGTTGCTCTATCCAAATGAGCTAAAGGGGTAAATGGTGGGCTGGGGTGGGATTGAACCACCGACACCAGGATTTTCAGTCCTGTGCTCTACCAACTGAGCTACCAGCCCATAATCGTGTGGCTATCTCATATACTAATGTTATGACTTAGGTCAAGAAGAGTTTCTCCGTGAAGTACAATCCGTTACCAGAGTTGCGCTTTCGCTTCAAACTTCAGCCATAGCCTCTCGAACTATGGGTCTTGATTACCACTTAGCTCCTACTTTAATTTATATGAGATCTACGCTCCGGGCTTTTTCAGCAGGTGCGACCTGGATTAGAACCACCGGAATGACGTGCCACAATATATGAATACGAAATAGTTCAAAATTAATGGTGGGCAGAGGTGGATTCGAACCACCGAACCCTAAGGGAACGGATTTACAGTCCGCCGCAGTTGGCCTCTTTGCTATCTGCCCATTTTTGATATACCATCTTCATTATCATAATGATAATATAAAGGTTTATCTATTAATTCTATTCTAGGATTATATTTAAGCAAGTCAGAATTAAATTCTATATCTTCATGGATTCTTATTGGTTTGAATCTACAACCAGATGCAGTGATGAAATTTAATTTATACACTTTATTCCATACGACTACATCTGTTGTAATTACGTTATCATAAGAATCTAGATAATAACAGAATTCATAAATATCTGCATCTGATTCTATCCTAGATAAAATTTCTAAAATATAATTATCCATTACCATATCATCAGCATCTACAAAAGTAATATATTTTCCTTTAGCCAATCCTAATGCTTGTTGTCTGACATAACCAATACCCATATTCTTATTGTTTCTAATATAATTAATATTCTCTATTTCTAATGGAATATCAGAATGGTCATCAATTATAATTACTTCAACATTTTCATATTGGTTATTAGAAAAGAATTTAATTAGCTTGGAAATATTTTCCTTATTATAATATGTGATAATTATTGATAAGTCAATCATATTAAACCTCATAAATGGCGCTTTTGGCAGGACTCGAACCTGCGACCTACTGATTAACAGTCAGTTGCTACTACCTACTGAGCTACAAAAGCATGGTCGGGATGACAGGATTCGAACCTGCGACCTCTTGGTCCCAAACCAAGCGCTCTACCAAGCTAAGCTACATCCCGATAAATTGGAGTGGGTGAAGGGAATCGAACCCTCATCGTCAGCTTGGAAGGCTGAGGTCCTAGCCATTAAACGACACCCACAAATAAAAACCTGTAAGCTATTCACTTACAGGTTCCATATACGAAGATCTTTTATTTTACCTGTAAGCACTTAACTCCTACAGGTCTGGATTTTATTCTAATCCACCTAAGGAGCTGAATTTTGAGTAACCTGAAAACCCTGGTTGATAGCAACTAGGTTGATTATTATGATTAAATTGTCTTAATGATAATAATGTTTTCATAATTCTTTCTCCTCTGCTCCAATATATACGAAAGATCCTCATTTTTGGATCTTTCTGGTTCTATGTAAGATAGATGAAATAGGTGACTGCACTAGCTCACCTATTTCAGTCAAATACAAGAGGCCCAATGAATGATCTAATTATATTTAACCACAAATATAATTACAGTTTATTGTTGAATATATCTTCTTATATTTTTAGTTCGAACTTTTTTTCTTCTTATTTTTTAGTAGTAGAAGTAAGTATTGAACCTTCTTGTATGGCTGATATTGTATAGCAACCAAAATAAGAGAGCACGTATTTTCACGTACTCTCTTAAATAGGAGGCCCACAAAAATGAGCTTGTGAACAAGGTGTTAAAAGGAAAAATATGCCTTGTTCATTGGAATATATACGAAATTATGATCTTGTCATTTCAATCCAAATTTCTTCAACTATGTCTTCAATTTTACAAATACCACGTTCTGATATCTCTAATGTATCTTTCAACATAGCATAGTTGTTACAAATAACTGATGGAAAATCAGTATATTCTAATAGCTCATCTTCTGATAAACTGCTTATATCTTCATTAGCCTTTTTTACTAAATCTCTTCTTCTTTGAAGATCAGCCTCTTCAAGTTTTTTATAATATTCAGGATAGTTATCGAAATCTTCTAAAGGTATTTGTTCATATATTAATTGAGCTTCTAAAGCTTCTAATGCTTTTTTACAATCTTCCTCTTTAGCATAATTATAAATACCAAATACTAGATTATCTCTATTACACATCATTCTATTTAGATCAAAGATAGAATATTGTACAATTGGTTCTCCATCATAATCTTTCTTTAAATTAAATGGTTTAACTACTATAATGAAATTATCACTTCTAGCTATACATTTATATCTGCGTTTTTCGCCTCTCCATTTAATTTTAGATCCTGGTAATATAAATTTCATATAATCTTTAAATTCAACTACATCATTCATTTTAACTGAAGGTTCACCATATTTCTTATAAATTTGTTTTAACATATATTATTTCCCTTCTGTACAACTGATAAATAAGTTCTCAAATTCTTCACCAATCATTTTATAACGATCTACTTCATTTTCTAATTCTACTATTTTACTATTTTGTTGCTTAATTTTATCTTTTAAATCAACATTCTGATTATAAAAGAATATTGTTAACCCAATAGATGCGATAGCAAATATTGTTACTATAAGACAATTGAAAAATATCTTATTTAATAATTTCTTTCCTTCATTATCCATTATTCAAATTCCTCCTCATACCATTTCTTTCTATATAAACCAAGCTCCTTAATCTTGTCTATACCTTCATTAGTTATTTCGGTTACCCATGTTTGTAATGAACTACCAAAATCTATTCCACTCTCATAATCATAATCATGGAATGGTTCTGCTTTATATGTTTTTAAATATCCTTGTTCTATTAATGTTTTACAATACTTATTTACTTGATACATTGATGTATTTAGATATTGTGCAACTAATTGTTTAGTTACATAACATGGACCCATTCCAATTACTTCTAAATTACAGAATGCTTCAAGTACATTTATATCATTTACTTTATTATATAATACTTTCATTAATATTCCCCTACCTTTTCACTAAGGCATAACTGATCATCTTTAATTAGGTTATATAAAGTAACCATCATTTTATCAGATGGAAGCATTAAGTTACCTGAATGTAGTTTAACTCTGTTAGTAACTTTGCTTATAATAATCCCTTCATAATGATCTTCACCTATTATAATCCAGCATGTACCATCATCACTTTCATCGATATTATATTTACTGTGTAGTAATTCCCAATCTGGGTTATCTATTAGTTTAAGCATCATATAAATCACCTCTAACATATTATACGATTAAAAAAGACCCAATATATAGGGTCTTGAATATTTTTGGGCGGCGCTTGTTTACTGCACTTGGGACAATCGTTCACTTATAACCCATCCATGATTTAAATCGGAATCAAACCATATCATGTATCTTCACGAGAATAGCTAGTTCTCGATGTTGTTTAAATGAGAGCCAAATGCGCCGGTAGTATTGAACACATTTGGCGATTTGAGATAATTAACTTTCAACCATATCTCTATATTAACACCTTGGCTGCTCTTCACAACCTAATCACATTGTAACATAAAAAAGAATAGATGGCACTATTCTTTTGGATAATCTTGGTTGCAGAGGTGGGATTTGAACCCACGGCCCCCAGGTTATGAGCCTGGTGTGATAACCACTTCACTACTCTGCGATATTTAATGGTGCCGAGAACAGGAATTGAACCCGTAACCTACTGATTACAAGTCAGTTGCTCTACCTATTGAGCTATCTCGGCATACCACAATATATACGACAAAACATAAAGAAAAGCACATTTCTGTGCTTTTAATTAAGAATTATCTACCTATCATAAGGTCTAATTCTTTACGGACTTCTAAGATCAATTTATATTGACCTGTTTTAGTATCATTTTCTGGTTTAGCCCATTCTTTCAATTGAGTAGTATTAGTGTACAATTTACACCACATATACTGAATTGCATGTACTGTTCTACCTAAATGTGATGCTAATAAAACAGCATTATTATAAGTAGGTACATATGAGCCAACTAAGAAAATATCACTCTTAGTCCATGGTTTCCCAGCATTCACTGGATTTAGATTACCCATTGTAATCCCTTCCTTTCCTCGATATCAAATATATCTCCTGAAACGTACAACTTAATGTACACATTAATTGTACCCTAGAGTAAAAGAAAAGGCAATATAATTGCCTTAAAATTTCAAAATATGGTGAGGAGTATGGGATTCGAACCCATGAATACCGCCGTGAAAGGGCGGCGTGTTAAGCCACTTCACCAACTCCCCGATTTTTCAATAAATAATGTTCTTCCCTATGACAATTAGCACATAGTAAATCACATTTCTTTATCTCTTCTCTTGCTTGATTTATTAGTTCTTCATTTATAGCATATGACCTAAATATATCACTTATACCAATATCTTTCTCATTAGGATCTCTGTGATGAAATTCTAATGCTTCTACACACTTATTGTATCCGCATTTAACGCATTTACCACCAGCTTCTTCAATGAGTTGTTTCTTAATATCATGTCTTTTCTCTATTGCTTGTTTATGATATTTTTCATATTGGCATTTCTTACAACAACTATTACGACCATCTTTGGTTTTAGCATGTTTGTGAAATTCATCTAATGGTTTAATATTATGGCAATGATTACATTCTTTCATATATTCTCCTTTATCATTCGAATATATAAAAGAGTCGAAAATTACTCTATTATATTAGAGTTCTTAATTAAATATTCAGATGCTAATCTTAAAATTTCTTTATAAAATTCTTCACCTAAACATTCTGTAGTAACATCATATTTTTCATTTTCTTTATCATAGTAAATATCTAAATTACCGAATCCTATTGATCCATGCCATTGAATATTGATATGATCTTCATGTATTACTACATTATCAACCTCTAATCTTCTTTCTTTATCCATATAAATCACATCCTTAATATATAAAATAAAATTGGTGGGCCAGGCAGGACTTGAACCTGCACGAGCTCTCGCTCACTAGTTTCTAAGACTAGCACGTTTACCAATTACATCACTGGCCCATTTATTTTAATAGTTTGTGTAATAAACTACCTAATGCATTTCCTAATATAACTACTAATATAAATATTAAACTATCTATATTAATTAAGTTGCTATTTATGAAGTAAAACATATCAGCTATACTATGCTCAAACCCAGCTAATATAAATGCTATTACACATCCAATTACACCTGTTAAAGTATATTTGCTTTTAAATGTATCTACAGCTATATACATTAGGAATCCACATCCAATTGATTTACCAAACACTAATAGTAATGGTAGATCTAATTTAGCTACAGATAATGCAGTTGAATCTACATTAGTTATTAAAGTAATTAATGTTACTCCAATTAAATTTCCTAAAATATAGAGTAAATAAGTAGGTAATTGTTTAATTGATTCTATATATCCTATTTTACCTGTAAATAAATTATATTTTTGTAAACATATTATGCATAATCCTATTGAGAATAGAACTGCACCTATATAACCGCCACCCACAACTAAATTTATACTACAAGCTATTCCTATCATAGCTCCTGCAAATATTGATTTAATTAATTCTTTCATGTCTCACCTATTAGATGCTGAAAAATAAAAAGGCGCCGGGCGGATTTACAACTATAACTTAAGCTCTCTTCTACTTTTGCACTATCAGTATCCTCAAACTAGTATCTAAAGGACTTAATAATTAACGCAAGTTGACCCAGCTATATAAACTTACTTATGTAAGTAAAATTCAAATGGTGGAGATGATGGGAATCGAACCCATGTCCAAATTAAACGTTATTACAAATTCATCCACATGCTTGGTTGCACATCTTTTTCTATTAATTGGCTCTGCAACAAACCAATCAAACCATATTATTTAATTTTTAATTTAATATAAATATGTAAACATTAAACCTATCCTAATAAAATGATACCTGATTAGCTATTAGGAATTACTAATACAAGCAAGCTGTTTTATACTAGGCTACAGCTGGAGCAGCAACAAAAGCTGATTTAACTTTTGCTACGAAATTTTTAATTTTTGCATTTATTGTTTTTGTATTTTATAGTAACTACCTACTGCATGCATTCATAACACTATCTAACCTGTCGAAACCAGGCATCCCCGTGTTAAAATAATATAAATAAGCGAAGTGTAATTACTGAAGCCCTCGCGGGCACCTGTATGATTGAACTGCCGTTCAATCAGAATTGCGCATTAAAGGAACACTTATTTGCTTATTTGATATAGATACTTGGAGGTAAGGAGGGTCGAATTACTCTTTTCCTCCATCAATAATATACGATACCTTTTCAAGAGCGGCAATTGTTATACCAGCATATGTATCTATTTTTACTACATGATCATCATGAGGGTCCATATCACCTATATCATCATCAAAAATAACATAATTATCTATCTCTGGATGATTTGCCAGATATATAGAAATTTCTGTTCCTCTATGGAAACTGCCAACAGATGGAGTTACTCCTATAATCTCGATATCTTTAGATAAACCCGAATCATACAATGCTTGTTTACATTCTTCAGGATGTCCTAAACGCCATGTAGATGAAATAACTATTTTTAAATTAAATTTATGGCATATATGATCTAACCAAGTAACTGCTTGTAAATTAGATACACGTTTATCTGAAGGTGAGCATATGTCAATTATATAACCATCTTTCTCCAAATAACGTTTACCAACTAAATGTGGAGGTAGTTCTTTGTAAATCATGTGAGTATTGACTACTCCATCTATGTCCAAAAATAATACATTCATCTAAAGAATCCTTTATATGGGCTGTATTTAATTTCTTTACCACATTTAGTGCATTTAAATGTTTGGTATCCTGGCATGTTAGACCAATCTATGTAATTGTGTTTACATAATAACCTTTTTATAAACTTTTTAATTTTGTCTGGTTTATATAATTTAAATACTAATTCATCTAAGTTATAGCCAGATACAACATCATATAAACATCCATCTATGCTAACTCCATTTTCCATTATCCAATAATTAGATAAATCATCATGTGTATCACTTAAATAATCTTCTCTATAGATAAACACTAGTCCTTTAAATTGATCACAAATAAACTGGGCCCCATCTTCAATCATACCTTCAACAGTACAATATAATAATTCTGTCCCTGTATATTTCTTATTCATTTAAATCACCCTTTCTTTATTATTATTTATCGTTCTTTTTAATAGTAGATATTCTTCGACTATCTTCCCATTTTAATTCTAATACAGCTAAAATAGCATAATTAGCTAAATCTAATAATGTGTCTTCTAATTTCTCATCTTTAACCTTAGAATCTGCTTTATCCAATATTCTAGCTCTATTTAATTTATCTTCCATTCTAACTAAATATGAAGTAAGACCATAACGTAAATAAGTTTCATGAACACTATCTCCATAATCATGATTCTTTGTTACATATAGATTGTGTATGTTGTCTAATAATTCTTTATGTACTTTAATTTTATCCATAACTGCATCTCCTATCTGGTACTAAATACGAGAAAAATAGCGTTAACTTGTATGTTAACGCTATTCATCCTTAATGTTATTCTTGATGCGCATATACTCTTCTTCTCTAGATGCGTTAGATGAAGCTTTTGCCATTACCCAACAAACAAACAGAACAAGTAATATGCCTATTATGATTAGAAACCACATGATGCCTCCTTTGATCTATCTTTCTTCTTCCCAAAACCCCATTACATAAGGAAAATCAGGTATTTGTTCAATCAAATACTTTCTATATTCAGGCCCATCATTTTTAAAATCTATAATGAAACCATATATATCACAAAGCCATTCAGATAGAATATGTAATAATCTAGATTCTAAAAATATTTTAAATGATATTCTCTTATGACATTCATGTTGCAAATCAATTGGTGAATATTTATCATTTTTAGGAATCCAATACATATCATTTAATCCATTGTATTTAATGAAATCATCAATGAAATCTTCAACTTGGTTTAATAAATCTATATCTAACATTTATACCATCCTCCATGCCCATTATACTACACTTTAAAGAAAATGGATATAGAGGGATAAGAAAAACTTGGCGAAAGGTAATTACTAATCCCAAATAAGTATATAAGGAACCTTTGTTTGCCAAGTTGTAAAGGAGTTAAAAACGAATAATATAAATCAAAAATAATGGTGGGAATGGAGAGACTTGAACTCTCATGGGCTTTAACACCCGAGGGATTTTAAGTCCCTTGCGTCTACCTATTCCGCCACACTCCCAAATTAAATGGCGGTCTGTACGGGATTTGAACCCGTGATCTCCTGCGTGACAGGCAGGCGTGATAGACCACTACACCAACAGACCAATCTATGAATTACTGGATAGTAAGGATTTTCACCTTACATGAGCATATTTTCTCTTAGGTCTTCGTAACACAGGTTTCCCATATGTGTCTAGATTATTCCATCCATCCTCGATTCTTCGGTTGCCTAAGAAAAGTGTTTAAGGTTATCTGACAATCGAGCTGCCATTATGCTCGCCTCTTGACCACGTCTACATATTCCGCCATATCCAGAGTAAGAGGTTAATGTAATACTGGTATTTTCTTTTATGTGAAAATACTAAATATCCAGAGAATTGAACGAACTTCTCCTAACTACCTGGTACTACCTCAGGTCACTCATATTATACGAGATTATTTTAAATAATTCAATAATTAATGGTGCAGGTTATAGGACTCGAACCTATGACATCTTGCTTGTAAGGCAAGCTATCTAACCAACTGATATAAACCTGCATGGAGCAGATAGAGGGAATCGAACCCTCGTCCCAAGTTTGGTAAACTCGCATTCTAGCCGTTAAACTACATCTGCATGGCACGGATAGTTGGATTTTCACCAACATTGGAAGTTATTCACTTATTGGTCAATTGGGTATATCGCATTATGAAATATATTATTCTCCCTAGCCAATATGTCTTATTACCTTCACCCGACTCCCTCGGGTAGCACTAGAAATTATAGCTTATATATCCGTAAATAAAAATGGTGGAAGATGTGGGGTTCGAACCCACGACCTCCTGCTTGCAGGGCAGGCGCTCTAGCCAGCTGAGCTAATCCCCCGGATTTGATTTAATATATACAAAAGAGTTTTGACTCTGGATTTTCAACAAAGTGCCTAGGTAAGGATACGGTAATGAAATAAACCAAAGGAATCCTAGGCATAATTTAGATTGAGATTTAAGAAAACTTATACCTAACAAAAACTTAAATCTCGAAAGGAAATATGAAAATATCATATCGCTATGTATCGTCACCACATATTAATTATACTATCTTTTAATAATCCATATACCCAATCACCGCTTGGTATATGTTTACACATTACTAAATGACAAATCATCATATAATTAATTACATAGCTATCCACATAAACAACGATCTGGGCCTTCAGCTCGGTCAGGCAGCCCAATCACTTCTTTTCTGGCTCTCTCCCAGTGTCATCTAGATACAAAATTTAAAACTCTCTAGCGACATGCTCAATTGTGCAAAAATTGAGGTGACCTAGTTATCCGTTCTAGGAAACGTTCACTGACACGATTAGCGGTCGTTTATGTTTCTATATTAAACTATTAATCTGTATCCCGACACAGTACAAATTAATAGGAAACCTGTGGACATGACATCCACTCATGAAGGTTTAATTTCATTATGGGGCTAATGAAATTAATGATCTTGGGTACCAATATAAGATCGTTAACCCTCATGACTAAATGTCCTTATCCCTTTATAATACATAATACGAAATAAATAATGGTAGGCTAGGTAAGATTCGAACTTACGACCTCTCGCGTATCAGACGAGCTCTCTAACCAACTGAGATACTAGCCTATTTATGGGGCATCCTGAATATATAATTACTCCTATCATATATTGCCTTATACGAAAAGAAAATAGAGATTAATTAATCTCTATTACAATCTATTGCTTGTCTAATATTCTCTTTAGTAATACCATTTGCGAATTGAGCTATTTTCATTTGATCTTCCATACTGTATTTGTTCTCAATTGTTTCAGCGCCTATATCATTTCTTTGCTTAATTGGATATATGTGATTCTTTTGAATAAATGCTGAATAAAATAATTCAAGTTCTTTATTTAAAGCATTTTTATAAATAGTAAATGCATAATCAAATTCAATATATTGGGCATTAGTTAATTTAACAATTAAATTTTCTCTGTTGTGTTTTATTCTTTTGTATGTGTAATGATAAACACTTTCATCTGGGAATAACATATACATTACTTGATAAATCAATTTACGTTCAAAATCTGTATTGAAATGAACATCCCATTGCTTAATTTCCTCTTCATCATCTATATCTTCAATAGTTAAACCATGTTTCTTAAGTAATTTATTTAATAATGCTTCGGCATTTACTTTCTCTCCACCTACACCTTGTTTACTTAGTGCTAATAATTTCTTCAACATTTCTTCTTTGCTATTCATATTAAATCACCTCTTACGTGCCCATTATATTATAAAGATAAGAATGGGGCACGTTATACTGTGCCCCATAGTTTCAGGTTTTAAAATTATATCAGACCCAATTTTTCTAAATTGTCTTCAACATTTCTTGGATCATATGTCTTTAGTTCATTATTACATCTTTCCAAATAATAACGCGTTATATCATTTGTATGTGGATTCTTATACAAGGCATCTACTAACTGATCGGCCCCCTGATACATATCATTTTCAAATATGTTTCCTTTCAGCATTATGATCATAGGTGCAGTAAATTTAAAGTCAGCTTTTTTATTATTTTCATTAAAATGATCATAAGTACTTTCGACTATTGCTGAGGCATCTATAATCTTCTTTGACATTTTCTTGTCCCCCTCCCCTTGTTCGGTTACATAGTGTACCATAAAAATTAAAAAATATCACGGGGGACGTGATATTTTTCTGGAGTGTTTGTGCCTCTTGGGCACTTTCCAAATAGAAAAAATGAGAATAATTATCTATATTTCCATTACCTAGCACAGCCTACCAATGAAAACTATAGACAAATTAACGCTACTTTGCTGTGTTGGCGTTTAGCAGCTTAACCAATGCTAGAACAATAAAAGGTGAATCGGGGTGATTGATTCACCTATTATCAATATACGAAATTATTTATTCTTTTTCTTGAATATATTTTTAATAGATTTCTTAACTTTCTTTTGAATATATAGCCCAGATTGATTTGATAATATAACTACATCATTAGTATTGATAGTTAAAGCAACATCATGGGCTGAATGTCTTTCAGGGAAGCATTGTATTGCTATTCCTTCATTAAAGTCAGGTATATTTTTGAAACTAGAATAAACTGTAAATGTCATATTAATCTACTTCCTTTCATTAAATTGTATAATATCATACATACATGCTAATGAATTATCATCTAGCCATCTATGTTCATCCGCTACTATACGAAAGAATGGTGTAACTTTATAATAACGGAAGAATAGTTCTGGAAATTGTTCCGTCATAAATTTATCTATTCTTTTCTCAGTAACTTCTATTTCAGTAGGTGTTGGATGAATTACTTTACTTACTTTACCAGATAATCCATTTAATACTTCTTCTTCCTTAAATTCAAAATCAAATGCTATATCTATATAATCTGGTCCTACTTCAATATCAGCTATGTCTGTGAATTTGGCATTGCCATAACGACGATCTACTAGAACATCTAATGCAAAGTTACCTATACGATTTTGTACTGGTTTATTAATACCTTCTAATAATTGGCTTTCCCATTGAATGCCTTGTCTAGCCATGCTTTGTCTGATATATGATTGGTATCTAGCTAAGTCTTCATTAGTGGTTTCTTTCCAATCAACTTCAAATTTAAGGCGTTCCATTGTTTTATGTGGAATATAATTATCTGAATATTGTCTTCCTGTATTAAATTTTCTGATTTTCTTTCTATCTGTACCTATGAATTTCACTTTATCTTTAGATACACCAAATAATGGCGCTAATAAATCAATGATTTTAGGAACATATGATGCATCTGCTATTACTGGAACAACACTTTTCCAATCCATTGGAGAACCTTCAACCCAGAAGTCTTGAGCTGATCCTGGTATTAATTCTTCTAATGCATCTCTAACTATAGTATTTTCGAAATAAGTCAAACCATCCATAGCTTCTTTTTCACCAGGTAGGTAACCATCTTCATTAAGTGAATCAATACTATTAACTATATTAGTAATTTCATCTAATGAATATCCTTGTAATTTATCTTGGTTATTAGCAAATGTGCTAATAACTCTTTTCTTACCTAATCTAGCTACTAAATCAGATAAATCAGATAATCTTACATTTGGGAATATAAAGCTATCTATAAACAAAATGTCACTAGCTGGTATATCAAAAGGTAGAGTGTATTCTGTATTGTTAACTTTATACTGATCTATATCATCAGATTTAACCTTGAAAGCTATTGTATTACCACCATATCCTCTTAAATTAGGTGTTTCGGTAGCCCATACAAAGTCTCCATCTTTACCTCTACCTTGTGATTTACCTGCGTCTGCTTTTAAACCATTTGTTTTAATAGAATCTATATTTTCATTAGATGTATTATGATAAAGTATTTTATAACCATCTATATTCATATCATAATCAGGTAATTTCATTATACTACCTCCATCATCTAACTAAATATATAATTATATTCTATTTATTTGATCTAATATCTTTTTCTTTACTTTAATTATATTGGCTGTCATTAGCTCATCTAACTGAGCTGCTTTTTCTTCATTAGTAATATCTCGATCTAATATAGCCATAATCTTATCTAAATTAGGTGTTTTCTTTTCTTTATGATGAATCATTTCGAAATCAAATGGAATACCATATTTAGTAAGTAATTGAATTAAATAAACAAAATAAAAATTATTTACATTAATAATACCTTCTAAATTTTTAACTTCGAAATCTCTACCTCTTGATAATATTCTTTTTCTAATGTCATCATCATGTTCAGGAATTAGTATGATTGATCTATAATGATCTTGCCATCCTTCTGGTAATGTATCTAATAATTTAAAACATTCATCAAAATAATAATGCATTTCTTCTTCTGATACACCATACCATTGATAATAACCTGCACCAAATGCTATAGGTGATAGAACACCTCTATCTACAAATACATCAGCATCTGTTTCTTCTAATATTCTTAGTTTTTCTTTAAATTCATTTACCTTATATTTTACATAATATAATTGATCTTCAATTGGTGCTTTACCAAGTTCCTTATTATAGAAGATTTCATCTGTTCTTACATCAGCAAACTCTGGTGTAATAATGTTCCTTTCTAGTAACCATGTTGTTTTACCACATGCGCACTTTGATTCAATAGCAACTATTTTGCCCATTAGTATCTCTCCTTTCATTACAATTAATAATACGAGGTTTGGAGATAATAAAAAGCACCATTTGGTGCTTATCTAATTAAATTATTCTAATGTGTCTAAATCTTCGCCATTTAATATTTTTAATACATATTCTTTTGCTGCATCTAGACTATTAAATACTGCATCTAAATCTTGCATCTCATCATATCTGTAGTCAGCTATTACACTAAATTCACCATCTTCTTCATAGACATTGAAATACCAACCGTTTATTTCACAATGATAAGTAATTGGTTCATCATCAATTTGTTCCCATTTTAAATCATCTAATGTATATTTCTTAGCTGATTCATCTAATTCTAATCCTTCTAATGGGAATGCGTCGCCAAGTTGCCTTCCTGATTGATCAATTAAATATGCTTCAAATGTGTAATCATCATTCTTGATTACTTTATAATATGAAACACCCATATCTCCAGTCATTTTTAAAACCATACCTTCAATTGGTTCACAATCATTAAATGTACTTAAGATAGGATTAGTTGAAATAATTTCACCTAAGCGATCTGAGTCTATATAATCAGTAACTCGAGCTTCATTTAGTGTAAAGAATTTTTGATTATCAACTGCCTCAAATAATCTATTCATTTATTATCGTCTCCTTCTCTGTCATATCAATATATAACTACATACAATTATAACATAAATAAAAGATAGGGCACTATGCATGCTCTATCATATATGCAGCCTCTTTATAAAGATTTAAAGTAGGTATAATTTCTGCTTTATCATTATCTTCATTTATCCAAATAAGAAAATGGGTATCACGTAATTTAAGGTTTGTATTTTTCTCTATTATGTATTGGTAACCAGAAAGTTGTAAACTATAGTGTACATGATTTATATCTGCTAAATGATCTAGTGGTGGTAACATCCATTTATCATAAAGGTTCTCGCGACGAATTTCCTTATTTGATTTGTAATCTATTATAACAATAGTTCTACTTGGTATATGATAAGCAAGTAAATCTACTGCACCGGCTATTTCTGTTTCATCATCAGCTATTTTCAATTCACATGCTATTGGTATTAAAAATGTGATAGCCATATCATGAAATTCTTGAGCTATTTGGGTTAATTTCTCCCATTTATCTGCTATTATATCTACACCAAATTGATCTATTACTGCTTGCACATCATACATAAAAGGTTCAGGTACATTACTAAATAAATATTCTAAATAATTATGTATAGCAGTACCTTTAGTTGTTGATAATTTACCAGAGAATTTCCATTTAGCTAATACTTCATTTTTATCTAAATTATATTTTTTAGCATATTTTTCAGCTTCGGCTTCTTGGTCAAATGGCTGTGTGTAATGATGTAATAAAGATGTCATTGATGTCTTATTTTTCATTGGAATGCCTTGCTTTGAGATCCATGTATATGAATGAGTTGATTCATTAAGTTGTACTGTTTTAAATACTTCTAATTCGCGTTTTATATCGTTAATTTCCATGAATAATGTGCTCCTTTCTATACATGATAATCTATACGAGCTAATTCTAAATCGCGTTTATTTCGCGAAAAAATGCGCAAATAATGCGCATTATAATGTATTTAAATGTAAGATATCAGTTGGCCCATGGCCCTCGTCTGAGGCACGGCCTGGGAGGGCCCTTGTGCCATATTAGGCGTTAATTTGTAGATAATCAATTACTTCTTCTATATTGTTTGCTACTAAAAGTGCTTGTTTTTCAAAACCACGAACAAAGCTATTTCTATGCATTCCGCCTGTTTCGCATAAACGGAAATCACTATTAATAACTATATATGGTTTTCCATATCCATAACACATACCTGCTTCTAATATTGTACCATTATCATCATTAGCAAAATCTATAATTAATAAATCTGCTGACTTAATAGCATTTAAATCACTATTGAAATAGAAATCATGTGTGCTTTCTGCATTTGTAATACTTGGATCATCTACAGATAATTCTACTTCTAATGGACTGAAGAATGTTGTATCTGGAAATGCTGCTCTTAATTTGGCTACATCATCACGACGAATAAGTTGTTCTTCACGTGTAAATAATGGGCCTGCTAAATAGACATTTTTATATTTCATAATCTTATCTCCTTTCAATATAGAATACGAGGTTTGGAGATAATAAAAAAGCACCATTTGGTGCTTTTGTTTTAAATTAGCTATGATCTACTCTAACTGGTACTTTATCTATTTCTTTAACCCAGTTTGCAAATGCTTCTTCACCATCAGACATATTAAATGATTTACAATCATCATTACCCCAATCGTAGGCATTTGATCTTCTAGCTACTCCATCTCTTGCAATTATTCTATTATTTGCTGGCGAATATGCTTCACCATCACTCATTAAAGTATTGTAAATTGATGTTATATTATCTGCTGTATTGTCAACTATTTGTACATATGGTAAACGCCAACGGTCTTCTGACATAATCCATGAGAAATGTGTATCATATGCATCATTGAAAGCATCTACAACTGAATCTGCATTGTAATTATTTTTAACAAAATAATCTGATTTACCTGGATTACTTTTCTTAAAATCTTCTAAGTCTTGATCTATCATATCTCTTAATAGTGATTTAAGTTCTTTTGAATCTTCATGAAGACGTAATAATTCTTTTTCTTTATCGAAAGCAACTACATCTTCACTACCACCTTCATCATATTCTAATTCATTTCTATTTAATACATATCTAACATCTTTTAATGCTTGATCATATGTTTCAGGTGTTTCATCAGAAATATAATCTTGTTCATAATTATATAAAATATCATCTGTAACATCATCTAATGTAGGTATTTTACCTAAATCATTTGCATAATGATAATATGCATCTATAACCATTTCATCAAATGATAATGTGCTTTCAGTAATATCAGATGATTCAATAATATTATCTACTGCTTCAAATAATTTATTTGTCATGATTAACTCCTAATTATCTAACCATAAATAGTAAATTACATCATAATCTACATTTCTACGTCTTGCTAATTCAGCAAATACTCTTTCTCTTACTATGCTATCACCTACACCTAATACATCGTATATTTCTTCACCTTTTTCTAATGCTTCATATACTTGATCAAATGTAAGTTCAGGATTTAATTCTGCTCCTAATTCATCATTTGGGAACATATCTACATAATAATCTTTAACTTTATCTGATTCTTCAGATTCATCTAATTCACCATGTAAACGTAATAATTCTCTTTCTTTATCGAATCCTACTACATCTTCATATGATTCTTCTTCACCTGCTAAAGCCCAATCATTATTTTTTACTATATCTTGAGCCATTTCAGGGGTAATATGTTTTAATACTGCTGTTGCAACTGTTTCCCAATCAAGAAAACCATCTTCAACTGCTTGCATTATGTCATCTCTAATATCCCAATCAGTTGATTCTTCTATTTTATCAGTAGATTTAAATTGTAATAACCATTCATAGATTTCATCTAAATCTGCTTTTTCAACTGTCCAAGCTGGTACTTCATAATGTAATGCTAATTCTGGCATATCTTTAATTGATCTACTTCCATCTGATCCTAATAATGTATCTACATAATAAGTACCTGGTGTTATTTGACCTAATGGAAATTTTTCTGGGTCTTGTGACATATCAACAAATGTTGCTGTTAATTTATCATTATTATATTTGCTGTTTTTAATTAATACTTTCCATTTACCAAATGTTTTAGAATCTATTGCTTCATTAAAAAATTCTTCATCTGTAGATTCTTTAATTGATCTTAATTCACCATTGCTATTTCTATCAGTTAAAATATCAACAAAAGTGATTATATCAATATCATCTTCCTTATCTAAATACATGTCAACTACTACTTCCCAAGGTACTTCAACTTCATCATCTGTATTGTAAAGTACTTTATCTGGGTAAGCTGCTTTAAGTTTAGCGACTAAATCGCTATGTTCATTCTCAGTAAATATTTGTTGTTTATTTACTACATCATATAAACTTTTCATTCCTTATCGTCTCCTTACAATGTCATTATAATATATACAAGAAAAAATGGCACTGCGAATGTGCCATTTATTATCCTTGATTTTTCTTACCAGCAAGATATTCTTGCATTGCTCTAATTTCATCATCAGGCATTTGTAATAATTTATCAAGTAACTGTTGATTAGGTGATACTGGGGCATCTAGTTTATCTAATGTATCTAGAGTTTTTCTTGCACTATCTAATATCAAACGAACTTCTTCACTTAATGATTTACTTAGTTTAGTTAGATCATTCATATCCATTGTTTGTAATTCATTAGATGCAAATAATAATGCGTTAGTTTCATTTAATAATTTAATTAAACCTGGTACACGAGCAACTTGTGCTACAGTAGCTACAGTAGTGAAGTTTTTTAATTTTTCATTACTGAAACCTTCCATATAACGAGGTGCAGATGTAGCACCAGCCATATACTCTATAGCTTCATTAAGTGCTTCATCTGTTAAACCTAAGCCTACATTTAATGATTGATCTTTCAATGCAAGGTTATTTAAATCTTGATTTAATTCAGTATCTAGAGCTTCCTCCATTCCTAAATCTAAATCATCCATATTTGATGTACTTTTAATCATAAACTACTCCTCATCGGTTACATTTATTTCATTATCTTCGTCATCATATATAGCTTCATCATCAGTCATACCAATTGTTGGGTCCTCATTGATATGAACTGCAGTTGCTTCTTCAAAATCATCTTTAATTACATTGAAATCTGTTGCTTCGAATTCAGCAATTATCTCATCATAATGATCTCTAATAGCATCTTTTAACCCAGTTTGGTAAGTAGCAGTAATTTGTTGGCCACCAAATGTTAATGTAAATGTTTGACCTGATTGAGATAACATTTTAACCATTTTACCATTATAAGGTACTTTTTTCATTTCCATTAATATTTTAACTGTTGCAATATTACTGAATCCTTGACCAAAATAAATTGCTCCTGGTACTTTAACACCACCTTGGCAAATACGTGATTTTTCTTTAATATAGAAAAATACATTTGAACCAATATCAATTTCTTCTTCGCCATTAATAGTTGTTTTCTTACCTTTAATTTTACCTGCTGATATTAAGTCAATGATACAGTCCATATTATATTTAACTGCTTTAGCTCCTGAATGTACTTCTTTAGCTACTTGACCATATCCAGTTGGAATAAATTGTCTTAATTGGTTTACAAAGAACATTGTGATATTATTTTTAGCACACATTGCTTTATATTTTTTCATAAACATTGTTTGTGAACGCGCATCACCTGCTACTTGTTTATTTTCAACAGATTTTGCGATATCTTTATTATAAACAGTAGATGCTAAATTAGCTGCAGATGTTAAATTAGCTAAACTGTCTAATACAATGAATTGTACTTGACCTGTAGGCATTAATGTATCAAGTATCTTTTCTACTTCTTCAAATGTACCTACTTGGAATATGTTAAATAAATCATCTTTATAATCCATTAAACCCATTTTTCTCAATAATTCATCATCAGTAGCATATTCGGTATCTAACCATACAACACGATAACCTTGACGACATAAGTTTCTAGATACGTGTAATAATAATGTTGATTTACCTACACCACTTGCTGATGCTATTTCAATTGTTTTACCTAATGGGATACCTTGACCACCAAGTACAATATCTAATGATAATAATTCAGATTTTACTCTAGGTAAAGTTTCTGTTGTGCTAAACTCTTTATTTAAGTCTTTAAGAAGATCAGTTATATCTACATTATCTAAACTTTTCTTTGTTCTTGCCATGATATCTCTCCTTTCTACTTCATTATACGAATTTCATAGATAATAAAAAGCACCATTTAAGGTGCTATTGAAAAACCAGATATAGTGGTAATCGATTTTCATCTCCCACTATATGAATAGTGCTTATATCAACATCGCATAATTCTTTTATTATTTATATAAGTTAATGTAAATAATTATAAATTAAATTCTTGTAATTGTTTTTGATGTGTTTTGCTGATTTTCTTCATTACTACTGTATTAATTGGTAATATTATTATCTCATAACAGATCTTAACAATTACTTGTAATACTATCATATTTAATAATACACTGATTGGCATTGTACCAATAAATGCTAAAGGTATAAATATCAAACTATCGAATAATACACCAAAGAATGAAGATAAGATTGCTCTAAATCCATACCCTTTATGGTCTTTATCGCCTTTCATTTTGCTGAAGATTACATCGTTTATCCAATCTCCTACCACAAATGAAATTAAACTAGCGATTGTAATTCTAGGTACAGCTTTTAATACTGTACTAAATGCTGCTGCATCTCCCCACCACTCTGGGCTTGGTAATGAGCATATTAAATAGCCGATTAAGGCTAATACGATATTAGCTCCAAATGCTAAATAACAGGTTCTTCTACTCCATTTATAACCGAATACTTCTGATATAACATCGGAAAGTATATAAGTAATAGGGTAAATAATTATTGCTCCTGTTAACTCAAACATTCCAAAAAATAATGTTTGTCTTGAACTTATAATGTTCGAAATTAGTATTGCAACTACATATACTAACATCACCACTAACTGAATATAAGTTATTGGTGTTGTGGATTTTTTACATGGTTTCCTCATAAATTTATTCTCCTCTCTGATTAATTACACGATGCTGATATAAGCATTATTCACATTGGAGAACCTGATTTTTAACTCCTTTCTGCTATTATATACGCAATATATAAATTGAAAAGATCACATTTCTGTGATCTATTCATAAAATTTTTGTGTTACTGTATAACTAAATGTCTGTAAATGTTGTAATACTTGATTTATACTTTTTTGGTATTCTTCAAGTGTATTTGTATAAGCAATGCACTTTTCTTTAGATGCCTTTAAATCATTCATTCCCTTTTGAAGTACAGAATTTAATTTATACTTTGAGATTTCATTAATCATTGAACTAAGATCTATCATTATCTTAGATATTTTAACTTTATGGTAATGATTTGTTACTGAAATTTGAGTGTAACTTGTATTAGTTTCTAAGAAAAATTCAGGATTAATAAGTTGGGAGTAAGTAGGTAATTGAAATTCTGGTATATCATCTATGAATTTTTCTAATATTTTAAACTCATTTTTACAAGTCGATAGTATCTTGTCTATCAGCTTCGTCAGTACTTGTTCGTTCTCCATTTGCTTCAGCCTCCATCTCATTCATTGTCTCAACTACAATTTTGAAGTCATTATAGGATTCCATGTTAGCTTCTAGATATTCTATTTCATAGAACCTAGTTAGCTTTTCTTTTAAAGTATCCCATAATTTCTTATAATCCATAACAATCCCTCCTTGTTAATTAACAATTACAATCAGGTGTATCATCTTCTAATTCATTATATCCACAATTTGGGCATATATGTATATCAAATGATCCTCTAAATGTTTTATTACAGTTAGGGCACCATATAATTGGAATATTAATTGCTCCGTAACCTACATCTGCATCACTCATCATATGTAATATTTGTTCAAATGCATCTAGGTTTTGACTGATGTCTCCATCTACTTCTACATAGCAAATATGACCAGCATTTTCTAATTTATGATATTTACCTTCAATCTTAATTTTATCAGCAATACCAATTTTGAATCCAACTGGAACATGTGAACTATTTGTAAAGTAATCTTTATCTGTTACACCTGGTACTACACCATATTTTTCTTTACATTGTTTTAATGCTGTATAACAATATGTTTCTGCTGGTGTTCCTAAACAACTATAATTCATATGTGTTTCTTCTGCACGTCTATCACAATAATCTTTTATGAAACTGATTATTTCATAACCTAATTTATCAGCTTCTTCTGATTCACCATGATGTTTACCTGTTAGTACTACTAATGCTTCTGCCAAACCAACAAACCCAATTGATAAAGTACCATGTTTTAATACTGGAGCCAATGGATCTAAGTCTTCTAGATCATCTGTATCTAACCACATTCCACAACCTGCCATAAATGGTAAGTTACGTTTTTGTTGTTTACCTTGAACTTCTAATCTTTCTAATAATGCTTTATCTGCCATTTCACAAGCATATTCTAATTGTTTATAGAATCTATTTAAATTACCATTAGCATTTAAAGCTATCATAGGTAAATTAATACTATTGAAACTTAAATTACCTCTACCAATGGCACCTTCTCTACCATTTAGATTTGACATAACTCTTGTTCTACATCCCATTGTATTAATTAATCCATAATATGGATCTCTTTCATAGAATGGTAAATTGAAACTTGAATCTGCAAATGCATATGTTGGGAATAAACGTTTACTTGAACATTCCATTGCTAATCTAAAGATATCATAGTTAGGGTCTTCTGGGTTAAAGTTAATTCCTTTCTTTAATTGGTAAATTAATATTGGGAATATAGGTGTTTCATGTTTACCTAAACCTTCTAATTGTGCTTTAAGTAATACTTTTGAAACTAATCTTCCTGCTTCACTTGTATCACAACCAAAATTAATTGAACTGAATGGTACTTGAGCACCTGCTCTTGAATGCATTGTATTTAAATTGTGAACTAAGCCTTCTGCACCTTGGAATGCTTCGTCTTCTGTATCTTCCATAGCATGTCTAACAATTGCATCCCAGTAAATAGTTGGGTAATCTTTAATCAATTTACCATATGCCATATCATAACTAAAATCTGTTATATAACCTGGATTTTTAAGTAATGCTTTTATCTCAAGCATTGCAGGTGTGTTTAGATTCATATATTCATTCATCAATTCTAAATGTTTAACTAGATATTTTCTAAATGATCTCATAATATATGGTGCTAAACTATAATCGAAGTTTGGTATACTTTGACCGCCATGATAATCATTTTGGCTTGATTGAATAGCTATTGCTGATAGCATAAATGCTGTTTTAATGCCACCTGGTTCTCTTAAGAAACCATGACCTGTACTAAAACCACCTTTAAATAATTTAGGTATATCTATTTGATTACATGTAAGTGAACCAATTGAAGCCCAACCTTGATCATGAATATAGATAAGACCATCATTTTTAGCTTTAATTACTTCTTTACTAAAAATATGTTTTGTTGAATGTATTTTAATTACATCTTCACTAATATGTAAATGTCTTCCGCTCATTGTATATCCATCTACATTAGCATTTTCTGTTTTTTCTTTAGTATCTTCATTAGATACAATATCAAATACAGCTCTTAATTGACGATCTACTGCTTTTTCTTCTCTAACTCTTTGAAATGCATTAGCTAATTTTCTATATTTCAATTTTCTTAATGAGCTAATCACTAAATCTTGACAATCTTCTACTGAGAATAAATCATCTTTATCTTGACGTTGAGATGCTTCTTCTGTCACTAAATTAATGATATTTGCTTTAAGTCTTTCTAGCTCTTCAATCCCTATTTCTGGGAAATCTATTGCTGCTCTACTTATAACTATACCAATTTTTGTCGAATCGAAATCTACAACTTTTCCGTCACGTTTTTCAATCTTCATAATTTCACATCCTTTACTCTACTGTACGACAACATAAATATATTAAATACTTTTAACATAAAAATCAAGAAAATCTCTAACTATCTTATATCATCAAGCATTTCTTTCCAATGCTCTACAAAATCACTTAAACGTGTTTCTATCCAACAATTGTAGCGTTTTGAATAAAATTGTACTCTACTTCTGGCTATACTTTGACCAGTACTTTTAGTAACAAGTAGGCCTTTAACATCATCAGTGATTCTAAATGCTTCTTTATAGTTTACTTGTTCTACTTCTGTTTGAGAACGGAATTCTTTTTCTTGTCCTTCAGTTAATGCACTTTTATATGCCTTTGCTTCTACTATTGCTAAAAATGGTTCAGTTATCTCTAAATCACCTGTATCTTTAGCACCACTTAAAGCTGTTCTTCTTGAAGTAATTCCATTTGCCTCAAGATATTTCTTAACAGCTGTTTCAAATGTAGTTCCTTTGGCTTTTGCTTTATTAGCCATTTATATCTCCTTTATCTGAATCTATCTGGTATATCATATACTGTAATCAATGTATGATTTTTATGTATAAATATTTTACCATTATATACTTTGACACCTTTACCTGTCATCATTCTATCTTCTAAATAGTCCAAGAAATCATCATCTTCTATTTTACCTATATCTCCATATTTTAATGCTAATTGAAATTCTTTTTTAATATCTCTCTTTCTACCTATACCTGCTCTATCAGCCATTCTAACTCTAGCATGATTAGTTACTCTATAATGACCCATTATTTCCTCTCAATGAAATTAGCTTTTAAATAGTTTTCTAGAGTTTGAAGTATATCTGTATCTAATGCCATCTCATCTATTATATCGAAAATAGAACTTTGAATACTGAAATTTAAATTAGATAAAATATCTTCTAATGAACTATTATAGTCTATTCTGTCAACTCTGCCTGATTGTTTATCTAATGATTGTTGACTGAAACATTCAACAGTAGGTAAATAATTAACATCAACTGCTTTAGAGTTATATGTACATTCGTCTTCATTGATATCTAATTCAAGAATCTTAATTTCTCTATAGGTATCTGAATTAGCGCTAGTAACTCTAGCTAATGCACCTAATCTAAACAATATTGAATTAGATTCATATAAGGTTTTAGCATCATAAGCGCTATGATCATGTCCTAGAACATATATGTCAAATGGATTATTATTTACTTTAGACCATTTAAAGTATTCTGCCCTATCTTCATTACCAAATGATACATCTTCTCCATATGAATGACTTAAACATATGCCTAATTTTATATTATCAGGTTTTTCAATATATGAGATATCAGTATTATAATCATACCCATAGATGACTATATTATCATTGACCTTATATTGATCTAAATGCAATAGTGCTTTAGATTTGAATAAAATACCTAATGAAGTATTATCTACATCTTCTACCCTGTTAAATGGAATATCATGATTTCCTATAATTGTATAACATGGGCACGGAGATAATTGAAATGTGCTGATAATATTATTAAGATATCTAGTAGATAAACCACTTGGCTTATGAAAGATGTCTCCTAGAAAGAATATAGCTTTTACATCATTAGCTTGTGCTTTAGTAAATATATCTTTTAGTTTATCTAATAAAGCAACAGGATAATTATCTATTCTTGATCTTGGATTAACATCATGTAAATGAAGATCCCCTACAAAGTAATATTTACTCATAATCATCCTCCTATCTTTATTTACATCTTCATATACGAGAAAAATAAGCACCTAATTGTGCCTATTTTTCTATCTCAATAACATATAAATCATAACCAACTTGTTTGTAACCATAACCATATTTTTCTAATTTTTGGTCTAATATAATATAACTAGTATCACTAACTTTTTTACTGCAATAATCTCTTTGTGTAAAATTATCTTCTAAACATTGAATATAATTCATCACAACCTCTTTTTCTTTAGCTTCATTATATGCTTTTACTTCCATTATGTGATTTTTAATTGTAATTACTGCTAATATAACAATCGCTACCTTTGCACTAAATTTAATTAATCCTAATACTACCTTAACCCAATTTTTTAATTTCACTTTCTTTTTATTCTTTTTCATATCATTTATCCTCCTATCATGGCCCCATGATAACATAAAATAAAAAATGGGGCACGCATTTAGGTGCCCTCTCTTTAATCTTTTTTATTATTTAAAATATTAATTTTATTATCTATAATAGTGGTGACAATACCACTTAAAAAACCATACTCCCTAATATCTAATTCTTCTTTTTCAACTGCTTTACTCATTATAAGAACCAAATAATTTCTTATAAATATTAATTGATATGCCCTATCATAATCTTCTAAATTTAATAAGGACGAAACAATATTTACGTCATTATCAGTTATCTCATATGAAATATCTCTAGGTCCTCCTAATGAATCTAATATGTATCTTAAAAAATCTTTTCTCATTATACTACCTCACATTACTTTTATCTTTATTAAAAACTACTACTTTTTCAAAATCAAATAAATTTTCTTCACCAATCATATCGCTTATTTGACCTATAACACCATTTGCACAATTAAGGAATTGCTGAGCCATTTTATTCATATAATATGGATTTAATCTACCTATAATTGATCTAACTTCTGATTCTCTAAATGTATGTATGTTACTACAATTTAAATATGATACATCATTATCTAAAAATGGAGTATAAGTCTTAAGTAATTGTACTTGGAAAAGCCCTGGATTTGATGATACTTTAATTGCTAAAAAATTGTCATTGCCTGGGTGATCATAACAACCATGTCTAAGTACTACAAACATTGCTTTTGTATCAATTGTCCCATCAAATCTTCTGTATTCGTTTATTCTAACAACATCGCCAACATTGACTCTCATTCTCAATAACCTCCTTCCATGATAATATCATAACATAAAAAAGAAATGGGGGCAATGTGCCCTCATTTCTCTATAGATAAATTTTATATTATCTTGCAAAATAATATGATTCAATACCTTTTTCTTTTAATAATTCAACTATTGAGTTAGCTTCATCTTCAGATTTAACAGTTGGTAATACTAAACAAAATTCTACTTCTTCTTTTAATTCTTTTTTATCAGCCATTGCTTTAGCAACTTTAACTGCTTTTCCTCTTAAATCTGCATGTGCTTCTGGACTAGCAAATTCAACACCAGCTTTTCTCATCATTTCTTCTTGTGTTTCGAAACCAACATTGTTTTTATAATCTACAACAAGTTGTTTAATTTTAGGTAAACTTTTTTCATGTACTAATGTATTAAGTGCTTCACCATATAAATCTAAACCATCTTTTAAACTTAATTCCCTAATAGCCATCATAGCTTTATTAGTCAATTGTTTTCTTTCTTTTGAATGAACTGTAGTCATAGCATCATTAAGAATTTCTATAATTTCATCATAAGTCATTGTTCCATCTCCTCATACTAATCATATGCCAAACTAAAAAAGGAGGCACTATTCTGTCTCTTGAATATATAGATTTTGAAATTCTATTTGTGATGTAGGTATTCTAATCCATGATGACTCTAGATTGTTGAATCCGAATGAACATGTATCAGATGATTTATCATAATTAACTCCACCTAATGTAATAGATTGTTTATATAAATCTACTTTAAATAACTCTAATCCTTTAGTAATAGTGATTATATCTGGTGTTGGATTGAATAACCTAACTTTCAATGTATCTGTGATCTTAACTGGTCCATAAATAGATATCAAATTTAATTGTGATTCTGGATTAATATTTGCAATAGCTTCCATTGCTTCTGGTAAATCTAGATTAAGTAATAATTCAAGTTCATAAATACAGCCTGGTTCTATATCTATATCATCTGGTGAACTTATAGTGATATAATTACCTTGATGTGTGGTGAAAGCATCCCAACTAGCTTTATATGTAAGTAATTGCATTAAAATATCCAATCTGTCTCTTCAGGATCAGTTAGATCATAACATGAAGGACAATCTACACCATTATAATAACACAATTCAAATGCTCTTAAATCTTCTGCTTTTATATCAGGATCATAAGATTGAAAGTCACTCAAATGATGGCCTAATTCTTTATCAGTTAATAATCTAGATTTTGTAAAATCACCACATATTTCATCATATTTATATTGAGCTATTTTATCTAAATATAACTCAGTTTCACTAGTATCCCAATTTAACCCATAATCAAATCTAAATACATCTCTATTTAATGAACCTAAGTCAAGTTTATCTAAATCTCCATCTACTTTCTCTAGCATTTCATTTGCTTTATCTTGTGGGAATCTATAACGGATTCCTTTTTTATATACATAACTACTCATCAGAACCACCTTCAGTACTACATGTAAACTTATATGGAGGTTTGAAAAAATCATTCAACTCTCTCACTTCTTGAATTGGTGCTCCTGGCATCATTTCTATCAATTTATTGATAATAGCATTTAATGTCTTAGTATGTTCTTTCTCATTTTCATACAATGCTTTATATTTCTCTAATTCTGATTTCATATTATCCCTCCTGTTCATTATATAAAATCAAATATTTATAAAGATCTTCTGGGTTTTGAAGTTTTATATCTACTCCATCAACATCTGTAATGGTACCTTCAACCCATTTTCTTCCATAATCTAATTCATAAATCCAATATTCTATTATTGAATCTTCTTTATTATCACCTGTTAAAGTAATTAATAAATCAATTACTAGTGATACTATATCTTTTGGCTGGAAAAACCATAAATCCTCGCAATATTCGGATAGCGCTTTAGATAAATTCTCTTCACGTTTTTCATAGTCTTGTAATCTTTTAATGTATGATATAAAAGATTTTCTACTTATCTTCATTTACTTTCCTTTCGGCCTGCCATTTATTCCACATTTCCCATTGATGATGAGGAATTAAAGTTTGTTCTTTAGACCCATCTGTGTAAGTGATAACAACCATATAATAAGGTTCACTATCATCCATTATATTCATAGGTTGGACTAACTGAATGTGTTTCATATTATATGTTTCATAAAATATCCTTACACCTTGGGGTGATATAGTTACTAAGTAATCCATTATTATCTCCTTTTAATAGATTTGTTAAGTTCCTCTCTTAATTGATATAAAATATCATCTATTGACAAACCATGAGTTTCTGTAATTACACCTAAATCTTCTAATATTGAAATGGCTTCATAAGTGCTCATTTTTCTATTAGTTAAGTTATCTAGATATTTTATTACTCTATCTCTTTCCTTTTTAAATCTTTCTTCATCTATCTCAATGTGGACGGGTACATCTTCTTTTTCTTTTTTAGGGCGTCCTCTTTTCTTCTTAGTAGATGTCATTTCTGTATCTACTTTTTCGAAAAATACTTGTTTACTCATTATAAATCAACTCCAAATTCTATTTTAGCTGTTATGTCTTTGTATAACTTCAATGTTGCTGTGTATCTCTGTGCCATACGTGGTTTTGGAAATTCAATAAAACTATTAGTAGTAATATCAATGTTATTAAATTTAGATTTAATTGCATTAACTACATCTTCTTTTGTTATTGAACCATTTAATTTCTGAGTATCTTTGTTGTATGGAACATTTATATTGAAAAATAATTTTTCTAATTTATCTTTCAACTCATTAGATACTGATCGTTTTTGGCTATCATATAACCTATCTTCTTCTAACTGTCTTGATAATTTATCTAATGATGTTTTAGTAGCTGCAACAGCTATTTTTTGATTAATTAAGTAAGTTGCATAACCATCTTTAACAGTAATTACATCATTCTTCTTACCTAATTTCTTTTCGTCTTTAATTAGTATTACTTTCATATAAATTACCCTCCTAATCTAATCATACGAAAAAGCACATTGTTAAATGTGCTTTATTCTTTTATTGAAACTACTGTATTAAATTCAGTATTATCAATCACTATATTATGTTGTTTTTCATAAATATCAATGTAAATTTGATCAGTATTTCCATTATATGTGCATTCATAATAACGTTGATTATCACGTAAATCTACAATAGTACATTTATAATTTTTCAATTCTTTAGCGAACCATACTAAATGTAATTCTTGTATTGTAAAATCTTCATTGTACTTCTCTTTTAATTTTTCTATTAATGCATTTTTACATATAACTTCGAAATTGTAACTATTCATAATTATTGTATCTCTTTCCATTTAAATTCTACTATTTTTTCTTCATCATCTAAAACTTCTTTTAGCGATACATTCCATTTAGCACTAAAACTTGACATTGATTCAGCTTTATTATATTTCTCATTATTGCATCTTGCTACTAGCATTTTAAGTTCCTTGACGAAATCTACATTTTCACCTAGAGGTGTATTTTCATCTAATGCAACTTTAAGATCTTCTTCTGTAGTACTAAGTTTTTCTTTTGTTTCACCTAGTTCTGCAGTTTTTGCCTCATGCTTATCGAATATTTTATCATACAATTCCTTATATTCTTCAAATTTGGCTTTGTATTTGTTAACATCGCTAGCTTGAGTACGTGTTAAATGCTTCAATTCATAAATCTCATCATTTAACTTTTCAATCTCCTCATTGTATTCCTTTTGACATCTGTTCTCGGCTTCCTCTCTCATTGAAGCAATAATACCTGGCTTCCATTTATCCATTTTGTTCATTCTTCTTTTCAGAATGGCTTTATTGAACTTTTCTGACATCATTGTGATTTTTTCTCCTGTAAAATCTAGTAGCGTACTACTCTTCATTTTACAATCATCCTCCTCATTTTATTCTATATAATACGCTTACACGAATATATAGTCTATTAAGATTCATAATTTTCAACTAAATATTGATAAAGTTTCTCAGAAGTAGATATGTCAATAGGTGTACCATCTGCTTCTTGAAAACATTCAGGTGTCCATTTAGTACCAAATTCTAATTCTTCTATAAAATATGAAATCGTAGAATACCCATATTCATCTTTCTTTTCATTAAATAATTTTTCTAATAATTCTATAATTAAGCATGTAACTCTAATATTACTGAATCCTGAAAAATCTGAACATTCATCATATGCCATTAAGGCATCATTTAGTCTATTTGATGATTCTTCTATTATTTTTAACTCATTAATATAAGAAACAAATTCTTCTTGAGTAATTGGAACTTTATTCATTTACTAGCTCCTCTATTTCTGGTTCAACGCCGCAAGCTGCATTTAAAGCTGATTTACCATCTAAATGGTAAACACCATTTTTAGTAGATTTAAATACACTAAAGTTTCTCTTATTTTGATATAAAATATCATCACCTTCTCTAGATACTTCTTCAAATTCATCATCATTTAATGATAATGGAGTTAAATTTTGGAATCTAGTAAGGGCTTGTAATGTTTCCATGATGTATGATAAAGCGAATCCAGTTAATTCAGGTGAATTAATAGCAGCCACTATATCAAGTATTTGTTTATTAATGTATTCTTGAGGTGTACATCCTTTAAAAATTTCGACTTCCTTCTCTAATTCTTCAATTGGACGATCCATATTGCCTTGACGTTCTAGTTCAACAAGCAAATCAAGTTCACGAACTGCATGTTTATATAATTCAGTCTCTCTATACATAATAAATCTCTCCTTTCATCCCCATAATACGAAATAAAGAAGACAGCTATATGCTGTCTCTTTCAGAAATTTTCTCTGTAGCGGTCAGTAACAGTAAAAGTTCATTGATAAATACCATTTTAATAGGAACTGAATCAGCAGGGGAAGCTGATTGTATTACTAATATACACTTTGCTACTTAAGAGGGAGGTATGTTAGTTAATAGCGTCCACTAATTTAATCCATCCAGATCACTGCGCGAAGCACCAATCCGAACGGTCTCTTTCTTTGAATGTTGATTTTTAAAGGAAGTGGTTTTTGCTATATCTTTCCCTTCATTATGTTATACGCCACTATTGTAAAATGGGAGTTTTTCATAATCAACATAAAACATTTTATTTCTTGCTTCTATCCCTAATGGATCTAATGGCCCTCCTGAAGTTGAGCCAGGTCTAAATATAGGAAGCATTTTGCCACATTTAGGGCAATAATGATATAAATCATTAATGTCTCTTGTTTCATGCCATTCACAATAATTACAACTTTGACTTACTGATAACTTAACAGATGGAGTTGGATTGAAATAACTATCAATATAATCAATAATCATATCAGCTCTTGCTTCTAATCCAATATCATTTGGAAGTTTAACTGCTCCTTCAAAAGTATCTTCTATCTTTTCAGCTATTTCCAATATATCTTCAGTATCAATATTTCTACGGACAATATTACCTTTAGTTGAAAATTCACCTTGTAATAAATCAGTGTAAAATATTTTATCAGGTTCATGGTGTTTAAATATATCTTCTTTATATTTATTATAATGTTCTTCCCATCTACCCAACATCCATGGTTCATTAGGTAAGTAACATTTCCCTAACTCAGGTAAAGTATCATATAAAATTACTACTTTATGTGATTTGTCTGGGTCATAACCAAATATTGAGTTCATGCAATGGTCTATTCTTTTATATACATTACTATATTCTTTCAAACATTCTATTTGAAACCCAATTATATTAAAATTACGTTCTGGATCTAAACCAGATCTTAATACTATTGTAGGTGGTTCATCAGCAATCATTACCTGATATTCATCTTTAAGAGCATCTCTTAAATAATTAATTAAACTTGTTTTACCGCTATGAGGGGCTCCTACTATCCCTATTCTAAGTATGCTATGCATTATTCCTCCTATACCAACTAATTTGTACATCTTCATCTTCCAAAAACAACATAATTTCATCAGATATGTTGTTTTTAATGTAATCATAAAGTTCATCTAATTTATAAATGTCTTTAAATGATTCTTCTATTAAACGAATAAGTGTTCGTTTTTTCTCATCATAAGTTAAGCTCTTTTTATAACAACTGAACGAACAATAATTATATTCATAATCATATAAAAGCCCACAACTTGGGCAAGCATGGAATGATCCTCCACATTCTGGACATGTTCTGTATCGTCTATTAGTAATCGTTTCCATGATAACCAAATGCTACTACTTTCTCACCATTAGGAGTTGTAAACGATTCTTCAAATCCTTCATAGCAATCTTCTTCTACACTATTCCAATATTCATCATATGTTAAAGGACGTTCATAATTGTCATCACAATTTTCTAACCAATCATTAATTTGTTCTTCAGTGATAGCTGCTATGTTTTCTTCATTATACATTGCATCTCTGTTTGGATAAATTTGTCCTTTATATTCAAACACATGCCCATTATCTGTGCTTATATATTTACTTTTTTCATATATAATAGATTTTGCTACATATTCATTTAGTTCTTTACCCTTAGCAACAAATTCATCATTGCCTTTAATAAAGAAAATTTCACCATTTTTCCATTGAATAATTTGATTCTCCATACACATTGTCAAACTATGTGTACTTGAGCTGTTTGTTTCAAAAATATTTGCTCTTACTAATCTCATATTGACCTCCATCTTCTAACACATTATACGATAAGAAAAAGCTCTTAAGAGCTTTAAATTATTTGGCAATGAATTGCTTGACATTTTGTACCATCGCTAAACCCTAGATATCTAATATTTTTATAATTAACATTTACATTAAACATAGATTCTATTGTTTTTATTTCTCCTACCATTTTACGACCTGATACTATTTTAACTTTATCATATATTCTAAAATCATTAATATGTTTTCTATATGCTTCTTGTTCTAATGGAGTTGCATCTATAACACATTCATTACCCCAAGTTCTCATATCATCAGTCATATAAGTAATTCTTTCATAACTTCCATCACTATTTACTACAATAGCATCTGAAAAGCTATTACTATTTTTAATGTCAACTACATGCCTATTATCGATTTTACCATCTATTTTTAACATACGTAACCACCTCTTACGGGCCCATTATATCACAAGGGCCAAAAAATGGCACTATTTTATGTGCCATTATCTTGAAATTTCAACAATATATTTAATATTAACTTGAGCGTCATCATATGCAATAACTTCATCATTATATAAAAATCCTCTACCTTCATGTGCATATAATGTATGGCATTTATTATGTTTCCACATTTCTTCTTTATTTGTTCTTGAACACCAATGGTGATGATCATATACATCTAATACTTTACCTAATGCTACATCAAACAATGCCATAAAACCACTTTTATCACTTCCACCAGCCCAATATGAACCTTCTAATGATGTATAATTAACACTCTTTTTAGCTTTAGGGGCAAAATATATACCATAACCAAACATTTTACCTGTAATTTTAACACCTTTTGGGTTTGTAACTAAACCTGTTTGAATTATATTATACCAATTTTGATTTCTACTACCATGCCAATAATGTGCTATTTTAGATCCTTTATATTCTGGTGTTTCTAATAAATCATTAAATGCTTTTTCAGTTCTAGGATTTGTAATCTTCCAAGCATTTTTAAATAAATGTGCACTCTCACCTAATTGTTTTTTAATAAATTTAATATCTTCATCTGTAACATTTTCTACTATTAAACCTAATTCTTCTAATGTTTTTGTTGATTGTTCATCTAATGTTAAATCTTTAACTTGTTCATTTAATTTTTTATTTTCAGCTTGTTTTTTCTTTCTTAAATTAACTGCATCACTCATTGTTTTTAACATATCAAGCTCTGCTCTAATTTTTTCATCTATTTTATCTCTTGTCGCTCCATTATCAACTAAATTTTCTTTAACATTTTTCATTCTTCTTGGAATTGTCTCAAACAATTTAATTAATTGATCATTTACTTCTCTTACATCTAAATTTTTACTATATGCTAGTTTTTCTAATTTATCGATAATTTCATAAGCTTTATCTATTTGAGCTTGTGAAACATCATTTACGTTCATTAAATAATTTTCTTTTAAATATTTATCTGTATATGAATATAATCTATTTAAAATATCTCTAATTGATTTATCTGAAATATAATCATAAGGTAATCTAATTGAATCTCCATTTAAATCTGTTTTTTCTACTAACTCAGTTACATCTTTATAACCTTTTGCTATTTTTGATCTATATTTTGAATCCCATTCATACATTGAATATGTAACTGTTCTATAATTTGAACCTACTCTCCCATAATCTACTTTAAAAGTACTTGAATCAACTTGAGTCATTATATATTCTTTATTGTTATTATTTGCTGTAATCATAATTAATTTTGCAAATTTCATTTTTAATCCCTTCTTTCACGGGTATTATATTACAAAACATAAAGTGGGGCACGAAAATTGTGCCCCACTTTTAAGAAATTTTATTCATAGTACCAAGAACCATATGCCCATACACCAGTTTGTTGTTTACATTTACTACATCTAACCCAATATTCCTCAAGAAATCCTTGATCATGTCTGAATGTTTCATATGTCTCCATTTGTTTACATTTACAATGAGGACATTTAGTAGGAGCACCATTTTTATCTATATAGCCAGTTAATCTTTTCCATTTTAATTTCAAACTATATAAACGAACTTGTAAACTACATTTAAATAGAGCTAATTTTAATTTAATTTTATTCATATAATCACCTTCTTAATAATTATCATCTTCCCCAGATATTTCAGATTCGGGACTAAATAACCATGCTTTTAATAAATTATCATCATTGAGGTAACTTAATATCTCTTGACGTTCCTCATAATCTATTTCCCAATTGCCTATATTTATTTCAGTACAATTACTATAAGGCCTAATATTATTAAATATAATATTTTTAACACCAAATTCTTGTACTTTATAACATAGATATAGAAAATCAGGTGTGCGATCACATAATGATGCTAATACTGAAAACCTACTATCAGGATCTTTATACTCAAAATCTCTTCCATCACATAAGTCATATAAGGAAAGAGTTTCAGGTATGTTATAGGTATCTTGAATATCTCCTAATACCAAGCAATTAGTAGAGCTAGAATTTGTTTCAAATATATTTAATCTTTGCTTTTTCATATTAACTTAACTTCTTATATTCTTCATACATTTTAGCCATATCATCATCTAATGTAGCATAGTATTCAAATTTCTTAATTTCATCTATGACAGCGAATCTGTCTCTCATTTGTTCTTCTAATTCAGCTTTTCTTTTCTCTTTATTTAGTTTATCTAAATATTTAGATAGATCAACTTTCTGGATGAATCTGTAACCTGTACCTTCATCATATAAACATTCATCATTATCACATACACAAGATATTTCACTAGATATATCTTTAAGTACTTTACCTATAAATATACCACTACCTACATGTTCTACAATAATAAATTCATCTATTTTAAGTGTAGTATTAGATACAATAGTACAATTTTGTCTATTTTTGTCTCTAAACATCCCACTTGCATATTCTACTTCATAATATAAATTTTTATTTTTACCCATAATCAATCACCTTCCTAATTTAATTACCAACGTTCACCACGATAAATGCTTAATATTACTTTATCATCTATCTCAGTTTTAATTGTCTCAGCATATTCTTCAACATATTCTTCTGATGCATTTTCATCTTCAATTACATCATAATAATCACTTTCCATAAAGTCTTCCATACTATCGAATGTCTCATTTTTATATTGAACCTTACCATCTTCAAGTCTTATGATCTCTTTATCAGATTCACTTAGTTCTTCAACTGTACCTAATTCTTTACAAATATTTAATACTTTTTTATGATCTTTCCAATCTTGATAATCTTGTTTAGACATTATAACTAATGAGTGTGTTGAACTTGAATTTGTTTCGAATATATTTGTTCTAATTAATTTCATTTTTTAGCCTCCTTTCTATTTATTTTATTAATCATTTATACGAATAAAAAAAGCCTTAACGGCTTAATCACGACCAAAGTCTATCCTTTTCCCATTTTCTAGTACTTCTTCTAGTAAATTACGTTCTTCTTCTACAATATCATGTAATAAATCAGTTAATCTACTATTACGGATTTGATGGTTTATATAGGTAATTTCATCAAGACAACCTTCATATTTTTCAGGGAAAGCTATATCTTTACCATATCTCATTTGTACATATTCAGATATAGTTTTAAAATCTGAATCATCTGTAACCTGTTCAATTAGGTCTTCATAACTCAAACTATCCCATTTATATTGATCAACTATTTGAGATACTAAGTATGAAACTTTATCATCTAAACTAGCCAACGAACTTTCATCATCAGTATTAATAAATCTTATAATGATATGTTTACTTTTAGATGTAAAGTTTTCTTGTGGTAATGGATTAATTAATGTTAAGCTGTGAGTGCTTGAACTATTCGTCTCGAATATCATCTGTCTTATCTTCTTCATCATTATCCTCCTCTGTCACTTCAGGACCACAATACGAGCATCCACCACAACCTAAGCACATATGAGCATCTCGTTCAAGTAGAGATATGAATCCAGGGCATGGTATAAATAATTTAGAACAACCATCATCATCTGTATGATAAATACAATCATTCGGCATTTGAATCCACCTCACTATAATAATCTTTACCATCTGAGTATAATGGAAAACGATAATCTTCATCTGGATTTGGTTTCCATTTATAATTTGATTCTTTTGACCATATGTCATAAATACAATTACGGCAATAATTCATACCATCTCTCATTACTATCATTCCATAATATTCTTTATGACCACATCCTCTATCCATTATTACAACAGATTTCATCATATCTGGATTATCTTTAATTATTCTCATCTAAAAACACCAACTTTTCTATATAATCTCTTTGTTCAGTAAATATAGGAATTTCATTATCTATATACCATTTACCTTCTTCATCTTTAATAGCACAGCTACCTCTTTTCAAAGTTGTAGGTAAATCATTCCAATTAACTCCTTTTTCAGTAAACATTTTATTTTGAAGATCCTTGTTACTAATACCTTGCAATTCTTTATGTGAATATAAACTTTGTGCTAAACTATTAACACTATTTCTAGTAGCATCTTGTTGCCTCCAGATTAAATTATTTACTACTTCATATTGTGGTAAGTTAAATACTCTAGAATCAAACAATGCTTTATATTCTTTATTACACCATTTATCATACATTTTTGCGTTTCTCTCATAAGCATTAGCAGCTGGTATGTTGTAATCAGCTAGCGCTAATTCATCGCGTAAATCGCGCAAATACTCCGATAAATATTGGTTAAAATACAATGTAGCTAGACTTGAACTAATACTTACCATTTTTTGTACTTGATCATCAAACCATGCACATGTTTCTCTGTCTTTATAATCTATCAATACTAAAGTAATCTCATCTGATTGTGTATAACCTAATACACAATTTTGAATATTCTCACATAACTTTAACATTGTATATTGCATTATATTAACAAATAAGTTATCAAATGGTTTATCTAATCCTCTAGTAAAAGTATGAAAAGCTTTACCATCTAATCTGATTATAACTGGTGTTCTTCTCATTAAATGAGTTTTACTAACTGCTTCATATTCTTTCATTCGAGTACCTAAACTACTCTTTTTCTCTTTCCCCATCTAAATTACCTCCTTATCTATTACCATTATACTATAAAAATGAAAAAGAAGGTACGGTTATGCACCAAACCATTCAGGCTTCTCATAACTCATATCTTCTTCACAATATTGGCATACTGTATTATGATAATATGGATAAATTTTTCTACCACATCTATCACAATCCATTCCATTACTCCATTTGTTATGTAATTCTTTTAGATATCTATCTAAAGCATTTCCTTGCTTAATACCCCATTCATCTGGTTCAGGTTCATTAATTGAAGGTTGACTAAATGCTGGTATTGGTAAATTATAAGGCCTCCATCCTCTAATAATAGACCAATCATTAGATTCTCTAAAATCTCTGTTTTCAGTTAAATCGATATTAGCTTTCATTATTTTCTTTTAAATATAGAGGTAATTTTCTTAAATTTATTGATTTTAGGTTTAGCCACTACTTTTAAATTATCATCTAATGAATCTAATTCTGCTTGGATCTCTTTAGCATTCATAGGAACACCAATCTTGTGCAATTTATCTTTACCAGATTCTTTAAGGAATTTATCCATTGTTAAATCACAATATTCATCTACCCAATCACCTAAATAATAGAATTTATCATTAATAAGAATTTCTTCTCCTCTACGATCTCCATTATTGATTTTCTTTTGAAATGTACCAAATAATATAGGGTCTTTATCTCTACGTTCTTTTTGTACTTGTTTTTCTACTTCACCAGTATAATCAGTAAATACTACATATAATTGATCAAAAATACCTTTTACTTGAGCGATTATATCAACTATTTCATCTGGTATTTCTCTTGGATAGTTTTCTAATTCAATTATCTTAACTACATTTTTAGCTACTTTATCTATATAATGCTCGATATCTTCTCTATAAACAAATGAGTTAATACCTAAATCAATTATTTGTTTTTCTTTTGATACACAATCAGTTAAGAATTTAAGTTTTCTGATAACTTTCTTTTGGCCAGTTATCTTATATTTTTCAACTAATGATAAACACCCATTATAAAACTCTGTTAATTCCTCATCATTTGTTTTATTAATTTTATCTTTTACATAATTGAAATACTCAGTAGGTGTTTGTTCTTCAACTACATTCTGTTTTTTATTAGCCATATTTAATACCTCCTAATTTCCTTTATAATAGAGCTCAACTTCTTCTTCAAGCTTATTTAACTTATCAAAGAATTCAGGTTTTGTAGTCCATCCATCTGCTTCTTTATAGTCATATTCAGTTCCAATACCTGGATATAGGTAACCATGATCATTATCATTTCCTGTTGTAATGAAACTTTTATCATCAAACAAAAATCTTGCTAATTTATTAGGATTTTCTAATAAATCGAATAAGAAGTTGTATGCTGAATCACTATGATCTACATAACCCCTATCTTCATATCCCCATGAATCTATTCTTGGTTTTTCTGGGAATGAATAATTGATACCCCAAGTAGTTAAAATATTACCTAATTCATCTAAGCATCTTTGCTTATCTGTATCATCTAAACTAAATATCAATGTAATTAAGTAATCACCTTTAGTTTTAGTATCATAATATGTTTCATAACTCCAACCAAATTCACCAAAATCAAACCTCATTTGTTTTGGATATTCGAAACCTTTTTCTTCTTTAACAATAGCAAGAACATGTGTACTTGAACTGTTTGTTTCAAATATATTATTTCTCGATATTTTCATTTGTATCTCCTCCTTTTAATGCATTTTTAATTATAGAAAACATCTGATTTATTGTTAAATCAGCTATCTCATATGGTGGTGTATCAGTATGAGAATTGTTATTAAATGTGCGTTTAACTGCATCTATATAGAATGAAATTGTACCTTCATCTCCTTGGTATGAATCATTCCATTGTTCATCTGTTAATAATTCTTTAATCCCTAATTGAACTAACCCAGCTGTATCGAATGCTAGTACTGAATTAAATTGATGATTAATCAATTTATTTATATCTTTCTTCCATTCATCAATGTTTATTTTAGTAAAGTAATCTATACCTCTGTTCTTTTGTTTATAGCCTAATACAAGTACTTTAAATCCTTTACTCAATAAATCTAAAATATCTTCTATTGGAGTACATCCTACAATTGTATGAACAACAATATCATCTAATAAGGCCATTTTCAATTCGCCATATAAAGATGGATTATATTCTCTATATGAAACCCCTATACCATTTAATAATCTATTATCATGTAAATAATTTATGTAAGATAATACATCTGGAGATTTCTCAAATTCTCTTTGGTTTACAGTTCCACTTACTATTATACCTTGAGCTTTCATTTTCTTTAACCATGCTTCAAAATTTGGATGTACAGGGAATTGAATATTAATTGCTATTTCTATTCCTGTAGCCCCATCTAAATAATTCATGGTTAATGGATCAACTACATCCCCATTTGGTGTATTACCTGCATAACAATATGGGCAACCAATGCTACATCTGTTACTTATATTAATATCAAGTGATAATGGTTGATCTAATTCAATTGAAGTTGTATTAGGATCTAATGTTTCAACTATCCTAGTACCATTATCAAATAAAGTAACATTGCAATTGCCATTTACAATTTCAAACAATTTTTCCATTTAACATACCTTCTTTCACCTATCAATACGATTATAACATAATGGGCAATGAGAGGAAATAAAAAAGCACAATTTAATTGTGCTTTCTAATTATTATTCTGCTGTAAATAGACTTGGGAATGTATCTTCAGTTATATTTTCTAATGATAAATCTAATACTTCAACATATGGATATTCTCCATTTTCATCTGGTTCTAACTTCAATTCATCTTGAGATGATATAACTGTAAATCCTATCATATCAGCTAATTGCTTAAATGTTAAATCATTACCTTGAATATCTTCATAATACTTAATTAATCTCTTAAGTAAATCATCACCATGAGTAATTGGCCCTGAGAATATAGAGCTATTTAAGAAATAGAATCTATTTTTCATGACTAAACCTAATGTGTTTTGTGCTTGAGTTACTGTTGAATTTAATACTCTAGCATTTGGTGAGAAGATATATCCTTTAGCTTCATGTCTATAACTGTCTTCTTCAATCACAGTATCTAAATCAAATATAAATTTATAAGATGTTTTATTATGTTGAGTATAATCATTTAATGTTACTATATAAGGCGATTCAATATTATTGAATGTAACAGCTTCACTAGCTCCACCTTTACATATTTTAGCATCTGTAACATCTCCTGAATACATTACTTCGTCATTCTTATATGCTGAATACCACCCTATACTTTTATCTAATGAATTAGCATGTAAATCTAAATCTACTCTTAATTCATTGCCTTTATGCATTTTATTTTCCCAATGAATACCAACTGTTAGTTTTTTATCTTCTGGGAAAGTAATTATTGTCCCTTCTGGTACTCCTGAAGCTAATCTTTTTAATGAAGATGGCACTTTATAATCAATATAATCCGGAACTAAGAATATTTTACCTTCTAAATGAGCTAATTTCTTCTTAATTTCACTTACAATTATATTTTTTAAACCACTATAATGTTCTTCTACAACCCTTTTAATATCTCCTGTTAATCCATAATTTCTGTTTTCAGCTAAATAGTTTTTACCATTTCTAATTTGATATAATTTATCAGCTGTTGGGTTTAAATGTGATTGACATAAATTATAATATTTTATTAATTGCCATATATTAGCTTCATAAATATCATCTGCTAATAGATGTGGTTCAGTTTTTGGTTTATGGTATTTATCTGCTAATCTTCTTAATCTATTAATAATATATTTTGTTTCTTCACATTTGAAACTTAAGAATAACATTTTATTACGTAAGAATTGGCTTGCTATGTTCTCAATACCAAATTTACTAATATAATATTCAAGTAATTCTTTTATTCTAATTCTTTTACTTTCATGCCATTTTAAATACATTTGAATCATTTGATAATTTCTATATGATCTAATTAATAATGTATTTTCTGTTGCTACGTAAGTTAATACTCTTAAAAATTCATCTACTGAAATAAATGGTTTATTTTCTAATTTCAACCATAAAGTAGCTTTAACTTCTTTATTTTTTACAAGATCGAAATTACATGATAGTCCTTTATTTTCAATAAATTCAAGTAAATATACTACATCATCAACTTGTTGTTGTGATAATGCTACTCCTGATGAAAGTAAAACTTCTACTCTTTCTACAATATTTTTTAAATCAATTGCTCTTATAATAGTGAAATTATAAGGTGCTGTGTTTTCTGGATATGGAATTTTTTCTTCTGGTATATAAGAATTACCAGCATCATAAGGTATCCCTAAAGCATCAAACCCATATGTACTTATATAATGAATCACTTGTTGTAGATAATGTAGGGCTGGATTAATTTCTTCAACTGTTTTCCATGTTTTATGGAATGTGTTTGATAAAGTAAACATATTAACTTGATAGATATCAAGTGCTGATTCAATAGCAGATTCTAATTCAGCTCTATTGTTGAAATAGATATTTGCATGTAATAATAAGCCCTTAGAAGTTAATTTAAGTAAATCATCTTCAGTTAATTGTTCTGTTGCTCCTTCTTCTACATAAATTGATTTGAATAATCTTAAGGTTGCCTCATTTAATCTTTTAAAATCTTTAATTCCCATGGTCTTATACCTCCCTTTCTCGACTATACAATACGATGATACAAAAAAGAAAAGATAACATCAAGTTATCTTTCCCATGGATTGCAAATTCTCATTTGCTGAAAGGAGGTGATTGATCGGCGTCCAGTAATTGTATTCCATTTGCTTTTTGTTAATTTTTAAAGGAACTGGTTTTTGCCAACCTCCTAATATTACTATACGAATATATAAAAATTACAGCCATTGTAAAATATTTTTTATATCATGTTTTCTTAAAGCTGCACTTATTGATTCAGAATTCATTGCATTAAATATTGCTCCTGCAACAGCATCGCTACAGTCCTTTGAATATTCAGGTAAGTGGTCTATTTTACCTTTAGCTCTATAATGTTGTAAATTAAAGAACTCTGTTTCAAATTTTGGATAACTGTATAATTGAATACGTTTTTCATAAAATAGGTTACATAATGATAAATACGCTTCACAAGTTCTATCTACTGATTGAAATTCTGCATTATAACCTTCTTGTTGTAATTGTTGAATACTTTCTACTGAAGCAAATGTATCGTAAGTAATTTTACCTATTCTGAGATGATATTTTTTAACTATATCTGTTACAAGTTCTCTACATTTTGCTATATGAATTTTTTCAGGAGCAAGAGGTGGGTTAATAGCTAGCATAAAATCTATTATTATAATAGGTTTATTTTCACCATTTATTTCTTTCATACCTCCTATATGGCACATACAAATACCTGTTTTATCGGATGTTGTAGATTGGTCAACATGAACAAATCGAGGCATGTCTGGGTTAAGAGGTTTCCAATCTGTTTTTAAGTAATCTATACCTTTAATATCTGAACCTGTTGATAAGATAAATTCATCTTGGATAAATGGGTGAGCTAATTGAGGATCAATACATTCATTATAATAACGACGAGCTGTAAATAATCTACCAATAGCATTAACTGATACACCACAGATATCTTGAAGTGATTTGATTATATCTGTCTCAAATGATTGTTTGAAATTTGTTGGTACAAATCTAAAAAATGATTTATGCTGATCTTCCAAATTTGTTACATATTCCATTACATCTACATCATGAACATGTGGTAAATGTAATGAATCAAATATATTATTTAAAGTAGCTGTATTGTCAACTACACAAGGGTCTAATTGTTCATTACCTATAAATACAACAAATTTCTCATTTGAATATTTCCAAGGAGCTACTTCATAAGCAACTGAATTAATGTGATAAACATGTGGATTTCCCGCTGTTTGAGATAAACGAGTTTCAGTAAATGAGTTAGCAGTTGTAGCTGATGATATTAATATTGATAATGAATAATCTATACCATTTAAACTAAAACGTTGTTCTCCACGGATTCTTAAACTTGAATATATTTTCTGAGCTCTTGATATATTTGCTATACCTTCACCAGCATCTCCAGATGCACCGAAGTTTGATTCGTCAAGTGCTGCTCCAATCAAGTTGGTACCGATTGTATGTGAAATTCTTGAACCTGCTGATACTTTAATATTTTTATCTGGCCAGTGAATATCATTAGATAAACGATAATTTCTTGGGAAATGTTCTTTAAAATATGGTACAGAATCCAATAATGAACGTAGATCACCATAACCAGTTGCTTCTGCTATTTCTCTATTTAATGATAAGTAAGCTAATAATATAGTAGTACCTGGCATTAAACCATATAATGCATGAGGGTTATCATAACAACTGATTTCATATAATAATCTTAAGAAGCAGAAAGTCATGAAAGTAGTTTTACCTCCACCTATACTTCCTGTTAATATAATTTCATTTATTCTCTTATCCAATGGGCGAGAGAATATCTCAATGATATGTTTCTTCCAGAAAGGATACAACAATTTACCTGATTCACCTGTATAATAAGGATCATTTACCCATTGTTCTGGAGGAACTATATTTCTAATAAGTTTACTATCAACTTTAGAATTTTTAGTCTCTAGGACAGCATCTAAAAAATCCATTTGATGTCCTTCCGCTAATATAATTAGCTAATCTATTATGCTACCACCAAAGGTAAAAATATATCTCACCTAGTAGTTTAAATGATTCATCAATATAATATTGACATTTATCCGCTATTCTTTTATCAAAAGTATCACTATGTTTATCAACATATTCTAACATTAAAACAATTTTTCTAATTTTACGAGGTACATCTACATTGTGGGTTTCTTTATGATAATCCCAATTTACTATCTTAGAACTTTCTTTAAGAAACAGTTTTAATCTAGGCACTAAATATCTAGCAATAGATGGATATAAGCACCATGTTTCTTCAACTTTTGGGTTATCATAGAAATGATTGCATTTCTTCATAATTCTATCATATTTACTCATTATTCTACCTCATTTTCTGGCATAATAAGATAAATGAGTAAGTATGCTATGACTCCTGCACCTCCCCAAACAGCACTCAATATAAATGCAATTCTAATAATAGTAGAGTCTATGGATAACCATTCAGCTATACCACCACAAACTCCACCTAATTTTCTATCTTTTTTACTTCTATATAATCTCTTATCCATACTACCTCCTATACTATTCAGTAGTAGATACGAGAAGCATGCCAAGGAGGGCATGCTTAACTCTTTTAAAATTATTTAACTGATGAACTTGTAAACCATCCAGTTACACCATTCATATTATTATTTAAGTTAAGTGCATATGGATGAGATTTTCCTTCTTTGTAATAAATAACTTTTGCTTTTGCATTGCTATAATTTCTTGTATAAGCACCAGTACCATTTGAAGTAGCTCTTCCTACTCCATTTACAGTTACTGTATCACCTGGCTCAAAATGAGATTTTGAAGAACCAGCTGCTGTTAAATCAGCTTCTGCAACCCATCCTAATCCATTATTAATATTATAAGGTTTAGTTGCTTTACTATCTGTATTTACAAGAGTAATTGTTGCTTGTAAGTTAGTTCTAGTTTGACCTGCTCCTCCACCATAACTATCAGCATACAATCTACCTGTGAAAACTACTTTATCACCTTTATTAAATTTACGAGTTGCTGGAGTTGGTGTTGGTGTAGGTGTTGGAGCTGGTTTTATTGCTTCATCTACTACTTTTTGAACATCATCTGGTAAATAAATGAAACCTCTAAATGAATATCCTGATCCTAATCCCCATCTACCATTTTTATTAGATCTTGTTTGATTCCAGAATGCTGAAGAACCATAACCAGATTCTGATGTATAAGTTGAACCATCACTATTTACTTTCTCAACTATCCATACATGGCCTGCTCCATCACTACCATTTAATGTACTACCTTTCATAGCACATCCAATAGCACCTACTCTTGGAGTAGAACCTATTTTAAGACCAGCTGAAATAGCTCTTTCTATAAAGTTTTCTGCATTACAATTTAAATATTTGTAAGTACATCCTGATGTACCTCTAGCGTTGTTAATAATTTCATTGAAACGTCCTGAAGCGAAACCAACACAGTTAGCTAAAACGTCACAATCTTTATCTTTTGGATTACCTGTAATACAAGTATTCCATCCACCTGATGCAGTTCTGATAAAGTTTTTATTACCTGCTCCAGGTTTACTTGTTCTCATACTAAATGATCCCATTAATATCTCCTTTATCTAACCTATGTTTTCTGCTTCTGCGCCTTCGTCGTTCAATTCGTCAAAAGCGTCACTATTGAAAGTGTCTTGAATTAAATCATCTCCATCTAATTCAATATCAGCTGCTATCATATCCATATCAATTTCAATACCTTCTGGATTTAATGTAGCTAATATTTCATCAGTAGGGATAGTTCTTTTAATTTCTTCCATAAAGATCTCCTTCCTAATATCTACCACAATATATAAAAACGAGATCTATTGATCTCGTTGTTATTAAGTAGTAAAGCTTGTCTTTCTAATCTTTAAAACATTCTAAATGGTTTAAAGAAATTATCAAAATATTCATCCATAGATTTAATTATATCAGTTGTATATTTAAATGCTGGGTCTTCTGGATTAGTTGTTGTATAATGATAAGCTCCATATTTTGATATAAATTCTTGCTTTTTAGCTGTTAATTCTTTTTGTGCATCTTGTAATGCTTTATATGCATCATTGACTTTTTTAGTAGCTTCTTCTATTTCTTTAGCTGCTTCTTTTCTTGCCAATGCTAATTCTTCTTTTTCTTTTCTAGCTAATGCTAATTTTTCTTCAACTTCTTTTTCTTCTTTTTCTAATGTGATTTCATCATCATAAATCTTCTTAGTGATATCACTATAATATTTCTTTGCCATATTTGTCTCCTTAAAATTCCTATCTTTTAATTTGTGATTCTAATCCTATTTAGAATCAATATAGCTTTACTACACATTAATATATACGAAAAAGTGCTAATTATTTTCTTTTAGCACTTTTGTAAAATATTTAACTAACAATCCAATTACCTGATCAGTATAATCTAATGGTGTAAATTTATAATCTTTAGGTAAATATTCACGAGCTTTGATTTGAATATAATCAAAAATCCTCAATGTTTCTTCTAAAGGCATAATAAGTTGTCTTTTCATATCAATTAAATCTTGTTTAGTAAATTCATATTTTCTACTACTTGATTCAGATTCAAACTCAATTAGTTCGAACTGGATACCTTCATCATTATATGTTTTATAAGCCAAATTATAATTATCTGGGTCTTTACTTCTGTCTCTTAAGATATCAAATAATCTGATAGCTTGGAGAAATTGTTTTGGATCGCAACCAAATCTTTCAAATTCTGATGTTTTACTTGGATATTCATGAGTAAGTGCTTTTCTTTTTTCATAAATTGCACCTACCATACTCATCCAATTAACTTTAACATCCTTAAATAATTCTTGAATGCTAATACCTAATTGGTCGAACCCATCATCAATGCAATAGGAAGTTTTAAGTGATTCTATATAACTAAAATTTCCTTTGTTCATATTAGATGTAAATGTAAGTAAATCTTTAATATCAATATTACCAAACTCACATTCTGATACAGTTGAAATTGTATCTCTTTTAATAAGTTGTTCTAATGTAGGTAAAACAATTGCTTTAAAATCATAATCTGAATTTTCATCATTTAACCCATAATTATGGGCCCCATAATACCCAATGTAAACTACATTATAACCTCTATTTTCTAATATTTGTTTAGCTTGTTGAAGTTTTTCCTGCATCTTCATCACCTTCTCTCATTCTATCTATTTCATTAAACTCTAATAATAATTCAGCTAATTTAAATACACTATCATCTTTACAATTAGCTCTTCTATACATATATTTTATTGGCTTACTTGGTTTACTAAGTGAATGATATAATGAATCTACATCATATAAAGTATAAGGTAAATCATGATAGTAAATACCATAATACTCAGTAATAAATTTATTTGTATCTATAGTTTCATGTAAATTAGCAATGAAACCAAATATATCATGATTGATATACATATGCTCAGTAGCTCTATTTATTAAATAGATATAAGCTGATACAGCTGCATGTCCTAAGAATTGGCTGTACCCTTTTTCTCCATTATATAATTTGACATAGAATTTACCATTGTCATGATAATTTGAAATAAATTTTAATTCTTCACTCTTATTTAGTTTTTCACAACATTCTAATAGGTAGTTTATATGTTCTTTAACAGTTTCTGGATGGTGAGGATTATCATGAGCAATATCTTCTCTACATTTATAATCAAAATAGCTTTCTAAAGGTGAGAAATTAGTAGTAATAAAATAATAATCTATTTTCTCCCATCCTTCATCATAAGTAGGTAATTGGAATCTACCTAAAATTGTCTTAAATATTTCATCTGGAATGTATTCAGTAGGGGAATTGATTCTTCTGTCCTCATTTACTGCTACTAGTTCATCTATTGATCTTAATACACAAATTAAATGTAGTTCATATAATTTACTAAATTGGCTAATAGTACGTAGTCTATCTTTTCTAGTTAAATTAGTTGCATCTATATATGTATCCCCAATTGAAGCATGCTCAATTGCTCTTCTATGTAATTCAGCAAATAATTCTTTATTATGAGTTTGATCTCTAAACCCGAACATTTCTTCTCTTAATTCATCTGAAGATAAATATAAATCTGTTTCTTTAATTGCAAGTTTCTTAGCTAAACTAGATTTACCACATCCTGGATAACCCATGAAAACAAATAATTTATTTTTCATATAAGCACCTTCTTTACATTACTTAATTATATTAATCAGAGAAACTTCCTCTATCTATTGATTCAGTTATGTTATATATTTTACCATCTTTAATTCGATAAAATTCTTGATTACTTGATCCTCTAAATTTACAATTTGGGTCTTTCAATGCTTCAATAAAAGGACCACATTTTACTACTGAAACTTTATCTAATATGTTTGGCTTATCTTTAACCAATTCAGAAAATTGATCATAATTATAACCTGTATAAAGCCATATGTCTAATACATTTTTCTTTTGAACCAATTTCATTATTTCTTCTAATGCATCTATCTGAAATAATGGGTCTCCTCCTGATAAAGTTACCTTCTCTTGTTCATCTATTAATTTGGCTATTTCAGCTACATCATATTCATTACCTTTATCTGGAGCCCAAGTTTCTGGATTATGGCAATTTTTACAATGATGCGAACATCCTTGAAACCATATAACTGTTCTTAACCCAGGGCCATCAACTACAGAATCGTAAGTGGCATCAGCTATTCTGACAGTATTCATTTTATTCTCCTCCTTTAAGTAAGAAATCATTGTTAATAACTTTAAATGACATTTGATGATCTAATGTTCTAAATACTAGACCTTCTCTTTGTTGGTTTTCTTTAGCATTTGGAAAATAACCTTCAGCATCATTTTTATAAGTACCTTTAGCAAATTCTAATAAATCATCAACAGTAGCCAAATTATGAGCTTCTAAATTTAGATCTGAATATATGTATGGAACATGTTTTAAATTATTATCAATGCAAAATTGAACAAGTTCTGCATAACCTAATTTATCCCAGCTAGCGCAATTATCAGTTGATTTAAATAAATTAAATATGTATAAATCTAATTCTGATAGATTCATTTTATTACTTTGAATGCCAGGGCCAACTAATTCACCTTGAATTGCTAAGTATTCATCTGGATGTTCATTATGGTATTTCTCAAATATTTCAACTAAATTATATTTCTTAGCTGTGCTCCAATATTTATTATTATAAGCAACTTCATCAGTTTTAAGAAACATATTATTTCTACCTGCTACTTGAACTCCATCTGGCTGGTGAATAACTGTCATTGAAGTACCATCTAATTTGACTGATATACAAACATGAACTTTATTATCAATAATTTGTTGGATTACTTCAGGACAATTTTGAATTCTTTCTTCATCAGTTTTAGATAAACTAAATGGCCAATAAATACTTTCTCCTTCATTTCCATATTTAACTGGTGGTTCATATTTTTCAATATGAAGAATATCTGATAAATCAGTTCCTTCAGTTTCACCAAATGGTGTTGCATCATCTCCATTTAATTCTTTGTTCATAGTATAAGCATTTCCTAATGAAATAACTAAACCTTGTGATATTTGACCTCTTAATTTAACTGTCTTTAATCTAGCTTCTGTATCTGTCTCTTTTTTCATTAAAAATTCAGTAACAGTTGTTTTAGGTATTAATGAATCAATTTCAAAGTAAACAACAGGTTCACCTACTTGATATTCACCTTTTCTAACTACAACTTTCCAACCTTTAATAGTAGCAACTTCAATTGAATCTGCATCTGGAATAGGTTGAATATCTAAAATCTTTTGAATAGTAGCTAATTTTCTCATATAATTTCCTCCTTCTGGTTGATTAAGTTTAGGGCTATATAAACCTGCCTCTATCTTATCTACAATTGTTTGTACGCAAATAGGAGTAAAATTCATTGAATCAGCTGAAACATTGATATGATAATTAGGATCGAATCCTAGGTCTAATTTAGAATTATGAATATGACCATGAATGTTAAAATACCCAGATGGGACAGTTTCATTAGGTAATGGATAATGTGATAGAACAAAATTATAACCACCATAAGTAAAATATTGACGTTCATGTATAGTATCGAAATATTTATCTAGAGTTATGTAAGAACGATCATGATTTCCCTTTAAAAATATTATGTGACCATTTAACAAATCTAAATAATTTTGATAAGCCAATTCTTTATCAGTACCTAAAGCAAAATCTCCTAAAAAATATACTGTATCATTCTTGGAAACTACTTGATTCCATTTAGCAACTAGTGCATCATTCATTTCAGAAACTGAATTAAATGGGCGATTGCAATACACAATAACTTTTTCATGCCCAAAATGAGTGTCTGAAATGAAGAAAATATTATTCTCCATCCCAATATTCCTTAAATTCTTCATCTGTTAATTCTGTATAATTATAAAATTGTCTGTGCTTCTTAACTATTTTACCTGCTTTTTCATGCAACATCTCAGCTGAAGCATTTCCTTTACGATAATTTCTATGATCATCTAAAGCATATAATATATCATCTCTAATGTCTTCTAACATATCTAATATATCATCTGCTTTGGTCATATTATCTGCTGATTGATGGTCATGATTTGTTTCACCATACCAATCAAGATGACCTATATAATTAATTAAAAATTCTTTAATATCAATTTTCATATTAAGCTCCTTTCTTTTTAGGACGACCACGTTTAGGTTTCTCAGGTTCAACTACTTTAGCTGGTCTTCCTCTTTTAACTGATGGTTTCTTAGTCAATACGAAATAAATGTCTTTATTTTCTTTATTTACTATATAACCTGCTTGAGCACATCTCTTATTGTCTTTAAGTACCATTTTAACTTCAAGAGCTTCCTCTTCATTTTTACAAGGCACTACCATGTAACCTTGCTCATCAAATTTTTTCAATTCTTTCTTACTGTATTTCTTTAAAGCCATATTCACATACCTTCCTTCCACACCCATATTATAACACAAAAATCAAAATGGGGCACGTTTTATTGTGCCCCATTATCTTCTATCTTCATCTTTTCTTTATAAGATTTGTATATTTTCTCTAAATTCTCTACTTTAAAATAATCAGCTACAAAATCATAATGTGGATTATTCAAACGTTTAAATATAAACGAGCTATAAGGATTTTCTTTTATTTGTAGAGCAATAGTTTTTCTATCTTGAGTAAAATCTATTTGTCTATATACTTCTAGAACATTCCTAATTTCATCTAAAATGAAATTTCTAACTCTATCTATTCTATACTTAATATGAGGTAATTTAGTTTGAACATCATCAATTTTATTTTCTAATATTAATCTCAATATTCCTCTATCTGACCCAGTTTCATCTGCTATATGAGCTAATGCTAAATATTCTTCGGTTTTGATTTTAACCCTTCTAAATTCATTATCACATAAAACAAAACCTTCAAAATTAGATATACCTTGGACATTTTTTAAAGCATCATCTATACTATTATAATTGTAGATTTTAGGTAATTTTATATTGGTAAAAGGATTATTTAATACAGGATCTAATTCTATATTGTTAATTATATCTCTAATACCTATTAAAGTTAATTCATCATTAAGGTAATCTACTACTATTTTGTTATTAGGAGAAGTCATTTCAAATGAATAAGTATAATTTTTATTCAGAGATTCTAAATCTTCATTATATGTTTTAAAAATTCTCTCAAACATATTACCAAATGATTTATCAGGACAACTTGGTATATCGATAGAAGCTTTATATGCATCTATTGTACCTGATGTTGAAATTCTCCATTTACCATCCCAATACCATAATCTCAATAATGAACCATCTCTTTTTTCTTGGAATGTATAATCACCCCAATTAAAAGATTCTAATAATAATTTACCTTGGTCTTCACAATAATTAAAGAATTTATCAAATGAATGGCATAGTAAAGTAATATTATCTTTAATTTCTAATATAATACCTCTGGCTTCTTGACAAATTATATTACTCATATCAGAACCATATTGGTTATATTTAAACAAGTAAATATCAGGATAATCTGGATCGCTCTTTACAATCAAATTATAAGGGGGTTGTTGTAATAAAGATAACCAGTTATCATTATTTTTTATAAATTTCATTAAATTATTCATATGAGCTCCTATTTAACTAATGTTAAGTAAAAAATGCCATCATCATCTCTTACTTTAATATTTTCAAACCCTTTTTGTGATTTAATATAATTAACTTGATCAGTTGAGAATACATATGCTGTTCTATGTTTCTTCATCTGAGATATTGCATCTCTACAAACAGCTAGAAAATCACTGTTTTCTTCTTTCATACTAACTACCTCCTATTCTAAATTTTCACTGCATTTATCACACAAATACTCTAAATCTCCTGAAGCATCTGGTAATTCATATAAATCATATATGCTAAATATTTCACCACAACAATTACATTCAATAGCTTCATCAATACAACTTTCTGAAGCTTTGCATACTGGACATCCTCTGTAATCAACAGCTGAATAGTAGTTATGGCTTTCAAATAAATCATATACCCCATAATCAGCTTCGTAACATCCACCATCTTCATGAATATCAATCATATCGTCAAATATTGAATTACATTCTCTACAATAATACATAACATCTCCTCCGTTATATACCTACCACCTTGCAAATAATATTTTCTTCATAAAGTTCAAATATATCATTTGAATCATTATTATCCCCTTTAGTGCGGTAAGTTTTAATTATAACACCGTTTTCTAACCTATATTCAGTAACGTGTGTTATTCTATGGACTATTGATAATCCATCCACTTCATAAAGTACGACGTCATTTACTGAATAGTTGTTATCATATTGACAAAGTAAAACCTGATGTTCATCAATAGTTGGAGACATTGACATTCCACTTCCTATAACTATTTTAAATTTAGCTGCAAATATAAGTTCTATTACAATAAATATAAATAAACAAATGTTTATAACTCTCTTTTTCATCACCTACCTCCTTTAACCTTCAATAATATATTATAATAAAATAAAAAATGGGGCACGGGAAGTGTGCCTCATTTTTTAAATTAATACCATCCTTTTCTATCAGAATGAGCTAATGCTGCTGTAGGACTACCATAACGATTTTTAATGTATTTCAAACCCCATCTGATTTGAGTTTGATAATTAGTCATATAATCATCACCTTCACTAGCCATTTTACTTGCTGGTAGAGATTGTGGAATACCATGTGCTCCTGATGATTTGTTTGTTGCATTTGGATTCCAATTTGATTCTCTTTCCCATAATATAATTAGGGCATTAAAATCTGCTTCTGACCATCCATATTCTAATAGTAAAGTATGTGCATAATCTTGGTAAACTTGTTTGTTACCAGATGTAGTTTTGATCACTTCACCTCTTTTTTTAGTTGAAGTATCTTTATATTTTGTATTTATAATAGATTGTACTTCTGAATAATATTCACCTAGATATTCTTTACGAGCATCGCCATTGCCAGCTTTACCTGATTCTACATCAGCAACTAACCTAGCAATAATATCTTCATGAGATTCTTCAACTACAATAGTTTCTTCCTTTTTAATTTCTTCAACAACTTCATCCTTAACATTGTTGAGATCAGATGTTAGTTCTGCACTTGGATTACTGAATATTTTCATTCCTCCAATAACTATCAATACTATAATTGATAGCCTTACAATGCTTTCTCCTATTGCCTTAGATATATCAATTGTATTGATAACCCAAGGTCTTAATTTTCTTCTTTTTCGTCTCGAGGGACTTGTTCCTAAATCTTTTTTCATAATTCTCCAAAATTCTCCTTATCTTTGAATTTGTGCCCCCTATCACATGGGCCCATTATAATCCAAATCTAAGATTGTGGCACGCTCTTTTTTGAAAGAAGTGTCACTCTTTTTTCAAGTATACTCCATGTTTAGTTTTCTTCCCTGTTCTGATCAGGTCTCGAACTGTATTCTCATGCATCTTCAGCATTTTAGCTAAACCGGCTGCTGAAGTGGATTCAGCAATTCGCCTACCGTTCTTGACGGCATAATATATAGAATAATGTATATATGCATGTCTTGGAAATTTAATTAAGTTGTCAGCTGCATTATTAAATATATCATAATCTTTATTTACTACTATATATTGTTTATCCAGTGGTTCTACAAATAAATTATAAATAATATCTTTTATAAACATCCCATTTCTCTTATCTCCATAATGGAAAATAGGATTATCGACAGGTACTGGATATTTTATTGGATGAGGTAGATAAAATGTTTTGAAACCATCAGTTCCTTTAGGGCGATAAATATATTTAGTACTATAAATATTACCATCTATAGTTGCATAATATCCTTTATCTTTAAGTTGAGGATAGCAATCTAAAGATTTTATATTGTCTCCATGAGAATCAATCCATGTTTCTATATTATGTTTCCAGGCTGTTTGGTATAATTCCCAGCAATCATTACAATAACGAATACTATTATAACGATGGCTGTTGGTGCGAAGTACTTTCACACCACAAGCATAACAACTATAAGTATAAGGACCTTTGCGATTAGCCATTTAATAAGTTCTCAATCTGATCTGATAATCTCAATAATGGGCTATACACATATACATCTGGGAAAATTTCAGTAAATGTTGGATGTTCTTCTAATTTAAGATTTCCTGTACTACCATTATTATCTCTATAATGTATTTTGGTTGTCATTTTCTTTGAATCCATATCAATAGAATCTCTTGAAGTAAATGCTTGTTCAACTACTACTTTAGTTGCTTTAACTATATTATCTTTATCTAATTTATAACTAGTAACAGCTGATTTTCTTCCTCTTCTTTTTTCATAATATTCAGGTGGATAAATTTTAGCATACTCCACTATAACTAAAGTTTTGCCTTTCAGGTCTTTAACATTTATCTCTTTCATATTATCTCCTCCACTTGTAATATACGATAAGTAAAAGCAACATTAATTAGATGTTGCTTCTGATATTATTTCTTTATTATATTCTTTAGTATAAGTTACTCTTCCATCTTCTATATTATATAATCTAATATACAATGATGATTGGTCAAGTATATTATCTATGAATCTTTTATCATGTATTACTGATACAAATGTAAAGTTATATTCTTTAACTAATGTTCCCATAAATGAGATTAAGTTTGGAATGTACTCACTAGATAGGGCTGATAATTGTTCATCTAAGAATATAATATGTTCTTGTTTGAAATAGATAATGAAATATATCTGTAAGATAAATCCTACTATTGTTTGAAGACCTCCACCATTGTCATGAATATCTGTAACAACTACTTCATCTGGGGAAATGATGTCTTTTAATATAATGTTAAGTATCTTACCATTTTTATTATCATTTAATTGGAATTCTATTTCATAGTTCTTATCATCAAATACTTGTTTTAACATAGAGTTAACTAAAGTATTTAAATGATGAATATGACCTTCAGATAATTTAGTTATACATACTTTCATAACTTCAAGTGATTTACTTAATAAATGAAGTTTATTTTTTATATCTTCATTTGACTTATTCAAATCTGCTATATCATTATTAACATTTACAAGTTGTTGTTTATAAGTGTTTATTGTTGATATATTTGATATAGCTCTGGTTTTAAGCTCCTTGTATAGCATCTAATTGACCTTTAAGAGTATTTAATTGATCTTCAAATTCTTTTCTTTTAGTTTCTACTATTTCATCTATTTTAGTTAAATCTGTAATACCTAGTTCATTCAATTGAGTAACTATTTCAGTTAACTCTTTTTCTTTTATATCCAATTCTGTCTTGGTTTTTATTTTATTAGCTTCAAGCTGAGATATTCTTTCTTTGATCATAGAATATTCTCTTACTAATGTCTCGTCCATATAATCCCTCCTAACATTTTATGCTGCTACCGCATAATGGACAAATATCGAATTTCGATAATTTCTCATTTTCATTTAGTATAGATGAATCTAAATTATCTATATTATCTTTAATTGTATTAATAGCTGCATTTATATTTTTATATTTAGCTACTAATTGTACTAAAGTAGTGTAATTATCTTTTAGTTTATCTATTTCATCAGTTGAAATAGTTGTAGATAATGAAACAAATTTATCATTTAAGCTATTTCTTAAATCCAATATATTTTTATATTGATTTGCTATTCTATAATAGTTGTTATAATCATCTTTTAGTTTATCTAATAATATTGATTTATCATCTAATAATGGAATAGATAATTTATTGTAATTATCTTTTAAAATAACTATATCAGCTGATAATTTACTATAGCTATCTTTTAATCCACACAATTGAGTTATTTTGCTATCTGTACTATCTAAATCTAGTATTTTACTTGATATATCTAAAACAGTATCAGCATGTAATAAATTATAATTCAATTGAGTTTGTTGTTTGATAAGAATATCCATTTGGGCTTCATTCTGTACAACATTTTTCTCTAAGTCTTTTATATCTTTACTTATGTCTTTCAATACATTAGATAGAGATTCTGATTCAGAACTATCAACTATAAATCTATATAATTGACCTGGTGTTTTATCTAATAAGAATGGGTAGCTCATTTGACGGCTGAAATTAAGTCTTATTTTTTCTCCACCTAATATAGTTTCTCTAATATTAAGAGCATCAGCTACTTCAGGTAATTGATTGACACCAAATTTCTCATATATCTCATCATCTACTTTATATTTTGAACTTTTACCTTTAATTAAAGATACTGTGTGGCCATTATGTTTTATACCTACTGAATAATTATTTTGACCTTGTCTTATATTAGTAGTACCTGATTGATTGAAAATAGTGTTCTCAATTGCTTTGATAACTGAACTTTTACCTGAATTAGATGGACCTTGTAAAATAGTAAACCCAGGTTTAAATTCTAATCCTATGTTCTCAATACAGTTAAAATCACGAACTATTACTTCCACACATTCACCTCCTATCTCAATTATTTTCAATTAATGATACGAGATTAAAGGATAAGAAAAACACATATTACTATGTGTTTCAAGAAAATCAAGTTTCTAATTAGTTCATGCAGAATACTACAACTACAGAAGCTTCATCAGCAGTAGCGAATTTAATAGTTTTAACAACTGCATTTCCTAATGCTTCAACGATTTCGCAAGCTTGTTCAGCAGTTAAATCTTCAGCTAATGCTTCTGTAAATGTTACTTCATAAGCTCTTTTTGTAAAACCGATAGCTACTTTATCAGCAGTTAATCCAACGATTTCAGCAATTCTTTCTTTTAATTCTACGAAATTTAACATTGAAAAATCTCCTTATTTTCTATACCTAAATATATACAAGATATGAAAAAGCCCTATTAATAGGGCTTATTTATTATTTATATTCTGCAATTTGACCTAAATCGCTTGGAGATATTTTTAATATATCTACACCTGATTTTGGAGTAACTGCTGCATCTTGAATTGCAATTTCAATTCTATTTGCATCTGTTTTATATTTCCAAACTGCATTTTGCATAACATATGTCATATTATCAGTTAAACCTTGAAGTAAATTAACTAATGAACCTTGTGTCAATATACCTTGACCTGGATTTGGAGTTGTTAATGTAATATAAGCTGGTTGTGATGGGTTTGCTCTAAATACGTTTGCAATATTTAAACCAATTGTTGCTACGTTATCTTGAACGGCTGTATTTAAAGTACCTGTTGGATCAACTACATTACTAACACCTGATAAATCTGATACTAAGCTTAATTTAGTACCTTTACACATAAATGTTCTACCATTAGCTGAGTTCATAACAGGGTCTTTTAAGCTTGTAAACATGAATTGAGCTGCTACATCTGCACCTTGACCATTTGTTGTTGAAGGTAATGATGTACTTAATGAAGCTGTCAATATTTCACCAACACTACCTACTGATTCAACTTTAGCTGATCTAGTATCGTTATTTAACATTACTATATCACCTATATTATAACCAGCACCACCTGATAAAACATTGATATTAGTGTTAAATGTGTAATCTATACCTGCAAATAATATACCATCACCATAATAGAATTCAAGATCTGATGTTGATATACCTTGTAAGTATGGGGTTAAATCCCAAGTACTTGTTATACCATCTAATAAACCTGTTAATGTAATCCATGTTGTTGATGATGCTAAGTTGAAACTGATATCAAATCTTGGATAATCTTCAAATCCTTCTGGTTTACTAATTGATATTGAACCATCAGCAGATGTAATTTCGATTTCTCTTCTATCTGCTTTATTTTGATTTAAGAATTTAACATGTTGTGCTAATGTATCTACACCTGATGCTACCATATGGCCATCAGAATCTATTATTTCAACTGTATCTACTGGATTTTCCCAAGATGTAATATTTAATCTAAATGTAACTGATTCATAATAAGGTATTGATGTAACTACAACTTTTAATCCTGCACCATTTCCTGATGTAGAAGTTGTTGTATATGTACCTGAAATATCTGTATTTGTTTTACTTGGTATATTAGTAATACATAATATTGGATTAACTGTTGAGTTAAGTACATAACCTTCATAATTACCAGTAATATTATTAATTTTAAATTTTTCTTGGTTTACATAACCATGAGCTGCTGATGCATCTATTGTATATGAAGTTATATAATATAATGCTGTATTATGTGATTTTGTGAATGGTATATTTGACAACATTAATTGATCTACACCTGAAGTTGGAGATAAATCATAACTTACTATATTACCATCTGAATCTGTATTTTTAACAGTTACTGTAAATTTTTCTGCACCTGCTGCTGTTGTAGTTAATACTTCACCTATGAAGTTATTTGCGGATCCTACTTGTTTTACAATTGATGAATTATAATCATAATCTGATGCTGGTTCTGTACCCATTACTACACCTTGAATTGTATTTGTAGCTATTGCAACATTACCAGATCCGATATCATACCATTGAGTAACACCACCCATATCTAAGTACATCCAGTTATGACCTTGATTATCACCTTCTGATGTATTTATGATTTTATTACCTGCTACTGGAGCTGATTTACCAGCTGCTGTCCAAGCTGAATTTAATTCATCTTGAGTAATTGGTGTTTCACCTAATGGGGCACCAATTGAATCTAGTCCTTTCATTGAATTCAATTGGTCATGATCTTTAACTATTTGATCATACATACCTTTTCTAATTAAACCATCTTGAGTTGTACTTGCATATGGAACTACTACTGATGATGCTGTTTCACCAGAAGCTCTATTTAAATTAAATTGTTCACCTACATTTGTCCATTCAGATGTTAAATTTGAAATGGCATCATTATCTAATTTACTTTCTACCCATTCAGTAACAGCTTGTTCTGTTGGGATATTTGTATGTGATCTTTTTGTTGTATCTGAATTAATTGATTCAATTCTAATTAATTCATTGAATTTACCTTCTTGGCCATTAAATGCAACTATATTATTAGGAGTTCCTGCTTGAATTCTTTGTCTTGCTAATAATATATCAACTTGTGAGTTGTTATAAAATGCTGGGTCATATCCACCATGTGGATCTACATATGTATTATTTAATTTATATGTAAATGAAGGTACTGTATCTACTTGGATTAATAATCCTTTTCCTTCTGCTGGGCTTATAGGAATTGCTGTATAAACACCAGTCATTGAGAAATCAGTAGTTTGTGGAATATTTGTATGTATTGTGTAAGGTTCAGTTGATATGTCATCAATTTGACCTTCATAAGTATTTCCTTGAATTAATACTGTAAATTTATCTCCATTATGCCATTCTTCTGCTGCTTCTGATACTGGAGTTACTGTATTATAATTTGATGATGTCCATGATGGTCTAATACCATAAACACCTACTACAGTAATGGTTCCGTATTCTACTACATGAACTGTTTCACCATTAACTTTTATATCGAAACTAAATTGAATTGGGATACATATTGTACCAATTTTAGTTGTAGATTCATTAACTGTTACTTTAACACCTGACCATACTAATGATTTATCTGGAATATCTTTAACACCTATTGAATAACATGGTTCAACTACAGATGGTGAAACATATATTCTTAAACCTTCACCTGTTCCTGAAGTTGCTACTGTATCAAATGTTCCTGTAACTACAGCTCCTGCTGTTACTGGAAGATTTGTTTCTATTCCATAAGGTGATTGAGATACATCTGTAACTGTACCATTATATTTTTCACCATTTATTTGGAATGTAAATGTATCACCAACTTTATAACCAGATGCTTCTGAATCATCTGCTGTTATTTTACCAGCTGTATCTACATAACCATACCAAACTAAATTACCTGCATTAGTAACTGGAACATACATTGGTTTGTTGTGATCGAAATCAACAACACCTGTCATATACTCACCAGTTTCTTTATTTAATAAAGAATAATTGAAATTAGTGAAATTAAATGGAGTAAATGCGAATCCATAATCTGATGATCCTCCTGCTAATGTTGAATTGTCATAAGCATCATCGAAATTTAATTCATATACATAAGAATCTTGATAATTGAAATCATATGGCTTTACATAACTTCCTTTGAAAGCTGAAGGTACTAAATTACCATATTTATCAAATTCTACTATTGAACCATCTATTTCAGTGTTAACTGTAACTACAGCTTTAACACCTTCTGTATCTGTTAAAGGTTCTCCAGTTAATGCTATTTTTGTAATAGCTCCTGTTGCATCATCAACAGTAACTACTTGTGCATTTATACCATCTTCTGATGTAGGAATTACATCACCTGGTTTATAATTTGATCCACCAGTGAAAGTATAATTTACTAATTTATCTAATTTTGTTCTATCAGATAAAATAACTGGATTAGTAGAGTTTGAATTATCAACTAAATAATAACCTGATTCTGTCTTAATTCCTCTAACAGATTCACCTGCTTGGAATCTTGTTAAAGTTGACCAAGCACCTGATTCGTTATTATATCTTATGAAAAATTCATTAATAGAGGCATCAGTAGTATCATTATATGGGATAAGTATCTGAGTAGTTGGTTCGAATATGTTTGGTTGTTCAGGTGTATGGAATACATCACTATTAAGTATGATTGAACAACTATCATATTTTTTATATAAAGAAGCTCCTACTTTACTACCTATGTAAAAGATATCAGCGTTTGCGTTATCTCTATAGATTGAAATTTCTTCTTCTAATTTATAAAGCCCTGCTGATGCATGTGTATTATCTAACTGTGCTAAAGTTAAATTATCTGTACCAGCTGCTTGTTGAATATATCTATTAATTATAGCCATTGATACTCTCCTTTACTCATAATATCTCTGAACGAATATATAGTCTAGAACAATGTCCATTGTGAACCATTGCCACCACTATTGTATCTAGCTGCTATCTCTTTTTTACCACTATTAGTCATTATATATGCTTTAGCATCAAAACGTTCTGGCCAATTAGTAGATGCTATTATATATGACCCATCTGCAGATCTCTTATCTCCACTCCAATCAAGTAAACCTAATTGTGGATTATCTATCATTACCCAATTATCGAACCATCCACTTGGGAAATAAAACACATCATTACTATAAACTTCAAATCTTAATTGGAATGCAGTAACACCTGTAACTGTACCATGAGCTCTAGCTATTAAATTTTCATCTATTGTAAATGTTTTGTAACTATTTGGATTATTACCTCCATCTTCATTTGCTTGGCCCCATGAAGATGGTTTAACTACTCTGTAACTTCCTCCTGTTACACCATCAGGGTTTACATCTTTTCTATTCTTACTCCAATTTCCATTATTGGAAATGTATCTTACACCAAAAGGTAATACACCTACGAATGCTTTTACACCTTGATCACCATCCCATACAGTCGGTGAACCATTGGCTGCTATACAAGCATTAACATAACTTGCATAAGTAGAGTGGTCAGCTGGATTAACTCCGTTTACATGAGTTACACCAGCTGCTGGTTTATATGAACCATAGTTATAATAATTATTGTATAACATTGTTGCCATACTCCATTCACTATCAGCACCATAATTATTACCGGCTGTAGGTAATGAAGCACCTGTTTTATTTATCGAATATTCTCCTAATTTATACCAATTATCGTCGAATCTACCAGTTATTACACTATAGAATCTTATATGAATCTTAACTGAAGTACTTCCAGTATAATCGAAATATAAAGGTCCTGCGAAACAGGCAAAATCTAATGTTATCTTTTTACCTGTTTGAGAATAAGGAGTAGTTTTATATAATAACCATCCATCAAAACGACCCTTCCCTGTATTTGTTAATCTTCCTTTATAAGTACCAGCTGTATATACACTTCCATCTTTATATGGAATATTAGTCATAGCAGTGGATCTAAATCCTTTTGGTTCACTTGAGAATCTATTTGCCATGATTAACCTCCTACCATTCTGTACTTGTTACTTTTAATTGTAATCCTGCTCCAGAACCAGTAATTGGTGTTAATGAATATGTTCCTGAAATATCAAATTCTGTAAAGTCACTTATATTGTCTGTATAAGTCATTGGAGTTACAGTTGCATCTAAGATAATGACTTGCCAATCAGTACCATTAATTGCCAACCTATCACCACTAGCATATGCTGAAGTAATAGCTGTTTCATCTAATTCTGACTCATTTACATATGTAGTATTATAATTACCAACATTATAAAGTACATTTGAATCCAATTCTCCTATACTAGCTAGATAATCATAATATTTAGTTGAAATTATTTGTATTTTCTTGATATTAGCAAAATCTGATTTAATATCATTTAATTCAGTTTGAACAGCACTTGATATTGGTTTATCCATATCACTTGTATTATCTACATTTCCTAACCCTACTTGTTCTTTAGTAACATGATGTGGATTTGAGAAATCATTTAAGTGAGTATCAAAGTCAACTTGGTCAACTTTTTTATTTATCATTGCTGTTAAATTGTAAACTGCTTCTGCAACAGCTGCATTTATTAAATCCATGATGTATAAATCATGATTTTCCATATATGTGTTAAATTCTGTATTAGTTGTAGTTTGTGGGTGGAAAGTTGATTTAACTGTTACATGTAAACCTACTCCAGTACCACTTGTTGCAGTTGTTGTATAATCACCTTCCATATCATCAGTAACTGTAAATGGAATATCAGTTGTAATTGTGTATGGAATTGTTGATATATCAGTGATTTGTCCTGTATATGGAGTACCATCTATATTAAATGTATCTCCTACTTCATACCCCATAGCATTTTCAGAATCAGCTGAATATGATAATGAGTAATAAGTATCAGTTTCTTCACTTACAATTTCTTGAATATTCATAAATTTAGGATAAGCTACGAAATCATAAGGTGTTGTTAAATCACCATTTATATAATATTGGATTCTGTTTTTACCTGCTTCACTTACTACTTGTAAATAAATTGTAGGATAAGTAGTAACACTTACTAGTGCACCTGTACCTGAATCTAATGCTAGATTTGCGTTTTGACCAAATGTCTCTGTTACCTCATCTGTAGTTAAATCAGCATTTAAAATAGCACCATTAGCATCTACTAATGTAACTAAAGCATTATAAGCTGCATTATCAGTAGCAATTACATCGCCTATAGCATATCCTTGACCGCCATTAACTATATTGATGTAATATGGAATTGCTTCTTCATCTTGTGATAATAATACAGATAATATACCACCATTTGCATCTACTGCTTCTATTTCTAGGATATAATTACTTGTTTGGTCCATTATAGTTGTACCAACTTTATAACCAGATCCTTTAGCTACTATATCAAACATTTCAAGAACTTGGTTGGCTTTAGTTCTTAAAGTTTCATCATGTTGTTTAGTAGTTTTTTGTAATTCGCTAATTTGTTTATCTTGATTTATATCTGATTCTTGTAAATCTTCTATATTAGAAGTATTTTGTGATATTGCAGATGTATTAATACCCACTTGAGATTCAACTGGAATGAATCTACTTAATGGAGTTAAACTATCAAACATTTGTTTTAATTGAGGATTTTGTTGGATATCACCAACTAAATTTTCAAATAAAACTTGAATTGGGAACCAATTTCCATTCTCAAAATCACCATCTATATTATATTCAAATAAAGTATATAATACACTATCAGGATTTTCTGGATCTTGTACCGGATTAATCCTGATTCCTTCTATATTAGATGAAGACACAACTGTTTCAAGAATTGACCAAATAGCTTCTAAGTTTTCTTTAGTAATTTTAAAGTTTTCATTAAAGAACTGTGCAGTTTCTTTACCTGTTGTTGCACCTACTCCTGATTGGGTAGATATTAAGCTTCTAAAATTGATTTGAGCCATCTTATGTCTCCTTTTCATCTACTAGAATATATAATTATAGTAAGTTAAAGACGAACCGTGGTTCGTCTTTATGTTATAATTATTTAAGATTTAAATAAGCTTCAATGGCACTTTTAACCACTTGTGTTTTTGTACCTCTTGCTATTAATCTTAATGTATTTTCATCTAAATCTTTTAATTTCTTACCTTTATGCTTACCAGAAGGTAATTCATAATTGCTTACTTTTTCAAGTGGAGATAAGTGTTGAGGTTGTGCTTTTTCTAATTGTTCTTCTTTTACTTTAACACTATCTGGGACTTGTTTATAATCATGTGTAAGACAAGGGCGAGCTGCTTTTTTACCTATAAATATACTAACACCTGTACCTGAGAAAGTATTTCTTAGATAGTTAATTGTATCTACAGATGCATTAAGTAATTGTACTTCTTGACCAGCTGGTAAAATTGTATCACCCATTTGAGGTAAGTTTACTGAAATAGTATGAACACTTTTAATAACTACATCAAAATGTGTTTGCATTATAAACTTCCTTTCTATTTAACTGATGAACTTGTAAACCAAGCTGTAACACCATTCATATTATTATTTAAATTTAATGCATAAGGATATTTTTTACCTTCTTTATAATAGATAACTTTTGCTTTTGCATTAACATAATTTTTTGTACTTAATCCAGTACCATTACTTGTTGCTCTACCAACACCATTTACAGTTACTGTATCGCCTGGTTCGAAATGAGTTTTAACTGGAGCTGCTGGTTTACTTTCAGCTTTTTTAGGAATCAATAATTTTTGACCTATATAGATAATATATTTAGGGCCTGGAACATTATTAATTCGAGCTATTTCTCTCCAATCTACTCCATATCTTTCACCAATAACTGATAAACAATCACCTGCTACTACAGTATAAGTAATATAATCACCAGTTGGTGTTTTTGGTTCTTCAGATTCAGTAGTTGCTTTTGCTTCATCTAATCTTCTATTAACTTCTTCAGCTATCCAAGCCATTTTACCCATTAAATATTCTCCTGGGCAAGCAGTGGCTGCAAACATTCTATGAACAGTTAAACTACCTGATGCATCACCAGTCCAATTTAATCTGAAATTATATCTTGTACAAATATCTACACATAGGTCAATTATATTTGCTAATGTATCATCACTTACTGGATATGGGTATTTTGTTGATGAATTGGCTACTTCAAATGTAATTGCTTTTCTATCATTTGCACCTGATGATGAAGTCCATGCTCTGTTTTCTTCATATAAAGAACAACAAATGTCTCCTCTTGTATAACCTATACAATAATTGGCTGATGCTTTTCTATTTGGGTTAACAAATACATTAGCTATTTGTTTAGCTGATGCTTTTGCCATTACTGCATGGTGAATTGTGATTTTACAAATTTTCTCACCTGAACGTCCTACTGTATAATTCCCTTTAGCAGCTTGGACATCAGATGTGGCTAATTTAGATTTAATCGCCATTTTATTCTCCTTCTACTTCTGCTAGTGGTTCAGGTAATTCATCATCTTCACCTTTACCATTTGAAAGTTCTGCTAATGTTTCTTCATTAGCTAAAAAGTCTTCTTCAGTCATATTAGCTACTTCTTCTTCAGTTAGTTCTTTTTCTTCAATGACATCTTCTTTAGAAGTTAAAGCATCTTTGATTTTATCAGTTAGACTCTTCTTTTTCTTACTCATAATATGCTCCTTTCATTTAAACTTACTTAAGCTCTATACCTACATATACGAAAAAGGTTGGATGCTATCCAACCCTTTGATTAATTATTCTTCAGGTAGTTCTACATGTTCATTTAATCTTGGGTGATTTAACATAAACATCATATCTTCTACATCATCAGCTTCTTCTAATCTAGAACCTGAATATTTTTCAATTAAGTTTAGTGCTTGTTTATCTGTTAATTTTATTTCTTCACTTTCAGCTAATACTGTTACAGTAGCTGTTGGATAACTTGGTCTTAATACAGCATCAATAGCAAATAATTGATATGTATCTGGATCAACTTCTCCATTTTCCATAACATCACCTGATCCTCTAGTACTGAATGATAATGAACCAGAATAATCAAGTAAAGTTTTTAATAAATGGCCATTTGGTGTATCTAAAATATCTATAGTAGCCCAAACTTCTTGGCTATTATCTACAAATTCAAAATCTGTAATACTATGAGACATTTCTTTAATTATTGGTTCTAATCTTTCTTCTGGGTGATCTGCTTCACCAACGAAATGTTTTAAAGCTACTTGTTCTCTAACATAATCAGAATCTAATGCTTTAACCCATAATTCTCTTGAATAAGTTCTACCATTTCTATTTGGTTTCCAACCTGTTACAGCTCCTCTAATAGTAGCTAAAACACCAGGTCTTTTTGATGATTCTACTTCTTCAAATTTAGCTATATGTTTATCTACTAATATTTTCTTCATAATTATTCTCCTAATGTTAACATTATATTATCATTGAAGTTATTAGTTGTAGAATCAATTGAATTTACGTATTGGAATAATCCTCTTGGGATAACTATTGAAGCTGAAATTACTGATCCAGTTTCGTTATCTGCCAATATAGATCCTTCTGATGTAACTGAAATGTTATCTAAACCTAAACCTTCTAATAACACTTTAAATGTTTCCCATACTGTTGTATCTACTTTATAACATACATAATTAGCACCTGTAGGTTTAATATCTATTTTAAATACAGGCATGTTAAGTGTATCATTAGTTACAACAGTTTCTACTGGAATGCAAATAGGTGTATCAGTTGATTTAGAAGCGTCTGCTACTGAGAATAGGATACCATTTGTTTCATAGTTACCATTGAAGGTTGCTTGAGCTTCTAATGTAGCTCCATTTTTAATCTTATCTAAGAAGTTTATAATTAATGATGCTTCGTTAATGTCAGCATCTCTAACAATAATCTTATTAGCATCTTCTGGTTTAAATATTGCCTTCATTGATTTCTCTCCTTTAATCATCTACATTAATATATACTATTATTCGCTATCAGGGGTAATATTGTATTCTGCAGCTTTAGGGTTTCTATGTAATTTTTTATTTGTTTTACCTTTTCTAGCCAAATTAGCTGCTGTTCTAGCAAATTGAGTATCATCTACTGGTACATATTCTTTTTTCTCTGGTTTATCTACTATACCAGCTTGTTTTCTATAATGTTGAAATAAATCATTTAAATCTTTAGCTATTTGATCAAATAATGAATCAGATCTATTTATTAATTCAAGCACTGATAATAGATGTTTGCAACAACCACCATTTAAAGCCACATTATTACGTTTTGGTGCTCTCAATTCTTTCTTCAATCCATAGTTATTAGTCCATGATTTATATGCCCATGCCCAATATAAGAATGATTCACATGAACAATCTAAACTTAAATCACCAGTTAAAATATCAACTACATCATTTGCATCTATTTCTTTATTTTCATCTACTTTATCTAATAGTTCAAAGAATCTATCATAAAATATTCTTTGCTTATGAGATTTGTTAGAACGTGTCTGACTATCTGATTCAAATAATAATGTACCATCTGAATCTATTCCTTTATATTCAGTATAAATAGATTGCGCTAATTTAATTCTTTTTGGATCTGTAGCTTTACTATCATCAATAAGATCTTTTAAATTTGCTTCAGCTAGCATCTCAGATTCATCTAATTTCTCATAACCACCATTATCTGTTCTAATATAAACTTCACCATTTTTACCATATTTGTATAATGGATGAGATTTTTGTTTTTCTGCTTCTTCATTAGCTAATTGGAACAATTTCTTTTCAGCACTTTTAGCTATGTTTTTTAATGCTCTTATACCACATTTACTTAAATCCATTTTTGGATAAGCCATTCGAATTATCTTAATTAATTCACGATATTCTATATCTTCAGATGTTTCTTCACCATACTCGGTTAATGCATTAAGTGTTTTAAAACTTTTATTTGTATTTTTCAATCTATCAATTAATTCATTTGAATACTCATTGTTATAATAAGAATGAATTAACTCTTCGATTGGCCCTTCTGATATAAATGCTGTTACATTATCTATATTATATTCATTTACTGTAAATTCATCTAATTTATATTCAGTATTTCCTCTTCTGCCTGTCCATACTCTAGTGTCTCTCATTTTATCAGATGCATAATAAGTTCCAGTAGATGCAGATGTATCTGATATATCAAACTCTGCTTCTATCATAAATTTATGATATTTATCTTTCCACATATATGGGTCTTTGAAGAAATAAATTACATTTTTAGAATCAGATGAAGTCTGGTTTTCACTTGAACTATCAAATCTACCTTTAATAGTATCTCCATCTAATAACATTTCTAATTCTGCTTCGCCGATTGATCTGTATCCTTTAATTCTATTAGAATTGCTTTCAATCAATGTAGCTGTACCATCATCTATCATTAGATAAATTGCTTTCATAGCATCCCAGTTTGATTTAGATGCTGCTGGGTAGAAATCTGATCTTTCACCTTTATATAACATTGGAGGTTTAATACCTAATTCTTGATAAGCAACCATTGTATGATTACCATCTAATATTTCACCTTCTGAATTGACTAGTATTGGACGATGATTTCCTTTTTGAATTTGTTCTTTCCAGTATTCTATACATTTTATATCATAATCATCTTGCTCTACTGCTGGTTGTAATTCTTTCCAATAATCACTTTCTCTTAATCCACGGATTTTTCTAACAATATGTTCGACATTGTAGCCATTTACATCTGTCCATCTCCATCCGCCTCTAGCGTATTTGTCTCTTTTTAAATAGAATTCTCCATCTTTATAGTCAGATCTGATAGACCATTTCATTCCATTAAATGCTTGTCTAAAACCACCACATTCATTAACCCAACTAAATAGTTCTTTTAAATTACTGAAATCACGGGTATTTGATTGCATTTGGCCATCAGAATCTTTCCAAAATGAAGTTAATACAACTGGGTTGTTATTTAATTCTTCATGCGTTACATCACGTGCATAAGCAATCTCAGTTAACCCTTTATAAGCATTTTGTAAAATTTCCTCATGGTGAATCCCATCTAAAATAGCTTTAATCATTTCGTTATTTTGATTAGTATTATAATCATTTTCTGGTGTTTCTTCAAAACAATTTTCAATACAATCTAATACAAATTTTCTTTTACTTTTACGTTTATCATCTTGATAAAATCCTAAATCTAGAAAGTTATTGTATATGTGATAAAATTGATCTGTATCAGCATGCCTAATCATACTCATTAAATCTAGTTTGCTGTAAGATAGGTCTTGAGCTTCATTTAATGAAGCTGTTTCTAAAACATAATTAATATATTCTTTTAGTAGCTCTTTCTTTGTCTTCATTTATAGCTCCTATCATCTAACATAATATATACCCATTCATATTATACGTAAGAATAAAAAAAGGCTATTCAAGATAGCCTTTGGTATTATTATAATATTTCAGGTTCTTCTTCAGTTGGTTCTTCAACTGGTTCTTCGATAGGTTCTTCATCAACTGGTTCTTCATCTGTTATTGTTAAACCAATTTCTTCATCACTACCTACTACTGTACCAACTGGATCTTCAGCAATAGCTTTAGTTAATACTTCAACCATTTCATCATAACAATCTAATAATGCTGTATATAAATCATTTGATGTATCTTCAGCTTTTAATTCTGCTATTGATTCAATATCTGCTTGTATTTTAGCTAATTGTTGATGTTTAAAATCTAATTGACTTGCTGGTACTTCAGCTTCAACTAAATCTGATTCATAACCTGTTTGGTTAATTAGCTCTTCATACTTATTAGCGAAATCAGTTAATATTTCATAATCTTTATCTGATATTCTAGAATGAGCTTTTATATCGTCTAAGAAACTTCTTAATTCAGATGGTGAATATTTTGATATACCATATAATTTATCATATGAACGATATAAATTGAAGAATCCTTCATTTAAATCTATCACTTCTGAATCAACTAATTCTTCATGAGTTGATGGTTCAATGCTATTTGCTACACTTAATATTTCATTAATATCATCAATTGACATATTACCTGAATAATTTAATTCTCCATTAACTATAATTTTAACTGAGAAATTATTATCTGCTTCAACAATAACTTCTTCTTCAGTTACTGGAGTAGTCATTTCTTTTTCATATGATTCTAATTCTTCTCTTGTTAGCCATTGAGGTTCTTCAGGTACTGAATCATATAATTCTTTCATAATAGCTATATGAACAGCTGGGTCTTTAGCCCATAAATCTTTTTCATTTCTATTACCATGACCTAAATAGTATTTACAATCACTTTGCATTCTGCTTAACATCATGTATTTGAATTGGTCATCTTTATTTAAACCATATTTATCAAGTAATGGGAATGATTTTTCTTCATCTTCAGTTAAGTTACTTTCATCATATTGACTGAAATATCCTTTATCTCTTAATTCTTCTATTTCAGTTTCACTAAATCCTTCAATACCTAAAGTAACAATATCTTTATCATCTAATGTTCTTATATTAATATTACCTTGTGGTGTTATCCATAATTGAATATTTTCTAATTCATACTCATTACTAGATGTTTTAATAGCATCCTCAATTTTAGATTCAGCTGCAGTTAATGCTGTTTCAGATTCTTCTACTATTTCAGTATCATCATTAATCCAAGTGATTTTAATATCTTCATAAAAATCACCAGCCATTTCTAATTGAGCAGTCCATAATTTATTTTGAATACTTCCTGCTTGATTAAATCTATCAATAAAGTAATTAATATAAGTATCATGAACACTATCATCCCAACTTGGGTTTTCGAATTGAGTTGTAACATATTCTTCATCAAAGAATATTGTAACTGTAGCTCCTGTTTCATTATAAACAATGTTTACATTACTTACTGCTTCAGTTTCATTTTTCTTTTCAGCAAATAAATCATGAACATAACCTTCAAATAATTCTTTAGTTCTTGATACTGGATTAACTGGTTCTAAAGTAGAGTCAATTGAAATATCAGCTTCTGTAATATCTTCTTTTGCTTCTTCAATAACTTCTTCATTTTCAGCTAATTTACATGCTGAACAAATTGTTTCATTTTCAGCTAAATATTCATATTCGCCACAACGAGAGCATTGAACAAAGCTCTCGTTTGTAGCTAATGCTGAATCAAATATATCGTTAACTTTTTCGAATAATTTACTCATAATTATTCTCCTTCCACTTCCGTACTTGTTTCAGTTTCTTCAGCTTCTGTTTCTTCATCTAAATTCATTATAAACCAGTAAACTAATTGATTCATAACTTCATCAAATGTAGCACCTTTAATAACTACTGGATCTTCATTATCTTGGTTAATTGTAATTATGTTTTCATTTTCATCTGTACTTAATAATATATTTGTATTTTTATAGTTTAATGATGAAATTCCATCGATACCTGTTGAAACAAATTTTGCTGATAATAATTCATCTGCTATTGTATCTGCATCTGCAAATTTATTCAATGCTTCTACTGCATCTTCATCATTATCTGCTTCTATATCCCAACCTGCTATTTCTTCATCATCTTCTTTTAAATAAGATACTCTATAAGTAACTTTATCTTCTGATTCTAATTTAGCAAGTTCAATTCTTCTATGTTTTTCGTCTTGATCAATTTTAGCTGGAATATCATCTACTTGAAGTGCATCTTCTGTCCACATAGATTTACGTAAGATATCATCTCTTTCTTCATCTGTGATACCTAATGCTGAATTCATTTTATTCATATAAGATGCTGCAGTTTCTTCATTATCGAAATCTACATCAACTGGTAAATATCCTGCTTCACCTTTAGTTACAACTATTAATGTTTTTGGATCAGTTGGTAATTGTGCATAACAATATACAACGTCATCTTCTTCAACTAAATCTTCAGATTCATTTACATCAAATTCAACACCTATTAATTCAGCTAAACTATTTAATGTAGTTGATGGATTATATTTACCAACTTCTAATTCTCTTCCAATCATATCTTTGATTGTTGCAGATGAAACTACTTGATCAGCATTTGCATCTAATTCATCCCATATTTCATCACTGAAATAGATATTGTATAATTCTTTTTCCCAATCACTACCAGTAAATCCTGAAGCATCTCCATTATCAAAAATAGCTGCTAATTCATCTACTGTCATATCTTTGTTATTGATCATAACACCTTCTTTAATTTCATTAATTAATTTAGTGTCATCTAATACTTCTTCAGTTTCAGGTTCATCAACTATTTCAGCTGCTGGTTCTTCAACTGGTAAATCTAATGCTGGTTCTGATTCGTTAGATGTTGTATCAATATTAATATTTGTATCACCTACTGATACATTAACATTATCATCTGTATCAACACTAACATTGCCATCAGTAATATTAATATTTACACCTTCTTTAAGATTTTCATCTTCAGCTCTTAACCAAGTGTAAACTACATCTTCGCCTCTAACTAAAGCATAATCTTTTAATCTATCGATAACATCATAATCTTTATTAGCTAATTTTAATCTTAATTCTCTAAATGTATCATTATCAATAGTTGTTTTATCTCCAGCAATTTCAATTGCTTTTTCAATTGTTTTCTTATCTTTTGTTTCTTGATCAATATTATCAACTGTTGTTACAGTCATAATTGATTCATCTAATGATTCAGATTCAGTTTTACCTAACCAAGCATTGTATAATTCATCATAATCAATGTTTAGGTCTTCACTTGCAAATATAAATGCTTTTTCTCTGTCTGCTGAATCAACTGGATATACATCATAGAAATTAGCTGCATTTGCTCTAATATCTGCTGCTGTTGCATCTTTTAATACTGCTGCATCTGGGAAAGTTTTGCAATATTCTTCAAATGTTTCTCCACCATTATCATATTCAGTATTAAACCAAACTTCGAATGTTTTACCATCTGCTTCTTCAGTTAATTTATTTTCACCAAAAGCAGTTTCTAAATCATCATTTTTATCTTGTGATAATTCTTCTAATTCTTTAGTTAATGATTCGATTTCTTTTTTAGCATCAGCTTCTGTATATTCTTTACCATCTAATTCAAATGTAGTTTCATCAGAAACATCTTCAAGTTTACTTAAACCTTCAATACCATCTTTAAGATCTGAAATTTTACTTTGAATATCTTCAATAGATGTTTCAATTTCAGCTTCTAATTCATCGATATTGTCTTGTAAATCTTCAATTGCTTCTTCTTTATCAGATTTTTCATCTTCTTTATCTTCATCAGAAGTTTCATTTTCAGTATCTTCTTCAGTTTCTTCTTTGTCTTCGTCTTTATCTGTATCTTCAGTTTCTTCTTCATCTTCTTTTTCATCAGATTCAGAATCTTCAACTTCAACTGGGTTGATATTATCGTCTTCAGTTTCTTCTGCTTCAACTACTTCGTTGTCACATAATTTTTCTACATTTAATGCAAAATCTCTAACAACTTCTTTGAATAGATCTTGACTCCAACGACCTTCTCCATACATGTCGTTTAAAGTATCTGTAATTAATTCTTTTTGCTCATCATAATCTAACTCAGTTATATCTGAATAACCCATGATAGCCAAATTATCTTCAATTTCTTGTACTGCTAAAACTACTTCTCTATCAAACTCAGATACTTCAGTAATAGCTTTACAACTATCACATAAGTCACCTTCAGTTTCAAATAGAGTAAAACAGTTTTTACAATATTTGCCTTCAGATTCTTTTAATTTATCAAGGGCTTCATTTTCAGAAAGAATAGAAGTTAGATCTAAATTATCTATTTTATTAAATAATCTACTCATCCTTTAATCTCCTTTTCTCTCTATTAAGCTATAGTAACGATGTCATCAGTAAATGTTGAGTATGATTTTGTTTCAGTATATTCAACTCCATCAAAAGTGTATTTTAATTCTACATCAACTAATTCACCTTCAATATTAGCGAATTCATAATGATCTTCATCTTCGAACACACCTTCGATACCATTTAATGTAACAGCTTCTACTTCAACTGGTTTACTATCTTTTAAGAAAATAATGTCAACTGTATATGCGCTTGATTCAGTATTAAATGTTTTTAAAATAGTCTCATTATCACTTGACCATCCTGTAACACCTTCTACTTCTCTTGGAGCAATATTTGTGTCATTACCACTGATAGTTGTTAAAGCTTCTCTCCATGATTCTGCTGTTGCTCCATAACTAAGTGGAGTCCCTGCATTTTCAAGAGCTTCGCTTATTGTTTCACTTGTAGCGATACCTGTTCTTATCATAAACTTCTCTCCTTTATCTTGTTCTCTCTAAATATATACCTATTCATTGCCCAAATTAATGCCCTGGTACAAAAACCAATCAGTAGCAATAGATAGGCCGGCAATTAGGTACAAATAATCATTTGTCTGCTCTAAATATGTAGCAGATGATTTAAATATTATAGGGAGTATTTTAAAATACTCTTCAACTGTATTTACTTGGAGTTTCTTAAATGGATCTTCTCCATTTATTTGAATCCATCTAGTAACTAATCTTTCTTTATCTAATTTACTATTTTGAATAATAGATGTAATAGTTTTATCTATCTCAATAATAGATGACTCATTCTTTTCTTTATCTTCAATAATAGATTGAAGTTGAGTTAATAGATAGATAATTGTTATTTTATCCAAGTAAACGGCTTGATTTTCGTTTTCCATTTAATTCCCTCACTTTCTCTTCTAATTTCTTAGAATCTTTAAAGTCTTCGACAACAGGGAATAAACCTGTACCTGGGTTAAAATAGATAGTAATTTGTAAGTTTGCTCTGTCTATTCTAATGTTTTTGATATTAGTTATAGGATATAAATTATCCTTTATTTCTACCATCATTGTCATCCCTCCTAAAATGGAAATTCATCACTCATGTCTATATCAAAGGCCTGAGGTATTTCTTCTGCTACAGGTGCAGGTGGTTCTGGGATGAAACTAGTTTGAATAGGTGTAGGTGCTGGTTGTGGTGTTCTAGAGTTAAGTTGTGATGTTCTTCCTGCTAGAATTACATTCATTTCAGGGGCATCATCTTCTCTATCAACTTTACTATTCCCAGATAAGAAATCAAACTCAGTTACATGACATTTATTGGTATAATAGGTAACTCCATCTTTAATATAGGAACCTGTTCTCCATTCACCACTAAGTAGGATTTCTGATCCTTTTTTATAGTATTGAGCAATTAATTCTGCTGTTCTACCAAATGCTTGGCATGATATAAAGTCGGCATCAGTCTTACCAGTCTCTTGATTCTTAAATTTACGGTTAACCGCTACACTAAAATTCACAGATGTAAATGACTCTGTTTGATATAGAGACGGGTCAGATGTTAGCCTACCATGTAAGGTAACTTTATTCATATAGATATCTCCTCCTTCAATATAACAGTACGATTAAAAAATCCTTCTATTAATAAAAAGAAAAGCATTTGAAGAAAGCAGAGCAAAATAAAAACCTAGAGGTTTTTCTAGATTTTGCCTTAAATTTAATGAAAATCATATGCATCTAAAAATATTCTATTAATCTGTCAAGGGAATAAATCAAGGTCTATCGAGCGCGCGCTTGCCCAGTACCTTAATAAATGTAAGTCTATTCTATCTCTATTAAGTTAATTTATATGGGGTGATTTCACTTTACTTACTTCTATTCTGGGGCTATGGGTCTCGCGCGCGTGTAACCTGGCTGATTCCTATTATATCCTATATAAAAATAAGTAGGGAGAATGCCCCGCCCCGCTCGTCTTCCTTCTATTTAAAAATTAAATCATTGAAAAGACGATATCCACGAGATTTATTTATCTCTATGAACACCCAATCCTTAATAACGCGAGCTGAAGTCTAAGCATCTTAAGCCGTAACTTACATAATATTTCATGCATCTAATGAACTTCCCAAATCCATTAGTCCTATTAACTATATAATAATTAAGGCATCTATAGTTATTTACTCTAATTGAGACAGCCTATGTTTGTTAGGGCGTTGCGCATCTAACAAAATGAAATATTTCCTAGTCTATGGATGTATTCTATTTATACATATGCATTTACGGCCCCTGGGAAGCCTACTTCGCACCTACTAGTCAAGGTATCATATGTTCAGGCAATTTAATAGAATAACATTTTTTACATTCCTTGGTCTGTTTTGACCCGGGTTTATATTTCTACATTGACCCGCTACTGATTTTATTATTATCAATCCTTATGCCTTGGATGTATAGTGTATTAAAGAAGTTACAGTCTATTCTCCTTTTGCTTTCGCCTACACAAATTTTAATATCTGATTACGAACAATCTAAAGCGATTTTCTAACCGCACTGCTTTCTGAGGGCCGCGATATTATACTTATCTCATATAAAGTAGTATCTTTTCAGACTTACAATATATTGTTTGTTCAGTAGATTTTCTTCATCTATTTTATCATACGACGTAATTTATAAAAGATTTATCGTATATTTTATTAATAAGGAGGAATGTAAAATGAAGAGATTTGAAGGCCAATCTATAGCAGTAGATATAGATTCAACATTATTAATTGGTCATTATGATTATCCAGATGTAGGTACACCTAATATGCAATTAATAGATTGTCTAAATAGATTTCATGATGAAGGTGGGGTTATAGTGTTGAATACACTTAGAGAAGGTGATTTATTACCTCCAGCACTTAACCTATTAAATGAAGCAGGATTAAAATATGATTATGTAAACGAAAATATATCTGCCAGAATAGAAAAATGGGGAGCTGATCCAAGAAAAATAGCTGCTACTTATTATATGGATGATCGAAATATAGATATGTTATCATTTATGAAATTAGTTGATTTTAAAGGCGAAGAGAATTAAAAGAGCATTAATTGCTCTTTTTTATTTCATTTAATAATTGTTCTTTTGTTACTGGGGTGTCTTGATTACAACACCATAACAGTAACTTTTTCAATCTTTTAGTATCTTCTGCTGTTAGATCGATATTATCTGATGTATCTAATTGAGCTCCTTGAATTTGCTCTATCAGATTAATTCTATTCTTAATTACAAATGCTCTATAATTATCAACTGTACCTTCATATTGTAGGAAGTATATCAATTGTTTATTGAATTTTGTATCATTTCTTGTTATTCTGCCTATACTTTGTAGATATTCATCTATTGACCAAGGTAAATTATAATATATTATTGTATCTGCTTTTTGTAAATTAATACTTTCAGTTCCTGCTCTATTAAATATTGTAACTGTATTTGGAGCAATTTTATCTTCTATCATTGCTCTTTGTCTTTGTGGGATTTGTCCTGATATTACAAATATATCTTTTATACCTAAATCAGATTTTTCTATTACTTCTTTTACTCTATCTATTGTATCTAGATAAAAGCAATATATAAGTGGTATATGTCCTTCACTTTTAAGTTTTTTAAGTAAATCTAGTAATGCTTTTTCTTTATTTGATAATTGAACAGGTTCATATACTACTTTATTATCCCTGTCTGTAATAGTATTGTTGTCCATTAGTCTTTGTAGGGCAATTAATTTAAGTGAATAATCAGACATTTTAGATTTAGTTTCTTTTAATGGAACTGCTCCACTACCTATTTGAACATATTTATCCCATAACCCTAAATCTAATGGAATATCTATATCATTAAATTCTATATTGTATTTTAGTTGTCTGAATATGATTAGATCTGCCTTTTTAATTTCTAATTCTCTACTCTTTTTAAATCCTGTTATGATAGTTTTTGTTATAGTTCGTTCGTTTTTCCATTTAGTTTTTACTTTAAAATATTGTGTTTTTGTTTCGCAATACCTATGTTGAAATTGCTGAGGACTACCGAAATACTGCGGTCTTACAATGTTACTCATTGTGTACAACGACATGGCGTCATTCTTTATTGTCGTCGCAGTAAGCGCGTAAAAATGCGAGAAAAACGGGCGAATATTTATAAGTGCTTGTGTACGTTTATTTATAGCATATGGATTTGTATTATAATTAATTGTGAAATTATGTATTTCATCTACTACACCTATACACTTATATCTTGGTAGAAGACTTTTAAAATCTTCTACATATTTATGTAAAGCAGTATGAGTAGTTATTAATATTCTAGCTCCAGGGGTATTCACTTTATTATCTGATTCCCATAAGTGATATGTTAGATTACATAATTTTAGCTCTTTTTTAAATGCTTTAATAGCTTTAGAAGGTATTATAAATACTGCTATTGAATTAGGAATGTCATCTAATAACTGTTTTACTAAACAACATGATGTAATTGTTTTACCTACACCTGTACCTAATGACATTATAGCTGTATCTCTTTTATAACAAAAATCTAATGCATCTAATTGCTCTTGTTTTAACTTATAAGGTAGGTAACTAGTATCTATCATTTGCCCCACCTCTCTCTTAAGTATTTAGTTGCCCATGTTTTAAAAGCATATAACTGTAATTCATCAATCATCCATTGTGTTTTACCTTTATTCTTCATTTGAAGTAATATTTCAATTGGAACTAATTTCATTATTTTTAAATTACTTTTAAATATTTCTGACTCATCTATTGAAGATAGATATTGAGCTTCTTTAGCATTAAATTCAGATGGATCTAACATTGGGTAATTCTTAGCATAGTAATATGCTATCTTTTTAGGGAATCTACTTTTAATAGGTTTAAGATTATCTGATTTATCTCCTATTATAGCTCTATACATAGGTATTCTTTCTGGAGGTAAATCTTGAAATTTATCTTTATAATAATCTGAATTTGGTGTAATTATGTTTTGTAACCCTTTATACGTCACTTTTCTTGCAATCATTGTTGTTTCATCTAATGCTTGCATTAGATCATTATCACCAGATATTATAATGAAATGATTGTTATAATCTTTGATTCTAGATATAGAGAACATCATATCATCTGCTTCATATCCTTCATTGTATGCAAATTGGATATTAGGAAAGTCAGAGTATAGATCATGTGCTTGATTCCATATATCTACAAAGATATTTTCTTTACGATTAGCTTTATAATCTTCATTTAATTCTTTTCTTTCTTTTGCCCCATAATCTTCACACATTATTATCAATGCATCTGGGCAAATTGTTAAGATTCTTTGAACTAGGTTTGACATTCCATATAAATGGCCTGTCTTCACACCCTCATTATTCTCAAAATCTTCATGTACATAGTAACTTTTATAGCAATACCATAGAAAATCTATTAGAAATACATATTTATTACTGTATCTCTCTAATAATTTGTTTATCATTTTATTTCTCTAAAATTTGGTCTATAAAATGTAATAAATAGTCTATATTCATTACTCTTTCTACTGGTATTTCTTTCTCTGGGTCATCTATTACTTGACTTAGAGATGTTAAATCACTATAAAACTTGTCTTCATATACATATCCTACACCAGAACAAGCTTCTAATAAGATTGAGTCTCTTAAACCTCTTAATTGACTATATATTTCTTTCTCTCTCTTTGTTCTGTTTTTATTTACGTTTTCAACACGTATATTACATAAATCATTATGTATAATTGTAAACCATTTATCTAGTGTTTGGTTTACCTCATCTTTCTTACTATTTCTAAACATTTATCTAATCCTTTATGTTCTATGCCATAGCCATACGAAAAAGGATCCCTAGGGATCCTTTATATACTACTTATACGAGAAAGAAAAAGGAAATTAAATTCCTTAATCTAAATGTATTTTTTCAGATGTTCTATCCACATTATTTACTAATGGATGGATTTTATTTAATTGTTCTTCACCTATACCTGCTTGCGCTAAGAAATAAACATATCTTGTAGGTGTAATTTTTATACTAAATACATCTGTTTGAACTGAATAAACTGTTGGGTTACCTATAATTTGGTAATAAATTGTCATATAAGCATTTACAGATGAACCTAATGCAAAATCTCCTGTACTTACTCTAGTGTAGTTATTATAGTAAGGTGATGTTGTTGCATCAAATGGTAATTCAAATATTTCTTTACCAAATGGGTTTGAATTTACAGTTAATGTTACTTTAGTTATTTGTACACCTTGGAATGAATATGTATAATTCCATGTTATATCAGTTGCTTGTTTAGCTAATAATGAAGTTGCATTATTAGTTGGTAAAGGTAACGATACATTATAAATATTTAATGCTCCAATTGGTGGATTATATACTTGTGGTGTCAATGTTGCTAAAGTATAAGTATGTGTATTTCCTAATAATTCTGTAACAGTTGCTTTCAATCTTATTTCATATGCATCTGCTTCTTGAGGATCTACTAACAATAAAGTTTTAGTGGTATTTTGTGATTGAGAAGTAGATACATTTTGATCTAATTGATATGTTTTAGTTACTTTACCTGTACTTATTCTATATACTTCTAAATATACACTTACTTTTTCAGATGATTGTTTATCATAAGTCCAATTATAATTTACTTTATTTGCTATACCTGAAATTATAATAGATGGGTCTAGTTGGAAACTTCCACTTATTTTACCTATTACTTCATAAAATGTTATATTACCTGCTGTTATATGGTTAGTACCTGTTGTAGGCCATCTTGGGTCTGATCCTGCTATATATTCTGTATCTCCTAAACGCTTATGCACTATAACGTTATAAGTACTGTTTACATCTGCTTCTGGAACTGAATATGATAAATTTTGTGAAAATTGGCCAGTAGATGAAGTTGTTGTTCTACCATACCATTTTAAAACGCTTCCATTTTTATATAAACCATATTCAACTGATCTTGTACCTGGTCTATCTCCCCAACCATTGATAGTAGATAAAGCATTGAAAGATATTGTTGTGTTTCCATTGAATAATTGGAATCTATTAGGGCTGACTGAACCATTAGATATTTTAGATGGTTCTGTATATGCCCAATAAACTTCAACTTTACTTGATGTAACTGTATTTCCATAACCTAAACTATTTCCACTTGTTTTTGCTCTGACTGTCCAGTAAATATTATCTCTAACATCTTGTGCTGGCATATTCCAAGTGAATGATCTTGAAGTACTTGTTGTTGTACCTGAATCTAATAGCCCATATGTGGTACTATAGCACTTATATTCATATGTAATTGTGCCTGAAGGGTATCCTGAATATGAAACACCCCAGTTAGCTGACAATGTTTTAGCTCTATTTGTATTAATTGAACTATAAGTAGTATTATTAACATTTCCCATTGTTGGTGGTTCTGGAGGTGGGTATGTTATAGTTACAGTTTGAGTTTTTAATACTGCCCCGGTATCACTCATAACCAATGTCCATGTATATGTACCTGGTGAGTTAGGTTTCCAGTTATATGTTAAAGTACCACTCGTACTTTTATTCCCACTCTGAGTTACTGTAGATCCATTCAATCTTAATTGTACTGTATAATCAACATTTCCTGCTGTTAGTCCTGAATATGACCCTGTTACTTTCAATGTTCTCCAAGTATATCTAGTACCACTTACACTTAATGAAGAAGAAGATCCACTTGAACCTCCATATACTCTTGGAACCAAAGTAGGCATCTTTAGTGTATGATATATAGTAGATGATGTATTTATAAGTATTCCAGCTACATATCCTAAATAATAATATGCCCATTGGTAATCAATATCTACCCAAGTATGAGGGGCTACATTTACTATGCTATCACCATATGCTTTCTTTAAATCTACTACAAACCCGGTTCTACTTGAGGTAAAATTAATTTCACCTGTATTTCCTAATACACCTCCAGATACATACAATGAGTGATCACATGTACACATACAACTAGATCCAGCTCCATATAAAGTAGCATATAAATACATTTCACTGGCACGTCCTCCACCTACTTTGGATAACTTCATTTTACCTTTAACATTTGATATTTCTACTGCCCATGGACGGCTAGAATTGTGTTCTACTTTATTAGTATAACTATATACCCATGCTTCAGCATAAGGACCATTTCCTACTTTAGGTCTAACTTTCCATGAACCTGATTTAGATGCTGAATAAGCCATAATCTACCTCCTCTTATTTTAACACTTCAGATGGATCTATTCTTACAATATAATATCCTGCTTGAGGTGTAGATGGAGTTGAAGTTATATTTAATTTAACTTTTGGTGTATCTGAACGAACATAATCTTTTTCAATAGCGCCTACTCTATCTTGTAAATTTTTAATATTATTTGCTAAACCTTGAAGTAATTGTTGCAATGAACCTGTTAATGTAAAGTTAGCATTATTAATTGGAGCTGATAATGTTGGGTTTAAATAATCATAAGACATACCAACTTTAGCTATTAACATATTGTGACTTGCATTAAAACCTTCAGCATTATGAGGAACAGTAGTGACAAATATACCTAAACCTTCAGTTGGGTCTGTATAATAGAACACTTCATGTTGTCTATATGCTTTGGTAGCTGAATATATTCTAATGAAATCTAATAAATTTTCTTGTGGGACTGATTGAACTGTACCAGTTTCATCTACTTGTAATACCTCTGTATTATCTAATTCAGTATATTTTGCTGGTAAGAATGAACTTGCATTTTTCCCTGAGTCTTTAACTTTTCTGTTTTCGTCGAAAGCCATGAAGTTGTTTTCTACTCCAGCATTTGGTACTGGTAAAGCTCCTACTTCATCTGCAGTTGGGAACCAAGTATTACTTCTTGCTCCTACATCAGCTGCTGTTAGCCAAATATCATTTTCTAATGAATGTCCATTTATAGTTCTTGTCATTGGAGGTGCATAACTTTGTACAATATTTACAATGACAGGGTTTAATAGTGTCTGTAATTCAGTTATATCTGGTATTTGTTCGACCATTTTACGACTGTAATTAGAAGCCATATTTCCTCCTTATTTCTATTCAGTTAAATATATATAGGGTTATATATTTGTATGATGGAAAGGGTTATCCTGCCTCGTATAATGCAATTGGAAAGGAGAGATGAGAGAACTCTCATCAACAAGTTAAATGAAAGAAAATATTAAAGAAGATATTAAAAAAGAAAAAGAATTTGACAAAGGTCCTTATGCGATTATTTTTGAATATAACTTAATGCGTGATAAAGAAATAGCATTTATAAGTTGTAAAAGTGTAAACAACCCAGAAACACCTAGATCTGGGCAACGCAATAACGAGAGAGGATGTTATTATGAGTGGGTAGATGTAATCGAAGATTTCCAAGAAGCTATGGATAAAAAGAATAGATATGTGGATATTTTCAAACCTACAAATATGATTAAAAAGAAACCCAAGAATAAAACCATTGAAATAAAACAAAACACAGATTAATGTGAGGTTCAAATGGAAACACTAAATGAAAGAGTCAATGATAAGATAGATGTTGTCTTAAAAGAAAGCTCAGTTAAATCCAACCAAGCATATGTAGCTGGTATGTCCATAAACTCATTCATGGATTTCATACATGGTACTGAAGTATCAAGTGCTAACGATAAATTAGTATATGACCAAATGATGAATGATGGTACTGTATCTAGTGTTATAAATGCTTATATGGCTGATTTAGTTGTCAGAGATAAAGTAACAAACCATGTTTGTAATATAGTTTCTGATGATGCTAAATTAGTAGAAGAACTTGAATCTTTCTTATATGACGATATTAAAATTGATGATAATTTATCTACAATAGCTCTTCGTTGTTTCTGTTATGGTTGTTCACCAGTTGAATTATGTTCAATTGACTCAGTAACAGATAAACAATGGGAATTATATGTAGAATCTGTTACTAACAGTATTAAGAAAAGTAGTAAACTTGAAGAAAGTTTAAAAACAGTTAAACCTTTAAAAAATTTAACTGAAGATCAATTAAATGTAGTAGTTAAAGGTATTAAGAAAAGATGGTATATTAATATTTTATCTAATTGGAGATTAAAATGTCTCGAAACCAAAGGTAAAACAATTGCATATATTGATCCTGATGATACTTCAAAAGTATATGATGGTAAAACATTAGTTGCATTTTTAAATAAATCAGCTACTGATACAACTACAATATCTAATGAAGATGGTTCAGATACATATACCTTAACTAGTTCAGAAAGTTTCTTAGATAAAGCTAAAACAGCTTATAAAGTATTATCTGCATTTGAAGATTTACTATTAATACATGCTTTAACAACATCTATTAATTACAGAATTTTCCAAGTAGATGTAGGTACATTAGGCGATGAAGAAACTGTTAAATTACTTCAAGACATTAAAAAACGTATAAATGAAAATGAATCATTTAATGTAGAAAATAGTTTCTATAATTCAAGTATGACTGGCGTTCCAATGGGAGCATCAATTATAGTACCAACTCGTGGTGGTATAGGAACTTTAAATGTCCAACAAATTGATAATCAATTTGGGACAGACCAATTAGGTGATTTCAATTATTTCAAAGATAAATTAGCTAATGCCCTAATGTCAAACCCAGCTATTTTAGGTAATAGTACAAATGGAAATGGTGGTTTAGCTACAGGGGCAGCTACAGAAGTATTAGATGAAAGAGCCCATCAATTTATTGAAAAATATAGATTAATATTGGCATCTAATATTGAAAATTTATGTGATTTATATTTACAACAAACTAGAACTAAATATAAATATAGTAAGATTGCTAAGTATAGTGTTAGAATGTCTAAAAACACTAGCCGTGATCAAGTACAATTCTTAAATGCACAAGAAGCAGCAGCTCAATCATTACAACAAGTTCTTAGAGCATTAGATGATGCTGAAATTAAATTAGGAGATTATCCAGAAACTAGAATTCAATTATTCAGACAATTCTTAGGTGATGAATTAGCAGATACTTTGAATAATGAATATAAACAAAAAATCGAAAATGGTGAGCCAACTAAAAGTAAAAGAAAAAACAAAGGTGGAGATGATTTCGATTTAGGTGGTATGGATGATATGGGCGATATGGGTGATATAGATACTGAGATACCAGAACCTTCAGGAGATGAAGGCGATATTGAAGGCCCAATTGAAGAACCTGGAGTTGAAATTTAATATAAATTAAAAAAGAACCGAAATTTCGGTTCTTTTATTATCCTTAACTCTTCATTACACCATATGATTCTGTTGGTGGGTTTGCTGGCAATTCACCTACATACCAGTTGTAACCTGTATTATCAGCATATCCATTTGCTTTGAATTTAATACATTTACCTCTAGTTCTTAAATCATCTATTACTGTTTTAACTCCGCTATTAGTTGAATCATCTCTATCTTTATATAAGAATCTTTGACCTGCTGTAGTTAAAACATTACTTGCTGTACTATCAGTATAATTTTTAGCATTAGCTAAAGCTGCATCGATAGCTGTTCTTACATGTACTAATCCAGTAGTTCCTCCAGTATTTGGTACTGGCATATCTTTCATAGCTACATTATCTACATTACCTAATCCTACTTCAGCTTTTGTTACTTTATGTGGGTTTTGATTTGTACCTGTTTTAATTGAAGCTGGTGAAGGTAGGTTATTTGAGATATGTAAATCAAAATTAATACCTAAATCATCAACTTGTTTTTGTAATTTAGTTAACCAATCATTTAAAGCTTGGATTTGTTTTGTATGTTGATTTAATATTGAACGTGCATATGAGTCAGTAGCTAAGTTTTCTGAATCTCTTATATCAGTTGAATTAGTTCTTATTTGAATTATTTGACATTGTTCAGGGTCATTTAAACTTGTGTAATCTGAACGAACTATCATATAAGCTAATACTGGGAATATGTATGTATTATATACAAATGGGAAACTTAATGAATATACTGAATCAAGTGCTTCTCTCATTGTATCAAAAGCAACATTACCATATTGAACAACCAGTACATCTTTTAGATAATCTAAATGTACTCTTTGAATTGTATATTTATTAGCTGGTAATTTAGCCAAACTATTATTTGTATAATCCATTATTTGGCTACCATCAACAGTATTAGTAGTTAAACTATAGTCTAATTTATTATCACTTGTATTATATAATAATGTCCATGGAGTTAATATTTTACCAACTGTAATTCGGGCTTCAACACCATGAGCACTGATACTTTCATTAGTTAGTTCACCGTTTGTAATAACACCAGCTATTTCATCTCTTTGCCAATCTGCATTACCTGCTGCTGGTTGTGAGTTTTTATTATCTTTCAAAGCTAACCAATAATATGCATCCCAATAAGCCATTTCACCTTCAACATAATCAGTTGTAGGGTTCCATGAAGTGGTTTCATCATACTCATTTTTAACTTCTGTTACTTTAAAGTTATGGTTTATATCATCTGTGCCAATTACATCTCCAACCATATAGCCATAACCAGTATTCATTATACTGAAACCTTCTTCAGTTATTTCATTATAATATTTTTTATCTGGTACTGGGTGGAAATCAAACATTATACCATCATAATCAACAACACCATCATTTAAACCAATTGAAACAGCACTAGCTGCTTTAACATCTAGTCCAAGTATATCTTCATAGTCTGTATTGTTCCCAGCATAGAAATAACGAGGAAATGTTGGAATTAATTGAGATATGTTTGATCTATTTGCTACAAATCTAAATAATCTTGTTTCACCTTCTTTTGGTATTGGTGAATGTGATATTCTGTATCCTAATTCATAATTTAAGAAGAAATGATATAAATCTCCTTGTACAAATTCATCATTATCATATTTACTATAATCAGTTAAATCTACATGTAATTGAGATACTAATATAAATTTATTTATGTTTCTAAAATAGCAATACCAATTATCTAATACTAAATTATCTGGGAATACTGCTTTAAACTCTGGTGCAACATCTACAAATGATTGCATTTTATAAGCATTTATCCCATTACCTACTGTTTCTAATCCAGTGTATAAAACAGAGCTAAATGTAGCTTCTCCCATCATATAAACTAAATCAGAAGCGGCTAATGCATTGTTATTGTATGCATCTACCCATTGAGCAATAGTACTAGAGTTCGATACTGTTTTGAAATCTCTATTATATAACATAGGAATCTCCTCTCGCTCTATCATACAAATATATAGAGAAAAATAGGCAACTACTATACAGTTGCCTTTATCTTCTCATTATTTTGTTTTGGTTGTTTCATTTAATATTTTTGTAGTTGCTTCAGTTGTAACTTTTTTAGCACTACCTACATCATAAATCCCACTTGCTGAAGTACTAACAAACATTGCTGATAATGCATATAAAACTATATCCATTAATACAAATGATGTCATATGAATATTTGTTAAAGTAATTAATACAAATGCTACGAACCATGACCAATATTGAGTTCTGATTTTTTTAATAAGCGGTGCATTTTTAGTAAATTGTGTTACTGCTAATGTAATACTTGTTAACTTAACAAAATCCCCTAACATTTCCCAAGTAATGAATTCATTCATTTTTTATCTCCTTAAGACTTAATATCATCATGATCTTTAATTGATTCCCAAATACTATCTGGAATCACTACATCATGTGCTTTTGCCCATCTGTAAAACTCACTTGTCATATACCAGTCACCTTGTAGTTTAACAAAATAAGTTTCTGCCACTCTTAATATTGTATCTATATTATTATTTTCTTCTCTCATTAACATCAATAATTGGATTCTCAGAGTATCTTTTCTAGTATCTTCAACTACACTTAATATTTTGTCAAATCGTTGATTGAAAGCTTCTGATCTATTTTTTGACTCTTCCTCTACTGTATGTATTTTTTCTCTTATATCTCCTAATGATGATGTAATCTTCTCTCTTGCTTGTTTTTCATGTGTCATAAGCTCCTCATGAGAATACAA